GCACCAATCACATTTCCAGGAGATGGAGTAGACAGAGCAACGTAATATGCCCCTACCGTACACAGATTCTCAACAATGTAGAACCCAGGCAACGGCAATGTGATTGTTACCGCAGCGGATAACGTTCCGGTAAATCTCAGGATTCCGTTTTGCGATTGTGTCGGTCCCGCGCTCGGTGTTGCAGTGAACCCAGCAGGAGAAGTCAGTATAACATTTGAATTGGTAAGGCTGATAGTTGCTAGACCGCCCAACATGCCATCAATAGCAGACAAATCAGGATTGATCGCAGCAGAACCCCATGTTCCCGGTAGATCGCCGGTGTTAGGAACAATTAGACCTTTATTTACGGTAGTCGGTTCGGTCAATTAAAAGCTCCCATTTACATTCTAGGCGGCGTTGCGAGTGGCGCAGGAGATTGACTTGTCCACGCCTGAGATGCATACTTTTTGCGGTTCTCTTCGGTGTTCGCAGATGCCAAGAGTTTGTTGAAATGCGTTTCCCACGAAACTGCCTGTTGAGGGTCATCGGCAACTTGGCTGAAATTGAGTTGGTAACTCGATCCGAAAATCATGCAAGCCGCGATGAAAAGGTCCGGCAAAACTGTCGTCAAATAAGTAGTCGTCTGAGACGCGCTCAATGGTGTCGGCCTAATCGTCCCGAGCACTTCCATCGTGTACCCTGCATCCGGTGACGGCCCTACAATGAAAATCTGGTCCGTAATCGGCGCGTAGTATCGTGGGACCGAAGGTGTCGTGGACGAGGCTTCATTCCCGTACACCGCGTCCATCCAGTCCCGTGTCGTCGGGATAAGCTGATTCCGGTTCGTCTGTGTCCCTGATGGTGTGAAGACGTTCATGTTATTGGTGACGATAAACATGCCGTAGGTCTGCGGCAGCGTGAAGGTCCTAGAGTTCGCGGTTAGTGTCCCCGCAGTGTCGCGTACCTGCGTGTCCAACAAATCCAATTCCCGATAACAACGCTGTTCCCCGTCAGCAATCATTGCTGGCAGGATTTGCTGGAAATTAGGGTCTGTTGTCGGCACGACGAGAAGGTTCGCGATAGTAGAAACGAACGTGCCATAATTTAGATAGCTGCTATACGTCATTTACCCAGGCTGAAATATCTGTAACATTTTGTGCATTCGTCTCGTGCTCTTGGTCGTAGGTGACCTGCTGCACCGATCCAAGCTTCGCCATCAAGGTGCCGCATAATGGGCCATTGACGCGGGTGTCCTGCGTTCCATTCGATATCCACCCTTTTGTGTTCTTGAGCGCCGCCACCTCAAAAAACGGGTCAAAACGATAAGCCTCGCCGATCGTCAGCCCGGCATATTCTGGATTAAGCTCGCACAACTCAGTGACTGGCTCGTGCGCCCACCAGCCATAAAAGCGGCCATTCATCGCAAATGCCATCATCGAATGCAGGCCGCCGTAGGAGGCGCCTCCGGCGATGTTCTTCGGCACTGGCCCATGTTGTGCCTCGACCGCGTTCATGATCGTATTGATCGCCGCATTGAACGCGGCACGATATTGCCAACCGCCATTCGTGAAATTAGCCGGATTGGAATTGGGCTCGACTATCTCGACGACCGAATGCCCGGCAGCGGTGAAGTTTGAAATCAGTGTATCGAACGGTGACGTACTCCACTGGGAATTGTCGCCGTTTAGCCCAGGCCACACATAAACGCGCTTGCCAGATGGTGTCCCAATCGGAGGAAGGTAAGCAAATACCGTAGAAAAAGACGCAGTTGTACCGACTGGAACCGGCGTATAGGAGCGCTTCATGAGGAATGTCACGGCGGCTGCTCCTATGCCTACCGATAGGCCGCGACGGCTGATTCGATGTATGCTCCGCTCCCGCTAGTCGTGGGATTGTAAGTAACACTCTGAGTCGCGGTGACGACCAACATCGCGAGTTCTAGTGAAATATACGGCGAACCAGAGAGATCAGCAATAACCGAGGCGCCGAAAACATCGTTATTATGTGAGAACGACCCTGCGAGGTTGCTTCCAATGACTCCAACAACAACCTCTGGCTGTGTCGAGAGCGTGCCAGTTGATACTGGGACATTCTGTGTTGCCGTACCATTGCTATTTGCGACGTTCCCAACATCGAAAGCAGTCGGACCAGTGATCGCACCAGCGGCAACGGCAATACCTCCAACAGAAGTCCCGCTAGCGCTGACAGTAATGGTTGCTCCAATCGGGAAAGCCGATGGACAAAACAATTCCCATATTTCAGCAAATCCTGCATCGCCACCGCTGGAACATAGACTCTGCTTACGTGGAGTAAGCGCCGTGCCATTGATGTTCATGCTGATAAATTTGCCAGATGAACCGCCAACAAGGGCAGTTGCAGCTACTACAAGCAAATCACCATCCGCAAGTGCTGCGATCGTGGTAAAACTGGTCGAGGATTGGTTGCTGCCAGGAGACGCGGTGCCAATCTTACGCGGTACACCGAATTGACCACCGCTGGAAATATAAGAAAACAGGTTGCTCCCGACGCCTGTGCCTGCTGGCGTGGTCACCGAGACATTGGCCGCGCCTACGGTCCCAGCCGGCGTCGTCGCCGTGATCGTGTTGGCGTTGACAACCATGACGTTAGTCGCAGGTTGGCTTCCGAACGTGACGGCGGTGGCGCCTGTGAAGTTGGAGCCGCTAATGGTAACGCTGGTGCCGCCAGCCAATGGTCCGGTATTGGGACTGATGCTTGAAACAACAGGAGCGCCAATGCCGCCGCCCCCGCCGCCGGATTGCACGACTGCGGTCGCTGGTTGGCGGCCCATCATCGTGACTTTAAGACCTGCGGCTGTACCGTCCCCGATCTGCGTCACAGCGATATTGAGTTTGTCGTCTAGATTGAATTGCTGTTGAGAAGCCACAAACACGAAGGGCACTGAAGCACCGCGCGTACTGTTCTTAGTATTGTCGAATGTAAGCTTAGTCGCGAGTAGAGAAACGCCATTCTTAAGCACATCGATGGTAATTGGATTGCCGGTCGCTTGTGGTGTCGTCAGACAAGCACAAAGGTCGTCAAGTTCGAACGGTTCCGGCATATAGTCAGTGACGACTGCGGCGTTGACCTGAACCGGATAATTATCGTCGAAAACTACGTAGCGCAATTTTTCAGACATCGTAAATTCCTTGTACTGTTATTGTTCTGCAACAATAACGATTCCGCTGCCACCTGTACCGCCAGTTCCGCCACTAGAAGAAAGTCCTCCGCCACCGCCGCCCGATCCCGTATTGGCCGTTCCAGCGCCGGCAGTACTGTCGCTGTTAGTTCCGTTACCAGCAGACGAACATCCTCCGGTTCCAGCGGTATTACCGTCTGCGCCGCCGCCGCCGCCGCATCCATAAGTAACAGACGATCCACTTATGCTACTTGCTGAACCAGTACCGCCATTGCCGCCCACAAGAGTCGTACCGTTACTCCCCGCCGCACCATTGCCACCGCCGCCGCCGCCGCCAACTGCCCCCGATACGGTATTGCCGTTGCCGCCGTTATTACCGGGGGAGCCAGTCCCGCCATTACCACCGTACTGGCCGCCGCTACCACCGCCGCCATTCGCTCCGTTTGCGCCAGTTCCAACACCCGAACTGTCGCTTCCGCCACCGCCTCCGCCTGTGGCCGTTTCAGTTAAGATAACTCCAGTTGTATCGAACGAAGAAGAATTTCCGCTTCCACCTTTTGAACTACTTGACGTTGATCCTAATCCACCTGTACCAACAGTTATAGTCAGACTGCTCGTACTAGATATATTATAACCAGTAACAGAAAGATATCCTCCTCCGCCACCGCCGCCGCCAACAAGCTTACCGCCGCCGCCGCCGCCGCCAATGACGAGAAGATTGACAGTCCTTGTGCTTGGGCATTGTAAAGAACCAGTTGATGTGAAAGTGTAAACTCGTTTACCACCAACAGTAGTAAGTGAGCCTCCAGTACATGGCGATTTTCCTGCTGTAAAAAATAATGAAGGACCATAACCAGGGATAGGACCTATCTGCGCGGTCGCAATCCCAGCGAAAAAAACAACGGTCAGACCTACTATGAAGCGTTTAATCATTGGTGCGCGAAAACCGTGTAGCCAGATGTCGAACCCACACCGGGAATAGTGATGCGCCAGATCGAGACGGTGAAGAGGTTGGTGCTGGTCGTGGTAAAGGCTGATCCCGTATTAGAGCCTACTGTAAACCCACCCGGTGTTGGAGTTCCAGCACTAGCTCCATTGTAGAACATAACGAAGCAATTGCCGTCGTCTAACGGCGCATTGAATGTAAAGGCGCCATTGTTTTCGACAAACTGAAGTGGGCCAAGGCTACAATCGATCGTAATCGAGGAAGGAGCAATGCACTGGGTATTGGCGACATCCAGCGCGCCCGTGGCGCACACTGAGCGGACCTTAGCGCCGCCACGGAGGATTTGCCCCTGCCTGAGAAGGGAAGCAACCTCACCCGCGACCGAGCGTTCACCTGGCATTGGTGATTGTTGCGCCGATGCTAGACTGCTGAATAAGAGAAAGAATGCGAGAACCCCCCAACGCACTTTTAAAAATCTCCGCATACAATACCTGCTTGTAGAAATGCGGAAGCAGCCGCTGCGCTGATGATATTTATTACCGCTGCGCTCTTGAGGTAAAAGAATGGATTGCCGTCAGAATCTCGCGGTAATCCAGGCCAATTTGCGCTAGACATCAGATTGATGGCTGCCTGTGTGGTTGACAGACCAGCGTTGCCTGGAATAGATATGGTCTCATAGGTCGCAGTATTCGTGGAAACTATGACGAGGCTAAGATTGTATGCTGTAGCAGCTTGAGTATTACTCGCCCACGCGCCAACGCATTTCGATCCGTTAGCCCCTCCTGTATAGAGACCGACCGCCGTTGCGCCGTTGCTAATCGCTTGTCCGAAGTTGGGCGTTTGCACATATACGGGAGTAGCAGTAACTGCCGCAAAAACTTCTGATGATGGTCCCAACAACAGTGCAATCTGAGCAACTGTCGCGAACCAACGATGCTTTCGAAGAACTTTCAACATGGCAATTTTTCCTTTTATGCAGCCAAAAATAAATGCTTCCGACCCTGTAGACCATCCCTTACGCTCTCCACCACGGATGCCCAATCACCCGGTTGTGGCTGGGTGAAAATACGCATGGTGGGATACCATGGACTGTCAGATCGTCCCGTTAGCCAACGCCAGCAAGTATCAAATCTCGCCAGCATCCATGTTTCTTTACCTAACGAAGCGGCCAAATGTGCAATCGCGGTATCCACCGTAATTACAAGATCAAGTGAGGTAATAAGTGCCGCAGTTGCATAGAGATCATCCATGCAATCTGCACAATCAACAATCTTTAACCCATCTGGAGGATTGTGGACTTGTTGCGCGGCCGGATTAGTAACTTCCATGAGACTGACGAATGATGCCATGCCGGCCAAAGGCGCAAAATCAGCAAGCTTCATTGATCGTCTTTGATCGATCGCATCCGCCACAGGTTGATTTGGTCGCGCCCTGCCAGCCCAACACAACCCAACTTTCAAGCCAGGAAGATTACTGAATGTTTTTTCCCACACCTTGACGGCATCGCTGTTGGCATGAAAATACGATGGCGCAGATGGTATGGAATCCAAGTCAGTTCCGAGTATGTGCGGGAGGCTAAGGATAGGCACGATATGCGTGATCCCATCAGGTAGTGTGTCTCCTACTTGGCAAATCCCATCAATTCCCGTCATTGTCTTCGCAAGCCTTGCGAACATAGGGCGGACTTCAAGGTAAACCTTGGCTTCCGGCCATCGTTTCTTGACTAGCGGTGCATACCTTGCGAATTGAATACAGTCGCCGATTCCTTGCTCACCATAGATCAATAAACCGTCACGCTTTGTCAATGGCTCGCCACGCCACCTCTTGTGTGAAGACTCCCGCTCAATCCCACCGCTGCCGTTTTTCCAACGCCATTCAAATTCAGAAAACCCTTCCTTGAGGTGCCCAAGAGCAAGCAATGCAGTTGCCAAGCCAAAATGCGCCTGTGCCAATTCTGGATTGATTTCAATCGCCCGTCGATATGATTCTACTGCCTCCTGTTCACGACGTAGGCGACGCAACGCATTCCCACGGTTGACCAAAGCAGCAGTATGATCTGGCTTGATCTTTAGCGTATCCTCAAACGCCGCAAGTGCCATTTCAATCTTGTCGAGGTCCATGAGTGCAAAGCCACGGTTGCTCACATAGTCAGGATTGCTTGGATCGCAGATAATCGCTTGGTCAAAGCCAGTTAACGCAACGAAGTGATTTCCTAACTTTCCCGCGAGCATCGCGTACCCGTTCCATGCACGCGCATGCTTTGGATCACGCAATAATACCTCTTGCATCGCTATAAGCGCAGCAACATATTTGCCATCCTGAGCAGTGACGATCGCCGATTCGAACAGTTCTTCGACGTGCATCAGATGCCCCCCAGTGAGGCTTGTTGAAAGGCAGCGATGCCGGCATTAGTCGTCAGAGCCAGAGTGCCTGTCGCGGCTGGAATGGTGAGCGTGTAATTCGTAGCGCTGACATTGGCGCTCGTGAATGTTGTGCAGCCGGTTGAGGAACCGAGAAGGCAGATGTCGGAGTTCGTGAAGGTCTGAACTGCACTCCAAGTTTGAGCGTAATTTGTTTCCGCGATCGTGCCAGTGTTTGCCGGCAAAGATGCTGTCACACTGCCAAGTGGGCCTGTGACGGTGCCAAGTGTGACGGTGCCGCTGGAAGCATTCCCGAACGCGATTGTGCCGAGCGTTCCAGAAGCGCCTAGCGTAGGAGTTGCTGTAAATGCAGGGCTTGACCCCGCGAGGACCTGTCCTGCCGCGCCAGTGATTACAATGTTGCCAGTCGCCGTCGTGATCGAAAGCGGTGAAGATGCGGTAACGACGGGAGTACCGCTTGAGGTGCCCGCCGTCCATGTCGGCGTTCCCGCTGTGGCTTGGGTAGTAATCGTCAACGCGCCGCTAGTCCCACCCTCTAGGATCACTTCGCCTTGGGTAGAATTTGCCTGTCCAAGCGTAAGCGCACCAGCACTAATGTTCGCATTAGAATTTCCAGAAACTGCAGTTCCACTTGAACCATAATAGGTTATTTGTCCAGAAGCGCCGGAATTAACCGTACCACTGCCAGAAGGTGATGCCCAAGTAGTATTCCCAGAACCATCCGTTTGAAGAAATTCGCCGTTTGAGCCGCCGCTAGTCGGAAATTTAAACGTCCACGAGCCTGCGATGTCCTGAACCGAAAGTACGACGGTTCCGCTTGTTGTGCCTACAAAAGATAAAGAACCTGTAGTACTAGACGCAACACCGATAGTCGGAGTCGCGGTGAATGCTGGACCTGAACCCGCGAGAACCTTACCCGCTGCACCAGTGATAGTGATATTGCCAGTCGCAGTCGTAATTGCTAGTGGTGAGCTTGCAGTAACGGCTGGAGTGCCGCTTGAGGTTCCTGCGGTCCACGTCGGGGTACTAGCTGTGGCTTGTGTGGTGATTGTCAGTGCGCCACTAGTCCCGCCTTCAAGAATCAATTCACCTTGGACTGATGTAGATTGCCCAAGTGTAAGTGCACCATTGCTTAGATTTGCATTCAGGCTTCCGACGACGACGTTTGTAGAAGTCGAGTACCATGCCATCTGCCCTGCGGTGCTAGCCACGACCGTACCGGAACCTGTGATAGTGTTACAACCAAAGGCATGCGTAGTTGTATTGTACGTCAATGCCTGTTGTGTCAAAGAGCAACTTGTAAGTGGAACCGCACCCGGCGCGGCAGTGCTGCCAGAAGCATTCCCGAGAAGATTATCCGCAGAGATCGTGGCTAGCGAAAGCGTGCCAGTCGTGGTCAATGGGCTTTGCGTACTGGCTAGTCCTGTCCCAATCACGATCGAAGTGACCGTACCAGTTCCGGTAATGCTGTTGCAACCAAAACCAGTGCTAGTCGTCCATGTCAGCGCCGAGGTCGCACTACTGCATGACGGCATCGTAAGCGCGGTAGGAATAGCACTTGATCCAGTACCGTTCCCTAAAACCGTATTAGCTGTTATCGCTGGGAAGTCATCAAGAAGAAGTGACCTAAATGTAGGTGTACCGCTTGATCCATCTGGCGAGGCAAAGACTAAGTTCTGATTCTGAGATGCAAGGACCGCCGTAAGCGAGCCAGATGTGGTAATTGGAGATACGGTTACCGTGAAAATATTCGGTAGCACCAATCCCACCGAGGTAACCGTACCCGTGCCTGCCGCCGATGCCCAAGACGGCACACCAGTATTGTTTTCAGAAAGAACCTTGGTTCCGCTATTATTTCCCGGTAAACTCGTCCACCCTGATGATCCACGGTAGATTATCGTTCCTGGCTGGGTACTATACTGCGAATCAAGAAACGCGCTAATGCCTACTCCAGTCGGAGGTGCCTGAGACGCAGTATCGTTGCCGCAGATTTGCCCAACCGCAAACTGTCCAGTACAATCTGCGAATGCCGCGCTCGCCGAGGCAAGAGTTAAAACAACCGCAATGACGAAATATTTCACACGTTTTAGCACTGATACCATGCATTACCCCCGCTAACTGGCGCAATGCGTACCCATCCGTAGGCATCGGAAATAACGATAGTGGTCAGCCCATCACACAATTGCCCTGCGCTGAACTGAATCGTAATGTTATTCGTCGCAGCGTCGCCCTTCAAATCCTTGAAAAAGACCGGGCCAGGATAAACCATGCTCGCAGCCAACGGTAACGTCGCATAGCTCGCCGAGCCAATCGTCTTGTTAAACAGAATCCACGTGTCCGTAGTCTCAACTTGGAACGGACTAGCAAGCGTCGCGCCCGCAGTGATCGTCTCGGTATTCATCACCGGATACCCGGCAAAGAACGCCGCGAGATTCGCAAGCGTAATTTGATACGTGTTCCCTAATGCCGCGTTCCCAGGCGAGACGATTTCCATCACCTCGCCACCAGTCTGCGGTGGTACTAGAATTGCTTGGGATGTTATACGGCCATCAGCCGGTACTGCTAGGGCCATCAAACCTCAAATGCTAGTCAAATATTGTATTTCGCGCGTAATGGGACTGTTCGAATTTTGCCCAGCAAATTGCAGGCACCGCGTTAATTGTGGGCCGTCTCCCCAAGGTGGCTGGGCTAATGTTGGATCGGCAAACTGTACTATACGAACAGTCTGCTCTTCATAATAGAAATCAGGAACACGAGCATTAACTAGTGGTGGAGGGTCTGGAGGAAGTATAATTGTCCTCAATTGTTCCTGCGGAACATCTAGACAACCGCCTTCGGTGCATACTAGTATTCTTTTATTATAAAGGTGCGTTCCACTCCATTCGTATTGCCATTGCAAAGAACGAAGGTTAAACCATCTCCCGCACCTGTCGCACTGACCGGCGCCTTCGGGATTGGTCGGATTAACTCTAGTATATCTACTCTGCGGGCGACCCATTTATCTAAAATAGCCTTGCAAAGCTGGGTTAAAAAACAAAGGCACGTTTTCCGTATTCTGCTTTGCTGCCAACTCATAAGCAATATCGTAATCAGCCTTACGTTGTGCTTCTAAAGTAGGTGCATATATTCTTGATAATCTATGGGCTAAACCGGCAACAAAAACGTCTAGCCAGAGTTCTGGCACTTCGACATTGCCGCCTTGCGGTATGTTTGCATCTTGAATTTCCCTGTAGCGGTAATAGCTAGCCGTGTACGGTCCTCCACCATCTGGTACAGGCCAGAAAGTAACCGTGGGAGATGTTTCCAACCTATCGAACCAGAAGCTTGTCGGTACGCCTTGAGTTTGTGGGTTAGCTAAACTCGCGTAGTCAGTTCGCGAAAATGGATATATCAAGCGATTGTTATTGTTTGAAACAGTAATGTAAAGGTCAAGAATCATCACCGTTTCTGCCGGGACGGAATAGGTAGCAGTCCCTTGAATTAAGGAAATAGTCTGTAAGTCAACCGTCCATAGCGTCAGTCCATCATTGGACCACGCTTTTTGCATATAGTTAGATTCAAGATAAGCGTCGTCCATATGCTGCGAAGTGATCGCTGTTCTATGAACTCCGCAACGTGCTAAAGCGCTTTGAGCTAAAGAGCCTATAGGTGGATTGAATGAATAGGTTCCTGAGGTGCCTGTCATTTCTTTATAGAATCTACATATACAAATCTATGATTTCTAGGGTACTTGTATGCCCCATTTTTCTTGCAGGACCTTGCAACAGTAGGTTTGCTGATATTGTAAAAAGTTGCCGCAGATGCTATGCTCGGGAACACCTTATTATTATCAGTTATGCACATAACTCTTTTTGCTTTTTTATGAAACTCTGGCTTTCGTCTCGAAATGCGCATATCAGCCAGAAACGCAGAGAACTCTTCCTCATTTTTTCTTTTATCGTCCCACCATTTCTTTTTAGCGGCAGAACGTCTTTCTTTCGATTCCTGAGAATGAGACCATTTAGGTTCGATCTTTGATACGTTATTTTTCTTGGCTAGTTCTCTTTGCTCTTTGAGAGCAATATCGATGGCCTCTGGAGATGGCTCCCATTCTGTGGTCTGAACAATCTTACCAGCAGCACCGCCTATCCCTCCCTCGGACATATTGTATTCTGGCAATATGGCAGCTACAGCGTATTTTTCTCTTTCATACGCGTGTTCCTCATCTCTACATTTTTGTAGAACGATCCAATGGAACCCATCTATGCCATATTTTTTGATAGCGGAACAAAAGAGACTTTTCCTATCCTGATTAGACGCTACCAAATGTCCTATCTTGCGCCTAGCCAGACCCATGACGGTCTTGCCAATATAAATCTTGTTGTTAGTTTTGTTGATTGCGGCATAGACAATGCACTTGTGTCGCGTATTGTCGTTAATTCTAAACGCAATAAGCAGATTCTTGACGACCTGTGGCCGTGCTCGCCTTACCGCTTCATAGGAAGGCTTTGGCCTTGGTGACATGCGGTAGTAGTCAGACACCTCATACGCCCACCCCTTCATCACGCCTTCCCCCTTCCCCGAATCAATCGGGAATGGTACGTAATGACTGCTAGGTGCGCAAGTGCCTAGGTCCACTCTTCACCTTCCTATGAAAGAAAATCCACAGCACGACCCCGACGAACGCCGCGACAAGTAGCAGCCCTGTAGTTGCCATCCCTGCGAGGAATGACAGCCAACACATCAGTTAGTTGGGAAATCTGGCGTTTCTGGCGTGATGCCTGCCTTGTTTTCTAGAGCTTGCAACCGTTCCAAAAGTGCTGCCATGCCAGCCTTAACTTCCGGCAATGACCCAGCCAACGATAGCGGGTTTTCTGTCTTGGAAATGGTTTCAACCAACTGGTCAAAGGCATTCATTACTTGTCGTCCTTCTTTGGCTCGGCTACCGGCGCGTCGGCAAACTTCTTTTCGAAGTACGCGCACACCTGATCGGCGAGCATGCGGTTTGCGTATCGTGCCGCGTCGCAGAGTTCTTTGGTGATTGCGGCGCGCTCATTGTCATTGAGCGTTACAATCTTGTCTGCGGCATTGGCAGTCATTACAAGCCATGGGAATAACGCTACTGCTACGATCTTTTTCATCTCATCCCTCTGTTTCTGCGACGATGCTGATTGCGTGATCTAGGTTCATATACGCCGTAGGGTCGTCATCCAGATCACGGAATGGCTCAAAGGCTATACGTGCCTTTGCCTTGGCGTATAGGCTTACAGACTGTCCTTCCCTACCCATGTCATCTAGGAGTTGGGACATCGAGTCTGATAGTTCTTTGATTTGTTTAGCGTAGACCATTAGGTTGGCGAGCACGCCAGTTGTGCGGAGATGAACCAGAGCATCAGGGATACTCGGTGATTGAATATAATTGTTGGTTGATCTGCGTCACCGGGCAATTGCTCGGGCAAGTGTAGACCGTCGTCTTGGTGCCCACGAGACCGTTCGGCCCGCCATCCTGATTGGCATTGAGAACCGTGATATAGCCAAGGCCTGGGTAAACGCCCGTCACCATGTAGGTCTCATCCGTGTTGCTGCAATCAGTGCCGCAGTTGAACTGGACGCCGAGACCAGGAAACATCATGCCGAGCAGCGCCGTCTCGTTTGCGGTGCACTGCCCCGGCACCGCACCCGGCGCGTTCGCGCACAAGTACACGACCCAGCTCTGCCCCTTGTACGTCCAGTTGAGCCCGGTCACGTTGCTGGTCGTGAGCGGCTGGCCGTAACTGTAGAACTTGTGCGAGCTATGGAAGAAAGCGTGGGTGAGCGAGCCGCTGTTCCAGTCGGGACCGAGGCTGTAAAAAACGTCGCCGCTCAATAGCGGATAAGAAATATTAGCGCTGGGGCTGATCGCGGGAAGCGTGCACGTCAACGGCGGGCCGCCAGTACACCCCATAGTAGTCGTGAGCGTCGTTGGCGTGATGCGGGGCGTCGAGTTAAGCGCCGGCCGCACACCCCACGCTTGACCGGAAGTCCAACCAACCGTCCGCATCGACTTGGAGTCCGAATTTTGTATCGGTACGAACGGGCTCACATCCCACGTTCCACATCCGTAGGCAGGTCCGCACCAGCTATAGTAATATTGCGTGAATGGGCCGCCGCCATTGGTGGAGACACGCATATTGGGCTTTAGGCCGACTTGCTGGAAGTCGAAGCGTTTGGTGTTCAGCACATCAATGATGATGTTGTTAGTACCCTGTGCCGAACTGATATTGCGGCCGGTGAGGTTTGTGGTTTGGACGTAAAAGGTCGGGAATGACTGCGCCGTCAGGAACGTCGATAGATTGGCAGCGGAGCATGGATAGGGAGAACAAGTTTCGTCCGGTCCATAGTTTAGCATGATGTTCTGGAGCCGCACGGTATTCGTCGCCGAACCGACTGCCTGATAGGTATCGGCGATCAACGTGGGCGGGACCTGGACCTCGATGTGTAGCCCATCCGCCGAGATGTTCCCGCCATAGAACAGCGTCACCTGTTCGGCAGTGTAGATCGTCGTCACAGCGGTTAGATCGGCTTGCAAGTCCGTTGCGCTCAGCGTGGCAAAGTTCTGCTGTCCCCACATCGGAAGTGTCTGGAACGTCGCGACCTGAGTGCTGGAATTATACGCTTTTAAGATCAATGGGACGACGCCATAGTAACTCGAAATCATCGTCCAGGTATTGTAATTGCAAAACAGGGAGCCAAGTGGCATTCCGATGTTGCTCGGCGCCGTTGCGCACACCGTCAGGTAGGAGTCGTTTCCGTCGCCATTGAGCGTGATTGTCGTGTTGAACGTAACGTTGTTGCCGCTGATGCTGAACGATCCGGTGCTTCCGACCGTAAAGCTGTTTGTCTTGCCGTTCGATCCGCAGGCGCCCGTGTCGCCGTGGCTTATCCGTACATCGCCGCCAACGACTGCGTAGTAGGCAATCGTTCCACAGATGTGCGAGTCCACGACCGAGTTTGTGAACACTTCATTGGTCGAGAACCAGATGCCAATACAGGCATTGTTGTTCCATACATTGCGAAAATAGTTCTCCGACCCCGTCGCTGAGATGCCGTCCGCACCGACCATGATGCTCGCGAAGACATCAGTTATTCTGACGTTCTCGATGGTCGTCCCAGATGCACCGTTGGTGCCGCTCGGGATCGCGATGCCGACACCACCGACGACCGCACCACCATTGGCACCAGCAACCGCTCCGCTGATCCCAGCAGGCGGAAGCCCGCAGTTGTATCGTTGCGCCGCGCTACCCGTCAGGGCAGCGGAGGCATAGATGTCAAGGTTCGAGACAGTGTGACCGTTGCCTGTGCTCGTCCACAGGATCGGGGCATTGTTGAATTGCGGGTGTAACGACGCCCCGTAGGCATTGCTCGGAAGTCCAGCAACTCCCGTCAGGGACGGCGTGACGCTACCGTTGGTCGGAGTGATCGTTGTCGAGGCCCAATGCGTCGATGACACTGATGGCGTGTTGCCGGTGTTGGTCCCTGCATCGAGCGAAACCCACGGAATGCCGTTGTAGCTGACGATGTAGTTCTGCGCGTAACCGACGCTGTTGCTCCATGCGCCGTTGAATGTGATGACGACATTGGATGCCGCGCCGCTTCCGGCTTGGCTCATTACAATATTCTTGCTGTCCGTGATGCTCGCGATGAAGGTGCCAGCTTGGATGTCAGTACCAGAAATCTGCATCCCGGCATAAAGGCCATTCGTTGTATCGCTGCCGCCGAGTACCAGGGCAGTCGTCGCGGCAACGGTCGAATTTGCACTGGTGACGTAACTGACCTTGCCGCGCAGGTTTCCGGGTGGGTCATCGAAGATCGGTTGCGTCGTCTTGTAGACGCCGGCTGGGATATAGACCTTACCGCTGGTAAAGCTGGAGCAACCCATGCCAGTACCGAATGAGCAGTCAATTGCTGCTTGGATTGCAGCGGTTGAGTCCGCACTGCCACTAGGATCGATGCCGCTGAACTCAAGGACGTTGATGCCATAGTCGGTGAAGCGATTGTAGTCGCCCCGGCAAAGACTGCCGCCCGTCAAGCAGTAGGTGAACGACGACCAGTTCGTGTTCGCGAGCGCCCACCGCACACTGACGCTGTGCAAGTCAAGCGCCAGCACCAGCACGGCGAACAGCGCCGCGCCAATGAACGCATGAACGATCCGCTTCATTGCGCGACTATACATCCACCGCTGCCATCAAGAATGAGCCCGCCACTGCCGTCGAGTAGGCAATTCGCGCCACCGCCTAAGATGCCGTGCACCCATGCTGACGCTGAGATTGAGAGGCCAGTGACAACCACAATGGCTACGACAATGCGTTTTAGCATGTCGAACTATCCGCAAGCCAATAAAGTCGTTGATTATGGCACATCTTGGCGGCTTGCGACCCCGCACCTGTCGTAAACGCTGAGTTCCAAACACCAGCTTCGGTCAGTTGGTAACTGGCCGCGCCGCTATTACCAAGTAATATATGACCACCGCTAGTTATGCCTGATGTTCCTGGTGTGTTTTCCGGCGTGTCAGTACCATCCACATCAAAAACACTTGATGTACCACTCAAAATGGCTTGCAGGGCATGAAAAGAACTATCTGATGCCGTCGCGGCCTTGAAAGCCGATCCGGCATACATTTGGACGGTATTTGCCGCTTTATATTCAATGATATTATTGATGCCGCTATCCGAAGCAATATATTGCTCCGTGGTAAACGAACCCGTTCTAACCGACATAATTGAATAAGTTAAAGGCTGTGCTGCGGTTGGAATGACTTGACTTACTGATGTGAGAGTTAGAGCAGTTCCGACAAAACTTATACAAGACAACGTAGTATTAACGCAATTCAAAGTAAGGGTCGGCCGGTTTGCGTTAACCGGCCTATATATATCACACGCTGCGCTGTTGCAGTTCGTATTGCCACTTTGATCGTAAAGCTTCTCGACATTGCAGGCCAGGGCGCACGTCGTCAATAATGGCGAACAGGCATTTCCGGTGACAAAAGTACAGGCGCTTGCGCTTACGACCGCAGAAATGACGCCGCCAGTGGAACACTGAAGACGAGTGCCGGTCGTATTTCCTGTGGCAGAGTCCGTGATGTCAACGACATTCCCGGAATAGGTCGCTGTATAGCAGCGCAGGCCCCACCACATATAAGCGCCGCTGACGACATCGCCTGGCCCCGAATAGGACGCGACTACCGGATCAAGTGCCCCGCGATCAAGAAACACACCGGGAGGAAACCCGCCTATCTGCTGCGCGTGGGCAAGCGCCGCAAGGCCGAGCGCCAATAAAACAGCAGCGATGCTGCGCGCAATCATTTATAGGCTTCCTCGGGAGCGGCATTAAATGGCCGACAAATCCTGAAAACTTCCCTTAGATCGTGCTGGGCAGATTCGTTGAGTTGTCCCCTCCAACTAGGCGTCAACCACATTGCCATAATGTAGCCGCAGGCATTCGATCCTGCTGCCTCGCGTTCCTTTAATGGAGCGGCGACATACCGCGCCCCGGCAGAGCCGAGCATGAACGCAATTACAAAGATGATAATGTATCGGATCATGTGAACTTGCCTACACAGACGACCGAGAGACCTGCGCCTGTCGTGATCTTCCACGCCCCGCTAACGCTCTTAGCCCCGACCGGAATTGTCCACGGAACCAAATTTGAAAGGGCCGATGTGCCGCCAGGGAAGGAATAAATGGCAGTTGCATTGTCGGTAATCGTAAACACCCCGGTCGTGGTTGATGTCGGGATCACGGTGCAATGAGAGAGATAGTCACCCGTCGCACCACCACCGCCGCCAGTCAAAGCGGTTATCCCCGTTGAGGCTGCCTGAGTTTGATAGAAATTGGCACCATTGATGACGTTTAAGTTGTTCGTATTTGCTGCCGTGTCCTTTAGATCGATGCGGACGCCACCACTCGCTGGCGAAATGCTAAGAGCCCACAAATCCCCCGTAGTTGCTGTTGGAGCATTTGTTGAAGCGAGACCCATTACGGGAACAAATGTCTGCGCGGAATATGCAGCACCCTGAGCAACGGCACCAGCCACCGTAAGGGCAGTCATCGATGCAATGCCCTGAACAGTCAGTACATTAGTGGAGGCAGTTCCTGCACTACCGTTGTTCTTGCCAAGATCGACATACAGATTGCCGTATAAGTTACCCGTACCAGCATTTGTCGTACCAGTTGTGTACGGAGTGATTGTATTCCATGCCGTCACATTATATAATGGAACAGCCGACTCCACCGCTGCGAGTACCGCAGAGTCAAGAACATGCATCTGTCTATCGTTCGTAAGACGAACCGTACCTTGCTGCCCGCTGGTAAGCGCCTGGGCACTATCGTTAAAAACACCGCCTGTCGGGGTGAATTGAGATGTACCAGCAGTCCATGAAGCCTCATCGGTTACTGCAAGGCCACTTCCACCAGACCCACCACCGCCACCTGAACCACCCCCACCACCACCCGCCCCGCCAGCCAGGACAACAACGTTACTTGCGGAACCAGTTTGGTCAATACAGGCTCCAAAGGTATTTGCGCCAACGGTAAACCCTAGACTGCCACCTGACGGAATTTGGTTCTCATTAGTCGTAGCTGTTGCAGACCCAACCCCCAACGTGCAACTAACCGTAGTTGTACCAGTATTATAAAAAATCACCGATGAACCTGCCGGCAATGCAACCGATGCTGATGAACCCGTAGCCGTGAGCGTCGCAAACGCTCCATTCGGCGCAAACGGCAATGGAATGACCGGAATTGCTTCCTGCCCATAGGAAAATGATGCCGCACTTAAGAATGCAGCTATGGCAATCCAAAATTTAAGCATTAGCCAGCCCCAGCTTGCAGGAAGCGCACTCTAATTTCGCCGGTTCCTGAATTTATGAGCACACGAGACGCGGTAATTGGTCCCGTGGAAATAGCGTCAATATTATTGCTTGCGCCAGTGATGATTGGATCATTGAATGGTAGCGGATAGGTTGCGCTAGCCCTTAGATTGTTCGGATCATCGTAGGTGTGCTGTACCGTGAAGTTGACAGCGCCAGACACAAGTTCCACCGCCATGCCCAAATTCATTGGCGAGTAACCACGCCAGTTGAATGTCCACCATTGAGACGAACCGACACCGTTAGTCCCAGCGGTGGCTCCGGTGATGCTACCGACCGGGGTAATGCTCGATACCGTCACAAAATCCATGTTGGACTGGACTGCACCACTTACACCAGTGATAGTCTCGCTAATCGTGGCACCGTTGGTGTTCGTGCCAACAATGGTGAACGTCGTATCTGAGCCTGAGTATGCAATGACAACACGCCGGCCAATTGCACTATTTGCCGCCGTAGCGGTGTCGATCGTCGCCAAGCCAGGGAAGACAATGGTATCGCCACTGCCAATGCCCACAGACCCCGCAACTGGAGGCCAGATAGTTACTGAGGTTGCGCTAACAGCTTGGACGGTCGTACCCGCAACAAGCGCGCCAGAGGTCGTGGTGTCTGTAATGGTCTGCCCAACAACAACTCCAGTTGTTGCCGTCATTGGGATAACCACCGCGCCTACGGCGGCAGCGGCACTAGAGGTCGTGGAAAGGTAGTTGGTGTAGTTGCTGCCGTTCAGGACGAACGCATTGCCGCCGGTCACAGACTGTGAGGCCGCAATGCCTGCGGAATGTGCGGTGGCGAGTTGCTTGGTAAAGGTGACATGCGTACCCATTCTATGTCACCTCATTTTCTGCGTGACGGACGATCGCCTCTGGACTTAGAGGGTTCGCCTTCCACATGAATTGATGGGTAGCGACGACGGACTTTAGCTTTGATCGTCGCTAGTTGTTCGGGAGAAGCATTTTGAGCCCCACGCGAAAGCGCATTACGGGCTCGATTCTCTGTGTCAAGCGGATACTTCCGCTGTTCCGGCAGTGCAAAGGTCGAAGAGGGGAGTTTGTTTCTCTGTGCTGCCTTCAACTTCGCCACTCGTCCTCTCCAAATACCTTGCCATTTTTCTTAGTAGGGAGGGGTTATCCTTGGCAAGTCCAAGCGCCTTGTTGCAAGCATTACACAGCCACCCACGGAAATGACCATGCTTATGACAATGGTCGAATACTGTCTTTTTCACAGGCTCGTTACAAATATCACAGACTGTCGGCCTTGGTCGTCCTGCTACTGCGGCTAACTCGGCTTCTATTCTTGCCTTGCGCCTAGCCTTTGACTGTTGATAGCCTTCTGTATTGTACCGTCTTCTAGCCCGTTCTCTTTCAGCCTTTTTGAGCCTATCAGCGTGCTTAGTAGCAAATCGCTTTCTAGCCTCTTTGACCTTCTCAGGATTCTCAGTACGCCATTTTTTCTTTTGTTCCCTAGACTGTGCTAGGTATCGTTCTCTGTTATCGGCCCGCCACCTAATCCTGTCCTCTTCACAGCACTTGAGACATTGGCCAGTAGAAGTCTTACGTTCGACAGTGTGTCCCCTAGAACACGGTTTGCCCGTAAAATATCTTTGTTGACCTGTACGTTTTGCCTCTTGCCTTGCAAGGCGAGGATGTCCTATAAATGCGTCAGCCATTTCGGGTGCCTCCAACACTCGGGATCGGTCAGGGCCGAGTATAGCACGCCAATGCTTGCTCGGCCCGAACTTTGACGCTTATCCCCGACTACATTACTTTGTCGGCGCCGTCCTCACCAGTTTCTCCGGGAGTAACATGCTTCACCTTGGCTGCGGTGGTCAGTGGCGACTTGTCTGCGCCCATGCCTTCGCCACGGAGACGGCCACCACGGGCACGCTTCGGGCGATCCATACGCATCTTGGACTTCTCGCCTTCACCGTGAACTCGTCCGCCCTTCTTCTTCTCTTCGGCCTCATGCGCGGCGTTTTGTTCACCGCCTGCGTTCCAGACTTGCTTGACTGGACCGCCGTTAGCCTTCATCTTGTGTCGTGCTCTGCTCATATTACTTCCTTCACCCGGCTCCGTGGGCTCGGCGATATGTAAAATCCTGCATATCGTCAGGGAAAATTGTTACGTGCTCAAAATTACGTGGTCTGGTTCAGCATCACGCCAGGATTGGTCTGGTTTATAGCTGGGTTGTTGAGGTACAACACATCGCTGATTGAAGCTTCCCAATGTGTTATACCAACCGCGAGACAATCGCGCATTTTGAATAAACCACCACCAGCAGTAAGCAACGCCGCCGAGGTCATGGCGGTACCACTTGACTTTACATCACTTAGGAAATCGCAGCGATCAAATGAGGTATAGCGATCAATGCTGGTAGATGTTGCCGTGTAGAGATGGCATGCTGCGGCACCACCGGAACTTAGCCAAGCCTCAAATTCGCAATCAATGAAGTGATTACGTGGAGTCCCGCCAGCAAATTCAACAGTATAGTTTGTTACTGTGCGCTGTACGGTATCCAAGCCAAAGACACAGTTACGATACGTGCTTTCGCCAGTTGATCCAGTCACGTGAAGCGCGCGTGCTCCGGTGTTACCCGCAGTGCCCGCTCCCGCAAAGCCAAGAATTTCGCAGTTGTCGAACATATTTCGACCACCACTATCCTCAACGCAGTACGAAGTGGTCCCCCCATCCGTAGCAAAGCCATGATAGAATTGCAGGTTCGAGAACCAGCAGCAAGTTGCCGTTACGCTAAACAGCGGGCTAAATGCGGTAGTTCCCGTGATTGCAATACGTGCTTGCTTGCCACGCTTTACCGGCGGACACAGACCAAACAAATGCGTACAGTTCTTGCTCCACACCAACGGTGCCGACTGATACGCACTGACACCCGCACCGATGTTGCCGGTCAGGAACACCACATCGTTGTTGCCGGCGAGACACGCACTGTGCGCCTGAGTCAGGGTCTTGAATGGGTCCTGCGGACCACCCGTATTTCCGTCCGACCCAAAGTTCGGGTCAACGAAAAAGTAATTGCCACCAAAGGGCGGCACATTGGAAATGCCATACAACGGCATCCCGAATTGACTGGAGATATTCTGGCCGCCAGTGCTAAAAAGCGTCATTTCTTAGTCCTTTTTTTATTCGGCGATTTTCCCGTCGCCAATCTTCGGGTTCTTTTCAGCAATCACTCGGTTCCAATATTCTATGTACCGAATGGCTGACTTTAATCTTTCGATGTCTTCTCGCATGTGGCCTATGCCTTTATTGCAGGCACCACACAACAATCCTCTTACAGTTCCCGTATCGTGGTCGTGGTCAACATGAAACTCTCTTACTCTACCATTCTCATCTGTATCTGTTTCAGGGTTTCCACAAATCGCGCACACACCCTTTTGCTGTACAAGAAGTTCAACATATTTCTTACTGCTAATCTTGTACTTCCTGTTCAGATGGTAGTCTCGATACCACTCTCTATTGTCTTCTCGCTTCTTTGCCGCCTTGATCGCTTCTGGCGATCTGTGGTCAGTATCAGGCTCCGTCCACTTGAAATTCCCAGGTCCGATTAGTTTGCTTTCATCAACCGGAGCAAGCCTAGAGTTTTCATGCGGCGGCTCGCCAACTTCTCCTAAAAACTGTTCGACGGATTCCCATCGATGCAGTCCCTTACACCACTTAACCATCTTGGCCCAAAGACGCTTGTTAGCGATCTTTCGATCATGATGCGCCTTGCGCCATTCCGCCGTTGGAATGATGCCCTGTTCTGCCTCTTTCGCGGCCACGGCGGCATCTTCAAGCGACTTATGGCTACTGTGGAATACGCTTTTCCCGTCTATATATGCGAAAACAGCGTACTCTTTCTTACTTTCGTCCCAAGAAACGCCCTTCACGCCAGTAGTATTAGTGGAGCGAAGGCCGCCCTTTTTAATCGTCTCTCGTGGTGTCTGTTCAACGAGATTTTCTAGTCTCGTGTTCAGGTAATCTTTATCAACTGGGGCCAAATGGTACTTAGGCCATTCGCCCTTATGAAAGAACCACACCACCCGGTGGACCATGTGGTTTTCATTGTCCACCTTTAAGTATCGTCGGCCATTCGTGGCTACTACACCCACAACATCGCCGACCTTAACTGCATTGGAAGTTGGTTTCCTCCAAAGCAGGTTCCCAGTTGCCGCGTCGTAGTCAAAAAGCTCTAGAACGCGCTCGTGGGTTAGTCTCGTCTCTCGTACCATCTGGGTTCTCCCGTTATTACCGGGATGAACCCTCTCACACTTTCAACATCGTGTCAAGCTTTTTCTTGGGAGTTATATCACCGTAGTAAATCACTCTTGGCTTGATCTTGGCTGCGAGTGGTATTCACTCACAAGCCATTGATTTTATTACGAAGTTGGCAGCGACCCATATATGCTGCGAGGATCGTTGTAAGAGAAACTATATCTTTCCCAACCCTTTACCAGCAAATTGTCGGTGGTAAAATCCACTTGCATGTCGATCTCGAACGGCTCACGCTCAAGGTATAGCAACCCTGGCTGATCGGTCTTGATGAACCATGCAAAGTTTGAGGTGAAGAACACGTCCTTGACGTAATCCGTGATACCGCCAGCAACGGTTGGGATGACGTTTGGATCGTTCATTGCGGTGCCGGGGCGAAGCTCGGCGCGCAGCAAACGAAGTGCCACGGGTTCGTTGTTCGGATGAATTACGAGCGTCTTGCCCGTAGCCATCATGCGCAGGCCGGCGTTGTCATAGAATCCGGTCTGAATTGAGATCATGCCGTTAAGCAATGAGGTTTCGTTCAGATCGACGGCGACGCTTGGAGTATTGGCCCAAGTTGAAGGACCGCTACCACCCGCAGGGAGTGGGTGCGCAACATTCAGCAATGATACGCCGTCGCCACCAACTGTGGTTTGGAACGTGCCAGAGGTGTTGAATACATTCGCCGCGTAGATTTCCTTGGTCTGGGCGAATGAACGCTGTAGACCGAGGTTCGACGGACGGAACTGGGCCTTATACAGGTTGTCGGAGATGGTATTGCGAGTGATCGCATAGCCGAGACCGATACCAGTATGAAGCTGGTTGTAGACGAATGCCTCACCGCTGTTGTTATCGAACGGAGTTTGTCCGCCGTCCGTCTTAAGCGATGCGACTGGCAGGAAGCGCATAGAAGCAGTGCGTTCCTGTGCCATTTCTGACTTGCCCTGGTCGAAGAGCTTTGGCCAGATTGCCGGCCATTGCTTATATTCGCCAGTGACACCACGGAGACCTGGGAGCAGTAGGTCACGAATTGCTGCGACGTTAATAGCCATCTATTATACTCCCAGCAATGCTTTGTAGGTCTGGTTATTGAAGGCGACCATGACGTAGTTGTTCTTAGTCGTCAGGTCTGTGCCGTTCGCACCAGGAGGTGTGTTAAGGACGTTCACCACTTTGAATGGGAATGTTACTGTGGTAGTTGGATTGTCCAACGTCATGCCAGATATCCCAGTTACCGTACTGCCATTCGAGCCAGAGCCGGATACGATATCCGCAGTCTGACCGATCGACACTTGGGTAATCGGAGAACCCGAACCATTTGACTGGACGAGGAATTGAGCATTCGGATCATCGACCACGTATGCGTCAACATCGCCCGTAGCATCAGCACCGGGCCAATAGTTGTTCCAAACCCACTTGCGTTGGCTCGTTGAGTAGTATGAGCACCCAACGAAAATACCGGCGAGAATGTAGGTCGCCGTGCCGCCGTCGCCAGCCGCCCAACGCTCAATGTATCCAGTCGGCGAGTTGTTCATGCGAACAGCATCGCCATAGAAAATCGCAGTACCGTAGCCCGACGCAATTCGGTACGGCGGGTTGTGGCTCTCGGCAAAGTTTACCGGGCCGGATGCGGTGCCGTAGGGCTTAAAGCCAAAGGCTCCGAGGGTGTTTGCCATAGCAATATGGTCCCAGTCTTGGCATCGACTGGACCGGCGCGGTACAGGATAGCCTGAGTTAAAATCACTCCCGGCGCGGGAGTACAGATTGTTTGGTGGAGATGCCTACCCGGCGCGGGCGGCGGCTTCCGAAATTCAACCTACGGCGCGTAGGTCTGATTAAACGCTATTATACTACAATATGTTATCGTCGCGCAAGTACCACGACGTTATGAGGTTGCATCCCATGTTTTACCAATCTCAAGGGATGCGGAGGCTTCTTTTTATCGTCCTCTTCTGCCAAAACATCAACGATAATGGCCCGTATGTACTCGGAAACGCTTACGTTATTCTCTTCCACGAGGTCCATTAGTTTAATGTACTCTTTATCGGAGAGTAGGCCGACGACGCGGTTACGATAGACGGAGGGACGATTGTTACTCATATACTCCCTTGCCTGCTTGAAGCGCGCCAAGATGCTTAATCTCAGGAACAAACGTCGGAAACGTTCTGAACTTCCATAGATCAATCACTTCTAGGGCATATTGCTCCGGTGGAACGCAACATACCCTCGCCGCCTCTAATTGGTCAGGTACGAGCAACCCAACCAGCCGTTCTTTGAGCGCGTTAAGTTCACGTAACGCCAAATCGCGCTCAAACTCCACTTTCGCAATCTTGTCAGTCAAACCACCGGCAAGCTTGTCAATGATCTTCTCCAATCGATCCACATCTGGGCTTCTTGGAATGATCTTCTTTCCCCTCTTAGCCATATTTTCCCCTTATTCCTCAACCACCATCCGGTTCCACTCGTTCTCAATCCTTGGCTTGACCCGCTCCAGTTCGCCCGGCTCAGACTTGCCAACACGTGCTCGGACTTCGCGCATTTGCTGATTCGCAAGGGCATCAAGTTCCGCACGGGCCTCGTTGGTGAGTTCGATCGGGCGTTCCATGAGAATCTGCCCACCCTTGATGATGTTCGGTGCGGTGTAATCCGGTGGCACCCAATTGGGATGCATCTTCGGATCAACCGGCTCCCAGCCCTGTGCACGCATCTGCGCGAGGTAGAACGGGTCCTCTTGACCGGCCACGGAGAATCGCTTCCACTCGTAGCTCAACCCCTCGGGAATCTCGTCTAGTGGGATGTAGAACGGGTCGTCATGCTGCAATCCCTTGCGGCGACGCATACGGCGAGGCGTGCTATGTGCCGGCTCGCGTTCTACTTCCCGTTCCGCAGTATGGGCTGCGGTATGTTGTGGCGCGTGTTCTGCGTTCTTTCTTGGCCGTCCTGGTCCGCGACGCCCAGGTGCTACGGTATCCGCTTGTGGTATTGCAGTGTACGCGGTTGCCTCATCAGAAGTCATAATAAGTCCTTGAATGAACGACGGTTTCACGTGTTTTACGTGTTCGGAACCGACAACCTTACCGCGCGTGGGATGAGGGGATGGGAGCGCGCAGTAGCCGCTGGGCGGCTCACGTTCCGCACGAGGCGAAACTGAAAATTGTTGACAGCAGACGAAAAGTCTGATTTAAGAGAGTTGATAAATCAGGAGGGAAAAATGCATGGAGAATGACACCAAGTACACTATTCTTGGCGTTGCTTTCTGGCTCGGGTTAATAGCAGTTGGATTCTTGTTTGGAGTGCTATGGTGCCATCACACAGGCTTAACGCCCTGAATGACAAACTTTAACTCATCCACGGTCACTTCCGCCCCACCCTCTAGGATCGTCGTCGTTACTTCGTGGTCATTAAGTCGCGCGGTTACACCTTCGGTAATGATGTACTGAATGACACACTCGCCAGATGAGATATACCCTACGGCGAGTGTGTTTGGGTTGTAAATACTAGCGCAAAGGCCAAAAGCCAACGTGGTGAAGAGCATATGACCATCCCCAGTTCTATCGCGATATTCCAAAACAAGTGCCAAGAGGGCGCCAAATTATGGTGTGCTGGTGTTGACCTACACCAAGTTGTTGACGACCTACAAGACTACGCGGTTAGAAGTGGACTAGTGACCTCGATTGGTCAAGACCTCGTACAGCACTATATGGCAGAAGCGTTCAAGCCATACAGACGTGTAGGCGATCTAGGGATTTACCAACCTTAATGGAGAACACCAAATGGGAGAGGGATTGAAGAGAGCCTTCGCCGCAGCAAAGGCTACCCGTAAGAGACCAACGTTGAGGAAACCTATCCCATCGAAATTCTCTGTTGAGAGATCGTTGGAACGTGACGATTACAGCATCCCATGCAAATGTGGCGGCTATGCGGATCGTGTTTCATGCACAGCCGACGAAATTGCTAAGTACGGATGTGGGCGCCCTTGGGAATGCTGCTCTCGTGCCTTTGTGTGCAGAAAGTGCAAAACCCGTTATGTCGGAACCGCTCCCGCTCCTGAAATGCGCTAATGCGTCATCGCGGCAGATCGGCCACGCCAGTTCGGCGTCTCCGCATCTAGCGAGTACAGCCCTTCCGCGTACTTTGCGAACGCCTGACGGGTATCAAGATGCGGGTAGGTGATCTTTGCCGCTTCTTGCTGTTCCTTTGTCAGGGTGTAGGTACGTTTCGGGCCAGGAGCATTACTGCCCGGAGGCTCGCGGGTAACGGGCGCGGCCGGGACTGGGGCGGCGCGACGTGGACGTTCTGCCGGGACTATCTCAGCGGCGGCAGATACCGGCGCGGCAGGTTGACGATACCCGGCCGATTCTTCAATCACCCGGAAGTAGTCATCGCTGCCCTCAGTGATTTTCTGTTCACCCGCTGCATAATGCCCCTTCATCATGGCATTGTGCTTCACCGGGTCGCCACCTAACTGCGGTGGTGCACACTCAGGATGTGACCGTAGCCACGCCTGCGCGCGAGGTGCCATCCGGGATAGGTATTGCTCCAGCGGAGACTGCTGAATCTGCGGCTCTACGCGACCCTCGGTGACCGGAGTTTTACGCGCTCCCGCCTCATAGTCTTCCTTGGCCGCTTCCAGGCGATCTAGGCGTGCAGTCGCCTTCGCAAGTTTGACCTGTAGCTCACCGGCCTTCTTGAACTCGCCGGCCTCCCAAGCTGCTTCTAGCGCAGCCTGATGCGAGGCTACTTCCCGAGTTTCACTTTCAATCCCCGAGTTCAGGAGGGTAAGTTCAGAACTTTCCGCAGCCTCTTTATACGCCTTGGCCTCTGCGTCACGCTGTTCTGCGAGACGTTGTGCGGCCTCGGCACGTGTCCGCTCGGCTTGCGCGGTCTCTTCTGCGGCGCGGATTTTGGCGACGGCTTCCGATTGCGCCTTCTCAACTGCCTGCTTGAGTGCTTCGGCGGCTTCATCGGCGGCGACCTTGCGTACCCGAGGCTTTGGTTCTGCCTTTACCGCAACTTCTGATTCAGTGGCCTCCGTTCCCTCACCCTCTGGCAAGTCGATCGTAACCACGCCCTCATCTTCGACTTCAATTACCGTACTGTCAGTCATATTTTCTCCTTATTACCAAACTTGGTCAGGGAATGGAATTTTGAATGGAATGTCTTGGTCCCTAACAAGACGACAAAGTTGTCCGTTGATAGTGCATTGCATGCCAAGAGACACAAACCCCATGCACCAATCGCCGACTTCCAGCTTGTGTTCAGGACCGAACGTGAATTGATCGTCAGACACGAACGCTGTAGGCCCGAGTGCCAAGACCAGCCAAGCCTTGCCTTGGTGCTTGCTTTCGTCTCTGGACCTGTCTGGCATGATGATTCCGCTACGTGTCTTTTCCGGCATCTCGTAAATTCCGCATAGGACGCGGTTGCCAAACAGTGTGAAGCCGGGAATTTTTAGGTCTTTCGTCATCCCAACTTGCTTAAAGATTACATCCTTCGGGTCTTCTTCATGGACCATTAAACGAGGTGGCATATTTACTCAGTCTCCCCTTCATCCTTGCTCGACACCGTGCCGTGCATGCTAATCTCGATCTCCTTGCAGAGCGCCAATACGGCGTTCATCGCGGCGATGTATGCGACCTGTCCATGATATTGCTCTAGCGTCTCTGCGGACCCACCCGCGAGGTCAACCATGGCGTCATTGATATGCTTCGTAATTATCGGATATAGACGCCGATGAAACGGGTCTATAATTGCGTCGCTCATCATCCCCTCTTGTCGTTCAACCAACGCATCATATCGCCAAAATTGTTAAAGACGGCTTCTGGCGGTTCTTTTGCCAATTGACGTAATTGTTTTGCGAGATCACGGCGCTCATCCTTTGATGCCTGCCGCTTCGTCTTGCCATCACCACTCTTGGTAGAAGACCACCGCTTAGTCACGACGCAAAATCCGCCGTCGCCTTCGACAACAGCCCGAGCGTAACCAATTGGTCATCCCCTGAGTGCCAGAAACGCGCGTATTTTTGCCCATCTTCCTTAGTCTGGCGATAACAGACAATCAGTGTGTCAATGTCCGCGCCGTCATCGATCTGGCGCAGCATTGCAATCAATACTTCACGTGGGGTCCATTGGGTTGAATCGCCACCGGAGGCAGCGCGTATCTCGCCAAGAGATTGAGGGTGGCCGGCGAATGAGTCGTCGGTCATCACTTGATGGTATAAGTCGTGGTAGGATAGCGAACGCACATGCAAACACCGTTACGACATGCCTCACATCCTATCTCATTGGGCTTAGGCGCATATGGCACAAATGGCGGCCACACAGGAATTGTCGGCGGCAACGGTATCGTGCTCGGCATCGCATCCACGCACGAACACTTCTGCACGCTTGGCGCATTGGACGCCTTACATCTAGGACAAATCCAGCCTTCCGTCATAGTTCAACCTTGTCTACCGCCTTAAGTGCGATTTCGTGGGCCTGATGTAGAATCTTCAAGCCACGGGTAAACTCTCGCGTGACCTGTTCCTCGGTCTGCCCGGTAACAAGGTTTTCAAACACCATGTTCGCCAAGCCTTGAAGCCGCGCATCGGCCGCAGTATCAATCGCCTGTTGCACTTCTGTCTTTGTCATCCCATCCCCCTATAGCGGATCACTCTCGACCTTAGTTACCTGACATGCTACCGATAGTTCGAACGTCCCATGCATGTCCGAAGTCTTGTCTAGGATGTGCCTTGCCTCGGTTAGACACATCTCAATGGTGGGTTGCTCTGTGTCTTCAAGCTTTACAGTGTCGTCATGGCCCGCAATAATGATGTAGACGACTAACCAGACTTTCACGCTTTTGCCAAAGCGCAGACTGCCTGCCAGATGCGGGCCTTGCGCTCTTCGTCAGTTTCGACGGGCTTTTGATCCATGCAGTTCACGTCGCTATCGGCTGTTCCCGGCCGCAGAGCAGTATCAACAACCAATTGCTGCCATTCAGCCTCTCTAACGGGATCGCTCCCGACCGTGCTTGGCTGATTAGGGATTGGGCCGAATGCTTCGTGCCATCGCTTGGCTAAGTCGTCGGTGGTCTGCGCCATTTCAGGCCAGAGAGTAGCCGCCATAACAAAGTATTTGTTCGCCATCGCGCGCTTTAGACCAAGCAGAGAGGCAGGGAAATGCCGCATGTGTAAGCCATCGGCAATTGACTTGCGCGTGATGCAAAACCCAAGATCGGCATGCTTACTCGATACAAGGAGATTGTCCATGAGATGGTCTACTTTGATCTCCACGTCATACGGAAACGGGCCGAACTTTTCCTTGATCTCGTCTGCTATGGACTGTATTGTGCGTGGCATTATGCGGCTCCTTGAGCATGAACCGAGAACTCTTTTGCTTGGGCGAGTGAAGCAGCGATATACGCTTCTTTTGCAGCATCAAGATCACGAAAGTAACCTAACGTTTTTGTCTTCCCATGAAATGTGATGTACGCCACCCACTTCCTTTCATTCTTATTCCAACTAACGCCAGTAAAACCACTGGTATTGTCGCTTCGAATGGTTAGATTATGAGTTTGTTGAGACCTGTCGGCCAACCTTAAATTACTAATCCTATTGTCAGTTCTAATTCTATTGATGTGGTCTAATTCCGATTGAGGCCATTCACCGTAGACGTAAAGCCATGCTAGCCGATGGGCCGCATATTTTCTCCTAGTACCATCGCTAAACGTAACATCTATGCCAATATACCCATTGCTACGCCGCCATCCTGCCTTCTTACCAGAATACCTAGCATCCCAAGATTTTCCCGTCCTACTAGGATCGTTTCTTTTCAACCATGTGAATTCTCCGCTCTCTGGATCGTAATCAACCAAAGAGCGAAGAATTTCCTGAGTCATATCAGGTCTAGTCACTTTCCCCTCCGAAGATTTTAGTGCAGTACCTCAAACGGTTTGTGGACGCCCAGCGTTCTTAATTTTGCTAGTCTCGCCGATCTTTTCTAATCTTCCATTGCCCGTCACACTTCCTGATTCCATGTGATGCTTCTGGCTTGGCAACCGTTTCGGAGCAACGAGGCGCCCACCATCGGCACGCTCACGAAGCCCCATCTTCTCGGGCTTGCTTGATCGCGTAAGTCCTTCGGACTTGAGCGTCTTCATAATCAGCGCCTTGTCCTCGGCGGCATCTTCATGGACTCGGCCACCCTTCTTGCGGACGGGTAGTCCCGGAGGCGGAAGGGCTCCAGGACCTGGAGGCGGCGCGCCCATTGGTCCTGCACCCATCGGCCCACCAGGAGGCGGGCCAGGAGGTGCGATTGGCGGACGTGGCGGCATCATCGGAGGTACAGCGGCAACCGGAGGACGCGGCGGCATTGCAGGAGCATTAGGTCCTCCAACAATGACATTCACATTCGTCTTCCCATGGTGCTTCGTACGTCCACCCTTGGCACGCTCAACCACGCCTCCCTTCTTTAGGGTTGCGAGTGGGTTCGCGGTGGCAGTGCGGCGCATTGGACGATCGCCACGTGCCTTTGCCATTGCGGAGTCGGCGCCGAAACCTACTGCGGGTTCCGCGCCTTCCGCCTTGTGCTTATTGGTTTCAGCCAGGATGTTATTGGCTGGGCCGGAAGCGCTACCATAGCCTTCGGTTAGGCGGCGAAGCTTGCTGCCGTGGGAATCTCTTGCGGAATCTTTTAGGGGATGGGCCATGCTGTTCTCCTTTAATCCATCGTGGCGTCGTTTTGGTACTGCTTCTCAGCCGACATCCCATCATCTGCCGGTTGTTTGAATGGCGTAGTGTCCCGACGCTCTAATTCGCGTTCGCGGTCAATCCATTTCGGTGAGTGCTTATAGGTTGCATCTTTAACAGGATAGGTCATTATGCAGTCTCCCAATCAATAGCGAGCAAATCAGTTTGTGAGCACAGCCAAGGAACCTTTTGCTCATCTGCCGTTTTCATGAAAACAAACGGCACCGTCATCCCCATCCCAAGCCCACGCGGCTGCTCAATTGCTAGCCACATGCCCTTCCCGTTCCAACCGCGACGACGCACTCTGCCACCATCTTGCATGTGCTTTACGGCCCACCCAATCGTGCCAATCTCTAGCGACATCAAAACAACTCTCCTTGAAAAAATGAGGCGGGGAGGGTGATGGGCGTGCATCACATCTACCGCTTTAGCCCAGGTTCACCGACCTGTACGGCGATAGCCAGTTAGAGCCTTCGAAAAGCTCTAGACCTCCCCAAATAAGTCATGGGATCACGACTTAGAAGATTCTCAAATTCAGCTTTGGCATTCTTAACATGATTGCCGTCCTTAATTACGCGGCGCGTAATCGCAAATCCAAATTCTTCATTATGAATGAAGATGCAATCTGTTCTATAGTCAACGTTAACTCGATACCCAATAGGAAGTGGAGATAATTCCTCTAGAATTTCGTTAGCAGCATCGTAAATTGTACGCTTACCATCTAAGCCTTGATCTGCTGTAGATGCCAACACGCCTATACTTATAAATGGCAATAGTGGTACAGCACAAAACAGACTACGACGGTTTATCATTGGAACAACTCCCCCTCTAAATAGTCATCCGTGGCCACGGCGATTCCCATCGTGTGCCTTGTAGCGCTGACATTCTTTTTCTGACTTGTTGTCGAGCACGGAGTTCGTATTTTCTTAGGCAGATCAGGCGGCTTTGCCTTTGGCACTAAACTTTCCGGGAGTTGGCGACGATAGCGCCATGCCATCAGTTCCATGTAGTGCCGCTGCCTTAACGATAGTTCGCGTTCTGGCGAGTGTTCTGCCAGGAATGATATGTCCTTTGCAAAGCGCTTTTGGCTCGAACCCGGCATATAACTGCAACTGCCGAGTGCCTTAGCGAGAGTGATTTCGTGCGGTGTCACGCCGTCAATTCCCGATACAGCCATTCCGTGAACTGCCGCTTGCGCCGCGCCACCTCGCGTTCACCATTCGGTCGATAGGTCAAAGGCCGTATTTCCTTCCGGCCAAACCGTAAACCAAGAGTTTGCTTTGGTCCTGCGGGCCGGTAGTTAGGTGGCTCTCCGGGACGCCATACGCCGCGTATCTCTTTCACTTGATTACGACGTGCTGCACGGTATGTGCTTGCAGGACGGGGCTTGCGTGGGCCAGCAGAGCGCTTCCAGGTCATTGCGCTATCCCCTGATAGACTGGCAAACTAAGTGGATTCGCCATCCCTTGTGCTCGCTGCAACTCATCATCCGACAGACATATCTCCGTCGTGTTGTTCGTACACGTGTTGCACGAGGACGAGGTGTAAACACAATCCCCTTCCGCAGGGCACGTCAGAACCGGGAGGCACATCATCAGCGTGCACTGTACCGACTTTGTATAGTCAATCACCTTGCGGGCATGCGGGTGATCGGCTGGGCACATATCGGCTGCGTGGGATATAGATGCAGCCATGATGAAGACGATACTTAGTGCCGCTTTCATTTTGAGACATCCTTCAATGGAAGGAACCGCATTCTTGCGGACATCTCAACCTCGAACAATGACCTTCCATCACGAATGGATTGCACGCTTTCCTTTGCTTCACCCAAAGATTCGATTATAACGTCTGGACGCTCTTGGCCGCCCTTTATATAAACTATTGAAGGCCCCTCTTTCGGGATGCCTATCATTACGAATGATAAATACTCCCCCGACGTAACCCTATCGACAAACCCGGCAACTACCGATGATACATTGTCAACTTTTCCCATCCCCTATCCTCACTTCTTAGGCTTCGTCACCTTTGGCTTTGGCGTCGCCAAATTCGTCTGCAATTTCTCTGCATTTCTCGGCGGCGGCTATCAGAAATACACGCCATGACGCTCTTAGATGCGTCCCAAGATAGTCTTCATTGTCTATGCAATTTCTGGTGATGCAGAACCCAAGGTCTAAGCCGTTGCTCCCAACCAACACGCAATCATCGCCCGCTTCCACAACAACATCAATAGGAAGTTTGCCAAGTTTGTATTTAATCTCTTCAACTACCAATGATATTGGCTTCGGCGCATTACCCTTATCCATAACACCATCCTCACAAGAAAAGAACGATTTCTTATCACTCCACGGTATTTGTGACCAATTAAGAAGAAGAGTTCCATTCCATGAAGGATACAATAAACCACGTTGTACCAAGTCCTCTGTGTCATTATTATTTGGTGGCAAATATTCAGGATAAAGCTTCATGTTTACTAAAATAGACTTTTGCGCCGATGTAATTCCGATAAAATTACCCTTTTTAGGGATAAGTGCTATTTCCTTAGCACAAAGTTCTTTTCCTATTCTAAAAATATCATCCCATCCCATCAGTCTCTCCTTAGAGCTTAGTTCCCCTTAGAACCTTAGATGAGCAGATAGATCAGGTTTGTTCTCAAGTTCCTTCAATGGAATGAACCTAGCCGCCCATCCTTCAACTACAAACACTGACTCGCTATCTCGTATTCGATCAACCCCGGCCTTTGCAAAATCCAAAGCTTTCAACATCCTATCTGGCTGTTCTTGAGCACCGGCTATCCATGCGAATGGATTACCGTCTTTAGAGACAACGACCATTACAAATTGCGGATATTCGCCAGACGATACATCCTTAGCAAACCTAGCGAGAGCGGACGAAACATTGTTAACTTTGCTCATTTCTTTCCCCTATTTCCCTTTGGGGGCTTTGGCGTCGCCTTTATTTTGGCGATTTCGTGTGCCCGATCCTTCTCATTCTGGTCTGCTTCAAAGCTACGCGCCAGCCCCTCATGTTGCCTATCCACGGCATTCTGTTGGGCTTCGTGTGCGCGGCCTAGTCCTTCGTTAATCCGGTCGGCATGGGCTTGCATTGCTTCGTGAACCCGGCCGCCGTGCTCTAGCCCTGCCTCATGTTGCTGCGCCGCACCGGCAAGTCCTGCTTCGTGCGTCCTATCCAAGTGAGATTGGATTGCCTCATGTGCCAAGCCTTGGTTGGTCTGCCGCATATCGTGGGCACGCTGCAACGCAGAATCACGTGCGCTAGCCCTAGACTGAACGGACGCCATCGCCAACTTATGCAACCGATCTGCGCTGCGTTGTTCGTTTTCCATCTGCGCCGCACGCTCTTCCTTGGCTTGGTCGGCTTGGTGGATAACCGTTTCCTTGGCTACTTCTTGCGCGGCGATACGCTCTTTCGCGGCGAGTTCTGCCATCTTGATCTGCGCGTCGGTTGCCGTATCTACGGTAGACTGACGGGCCTTCGCTGCGGCATCGGCGGCACGGGCTTGAGCCTCGGAAACACGGGCTTGCGCGGCCATCATCGTGGCTTGCGCGGTTAACTGTTCTGGCGACGGCGGCGGTGGCGGTGCGCCCGGTGGTGGCGGGTCCTTCATCAGCGAATCAGGATCATCAACACCAATCGCCGATAATCCACGCTCATCGACTTTGTTAAGGTCCATGTTGCTGCCAGGGGTCATTGCCATCTGACGCATTGCCACAATCTTTAGGTAGCGCTCGGTATGCGACGAGGTGTTAGGATCAGCGCGCGGAATCAATTCACAATCACTCAGTGCGGCCAGAAACAATGCACGGTGCCGGTCCTCGGCGGATTCCTCGGCATCTACGACAGGCTGTTGTCCTGCCATTGCGGTTAGTTCTTTGAGAATCTTTGACTTCTTGTGGTGCCGCCAAAGTGCCTCGGGGTCTTCCATGAGAAGCGTCTTTAGGAGATCGAGTTCCTGTCCTTGGGCTTGGTGCAGTCTCTTATGGACCGCGCTCATCAACTTCGTGGCTTGCTCGACCATCGCCAGCGTCGTACCTACTGGCGCGTCAGCCTTCCCCTCCCCGATCTGTAGCTCTGCGGTTCCACCGACACGCTGCGCAGTCTGGACTACATTTTCAATCAACTGCATAAAGACTGGGCTTGCGTCTTTATACGGGAGTGGCATAATCATCCGGCGCACATCGGCGTTCGGACCTGTCGCATCGATCGCCATGCCACCACCGGGCGGGATGCGGAATTGGTTCGTTAACTGCTTGGCTAGGTTCTTGAGGTACAGGAAGCCAGGGAAGTTTGCGAACATGCCGGCGTCGATCATCAGACGCCATGCCGCAGTTACCGCCTTAGTCGCATTCCCTAGGACATTCAGAAGCCCTATCCCATAGAAGCCCAGGCCAGGAATGAAGATATACGCGATGATCCTGTTGAGCGGCATACAGAACTCATCGTCTTCCGCCCAATTCCTACGGATTTCAAGGATGCGCCGTGATTCGCGGTCGATCGTTACCTTGTACGGAAGCGGAAGCCCAGTTTGCTTGCCGTCGATTTCGTGCTCAAAGCCGGGAACTTCGATTTCGCAGTAGCACTCGTAAAGCTCGCGGTCCTGTTCCTCGTTCTCAACGTAGGTCGGAGGTGCAATGCCCTGCGTTTGATTGATCTTGGTATCGACCGGGTTCTGGACTGCCGGCATGCCAGGGTTATGAAGCTTGATGTCGAGGTATGCGCCCAACAACTGCATCCTGCGCAACACGGGCGGACGCATCATGATCCGGTGGGTTACCCGCCCTGCGCCTTCCAGGTTCGTCGCGGCATTGCTTACGATCAGGTCCTTGGAATCGATACTCTCAATGACCGGCCGCCGCCGAATCGGACAATGAAAACCCTTCTTAAAGCCTATCCCCGAGAACCCGACCATAAACAGCAACTTGTCGGTGTCCGGGTAGTATTCCTTCGCTACCTTTGTTAAATAGTGGTTCATGTCCTTTTCGAGGGCGTCAGCGAGCTTATCTGCTAGCTCGTTGCCTTCGCCGTCGTTTCGGACCTTGACCGGGCCATCGGTAGGGAGCAATTCCCCACGTGCGTTAGCTTGAAAGCGTAGCACCGCTTCTAGGAGCAACGGATGATCTACTGTGCTTACACCCTCTTGTGGGGTTGCCCCGGACGCTGCGGCGCCACGAGGGTTCTTGATCTCCAGACCTAAGAGCGAGATGCCGTTCGCCATGTTCTCTAGCCACATGGAACGGCTTTGAACGTCTTGGTCTATGCCGAGTAATAGCTTTTCCGCGATGGACGCGCAATCGGAATCGCTTAGGTCCTCGGCGAGGTTGTCATTGAACCCGGTGGACGTGCGCTTTTTCTTTTCCGGCTCGCCAAAGGTGATCTGTACGCTACCATCCGGCAAATCTATCTGTGTCGTGCCGTCCGATGGGTCGAAAGACGGCGCATCTATCCCGTCTGCAATGACGGTGATACTCGCCCCTTCTAGTGCGGGAGGCGCCGGATAGCGATAATTCTGTCCTAAATCAATTGGTACGTCGGTCAACTAGTCCCAAGTTTCAAGCTAGCATAAACTTTTTTATATTCTGCAATACCGTCTACAGTTGCCCGCGCGATCGGAGACTTGTCCGTTGGTGGTGATCCCTGCCATTTCTTTTCAAGCACGTTGTAAGTCTCGCCGCTTCCAAACGAGTGGCCTTTGGTCTGGAACGCAATCGAATCCTTCATGATATCGAGGGCCTTGGTCATCCCAGCAACCAAGTCGCGTTGGTTCTCGATCTCGGCAATCGCATCCACCAAGACTTTATGAAGCGCATCGCCCCAATTCCCAGGAGCAAAGTCAACGGTGTCACCAGCCTTTAGGCCAGCCCATTTCTTTAACTCTTCAACAACGTCCGCGCTCATTTCGCTGGCCTGATAAAGTCGGCAAGAGGAAGCGTAGCAAATGCTACCGAACCCTTCACCATCCTGATTGCTCCACGACAGGTTTCAATCTCGGCAATCGCATCTGCGCAGACAACCTCAATTGAAATTTCGCCAGTCCCGTTTGGAAAATAACTGCCTTCGTATGCGGAGGCTAGCGCCTTGAGATTGGAGATTACTTCGTCGCTCATACGCTCACCGAATGCATCGGCAACCATGCCACCACACGGCTAGCATCCCGAGAAAACCCAGGATGCCCGCAGTCTTTACAATAGTACCACTCCCACTTCACGGGCTTGCGATCCTTGGTCGAGATTGTTTCATCAACCCTCCCGGCCGGAAGCCATGTGTGGGAAAGATGCTCACTCATTTTCCTTCCATCCCCCATCTTGCCACACGACTTGACGAAAAATGCTACCACATAAATCAACCTGTCGCAGCGCGGAAACTACTTCTTTCTTGCCCCCAGGCTTTATCCAGTCAGATCGCGCTTCCCAAAGATTGTCAATCGCGTCCAAAAGATCACGCCAAGCCTCATCTTTTGAAGGGAGACGTGGACTATCAATAACCTCGGCCACTAACTCCATTTTCGTTCACTCTTTCGTCGGGCTCGAACTCTTCGATGTACTCGATCGTGTCATTGTCCGAAATCGTACCAGTCCAAGACTTGTGAGGATGCACCGTCACTTCGGTCGAGGTCTCAGTTTCCTCGACGCAACTTTCACAGTCCCACGTATCAAAGCTGCGCATCTTGATCTTGCAGCCCTTGTCGCCCGTATGCACGTGAATCGTTGTGACTTTCTCGCTCATGTTTTACCCTTTCCCTGTCTTGCTCTGCTTTCCAACACTTTTGGCACAGATCATGGTCTCGATTAGGCCTTGTCACACCCCTGCGCTTTGGCAACCATGCCACGATCTTGCGACCACACTTGCATACACGTTGCATGATATCATCCGCGCCCTACCTTAGTCTTTGAGTTCGCGGTCCTGTTCTACGTTCTCCGTCTTTGAGATAAGGAACCCATCGAACTTCCGACTACAAGTAATCTCAAAAATACGAGATTTATCAAGCCACATCCCCAGAAGTCTTTCGGCTTGCACACAGTCTCGCGGCGAACTAAATTCAACCGAATACGGATTGTAGAATGGGAACTCTGGGTTGATCGTCTCTTTCGGAAAAAGCAACGTCAGAACGAAGATTACCTCTTTCATCGGTAACTCTCCATCGCCCTTTGGATTGACCTACTGAACATATTCTCCGCATACGAGACACACGCGCGATCCCCTCGCACGAACCGGACACGGACTACCAATTCATCAGTCTCACCACCGAAGTCTCGATAGACCCACTTGGCTGAGATTAGGCGGTTCATTTGTGCAGCGTTACCCCCAAGATCAGAAGCCAAATCGCTGATGACAACACCAACCCAAACATAAACCCAGCAAGAGCATCGCCATCATCGTGCCCCTTCTCATAAGGACACTGATCACGATGCTTAATTCTCACCGCTAGATGATCTTTCTGTTCCTCATTCATAGCAAAATCCACCCCGCCGCGATCATCCCAGCCATCTGGTGAAACGCATACACCGCAAAGTACCCCAGCCCGACTACGATCCCTACGCCTATAAAGACTTCAATGCAGCCAAGGAGGCGTTTCAACCAGGGACCGCCCGTATAATCGAAGACTTCGGTTGCGGCGCCTCAATGTCCGCGAGCAACTTCTTGGTCAACGACGACGCCCCAATAAACAGATCGCCGCGCTGTGGGCCTGCGTACATCGATCCGCACCCGCCCTGACGCATGACCGCGACAACCGCGACTGATGTAATCTGCCCCGCTTGAATGTCCTTGAGTAGGGTAGACACCATATCCGCCAATGGATTAGAGACGAGGATTGGTTGCGGCTCGCCATTCATGTTCACTTTTCCAGCCCATGCATACGGAACGCCAAGTTGACAATCGCCTCTGCGGCTTCCTTGCTACAGGCTGGCGCGTATTCGTTGTTCGACGGGTCCAAGAGCACGATCACCGCCCCATCTGCGTCAACGATCGCAGGACAACCACGACCGTAGCGTGTAGGATAATACTTGGTGCTTAGACGCCACGGCAACTTGAATGAGGTGCTGCGAACGAAATCGTCCTCATCCTCAGAAATTTCAATCCTCATCACGCCACCATACTTTTCGGAGTTGCGTCGTCCTCGATCGTCTTCTTGAATAGGAGATTGCCCGCAGTGTGGTAGACTACGATACCCTCGGGACGATTGAACCCAGGCGCTGCCAATGAACCACGCTCGCGCAACCGATCGAGATAATACTGAACCGTCTGCGTATCGAACTCGCCACGATACAGCACCGGCACCACATGGCAGCACGCCGGCCGCACCGCATCATCTCCCCACCGTGACACATTGAATAGCGAGAACCGCTTTTCCTTGAGGCCGTAACCCCTTTGGATACCAGCGCCCCACCATTCACCAAAATGCCTGCCAGGACCAAGCCTTAGCAGGTCCATCTTATTGCCCTGTACCCACTTCGCAAAGCCTGCGTTGTCTTGCTCGGGAGTTACCCAGCGAGTGCGACTACCGGCAAAGATGTCGCCATCCTCGGTGATGTAAACTTGCCCATTCGTGCCATCAATTTTTTCGAGCACGTAGCATTCGCGGCTAAGGCGTGCTATCTTCTGGAAGGGCTCGAATGGTGGCGCATAAACGCCAATCTCTACAATTCCTTCACTCATCCCGGACCCCCTCAGGTCTCCCCGGCCGATTCGTCTCATCTACACGTATAGCCGACTTCCCAAAGACGCTCAAGACCCCAGGCACTTTTAATGCCTCATCTTCGGCGTTTTCTGTGGATAAGGCGGCGACTTCGACCCAAGTTTCTGTTGCACGACGGACACGGACGCGGTAGTAGACTGGGCGAGCCATTCACTTCTTCGCCCACAACCCTTCGAAGTCTGGCCCCTGCGGCGTCCAAAAGCCTACTGCGCTCTCTAGTTTGTCAGCCACGCCAGGAGATTGAAGCCTCGGGAGCACGTAGCCATTGTTAGGTACGCGCCAGTAGGACATTCCCTTTGGCTTGACTTCCTTGCGAATCGGTCGAACTGTACGCCTTGGAGATTCCATCATGCACACCCTCACCAATCATGCCTAAAGTCCACAACAAATACGCACGAACCGCGCCGCCAGATGCAGTCTATGTAGGGCGAGGTTCACCGTGGGGTAATCCTTACCGCATTGGCGTGCACGGCAACCGCGAAGAGGTAATCCGACTGTTCGAACTCAACACGCTTCCTACTCTTGACTTAGAACCGTTGCGAGGCAAGGACCTTATATGCTACTGTGCACCAAAATCGTGCCATGCAGACATCTTGCTACGAGAGGCTAACAAATGACGATCCTCACCCGCCGTTCTCTACTCCGTGGCCTAGTCGCTACCCCCGCAGTGGTCGCAGTCTCGTCCCTTATGCCAGTGCGGGGGATTGTGATGCCGACGATGAGCGTATTGGACCATTCCAGCCGAATGAGGATAGTCCTAACCCCGTTTGAAACCGGTCTTGCGCGTGAAATGATCTTTGAGAGAATGATTAGACCCCATATTGCGCCGCCACGCTCTCCGTCCTTGGCCGCCACGTCGCCTCTTCTTCCTCCATCGCAGTCGCCTCATCTGCACGATACACTAGACCAGATTCGCGGAACCAGTTGAGAGCTTGCGTGCAGTTGTGCACAGTCCCGCCAACCGTAACGTAGCTCTCATCTTCTTCTACTGATAGATTGTAGACGATCGCTTTCTCATTGACGCGCTCAATCTTCTCGATATGAGTGCCTATGTAGTCTTCGCTCACAACGGCACCGCTATGCTTCGCCTTGATAGCATAATCAAGCCGGTATGCCTCTAGACACTCCGACATTCGACCAAATACCTTGCGCGGGCCTTCTTCCTTATCGATCTGATACCAAGAGGGTATTCCTAATCTGGCCAGCATAAGTCTAACACCCCAGAGCAACGATTGAGATGTAGAAGTCAATGCAATGCGGTTCCCAACCGCGCACCCATCGCCGTAAGAATACCCATCAATAAAGCCCTGGACGAAGTCTAACGGAGCATCTAGAGCCCATTGCGGCACTATCTTATTCTCGGCTAGATAGCCAAACTCCATGAAAATTGGAGTCACGAGAAGGGAAGATAGAACTACTGAATAACAACCGTTACCTTTCGTGATCTTAACGCTTTTACCGAAGGTTGAATTTATCCACGTCTGGATTCTAGAGATCGCTTCGTAATCACAAGACCACTTCACTTGGGAATGTTTACTTACACAACCCTCTGCCGCATAGAGTCCGAATACCCATCCTGCCTCTCTATCAAGACTGATAAATCTACCAACACTATCTTGGTGCTGCTTTTCTCTTAGAGGGCCGACCTTACCCTTGACAATTAGGGATATCATACCCGTTGAAACGCCGTACATTTCGGCAATTTCTTTTTGCTCACGGTGCTGCGCGAGAAGAATTATATTCTCAGCATCTCTAAACGAGAACCGACCCAACGGAGCGCGCTTATGATAAATCTTGTGATCGTCATGGGTAACAGTGTCACCCCAGACCTCCGCTAGATCAATCCTATCCTTGGCTTGACCAGCAAGCCTTGGGATAACAAGCGCGTCGTGATTAACGCGCCGCTGAGATTGTACCAATTTGCCATTCCTGCGGAAGGCATAAGTCGGCCTAGCGACTAGTTCTTTGGTAGCTTTCCATGCAGTCCCTACACACTCTTTGCCAGCGGTCTGTGGGCACCGCACTCTCATCGTTAGAAACGGATGCTCGCCTGTAATCTCAATCTGATCTAAGCCCTTAGCCTTGACTCTATAATAGTGATCTGAAATCCTAGAGCCTGTCCTAAGAACTTTGCGCCACCTACCCTTATGGGTTAGAACAAGATCACCACAGATTACTTCCGCAATACTTACGATACCACGTGTCGTTACAATGCCAGTGCTGCCAGTCAGGCATGAATCGACCAGATCATCGTGATCTGCTTTAGGAAATTCAGACATCTGCTCGCGAACTTTGTCCGACCACGCAGTCTCAGGGCAGTAAATCATGTTGTCCGCAAACATCGGGACAACGGAGTGACACCGCGAGACCTTATCCCGTGTTGGGTTAATCATCATGATCCCGAAGTTCTCACGGGCATACAATCGGTGCAGTTCGTTCGAAACGTCGGTCCCGCGCGACTTATCCTCGATCAATAGTCGGTGGACCTTGTACCGCTTGCAGGTATCCGCGACTAGCTCCACGAGTCCCCATTCCTGATCTTGGGCCTTGCGGACCTTATCCCCGGACGTGCCAGGATCGAAAGACAACTGTCTCCCGTGCAATGGTAATCGCTTATTCCACGCATACATCAGCATCAGGCGTCGATTCTTGTTCTTGTCTAGCCAGACGCCCCAAACCGTGAGCGCGGAGTAGTCGTTCTCTTCCTTCTCTCCGAACGCGGTATCGAGGCTTGCAAACCTCAGATCGAAATCCGGGAACTCCTTGCGAATCTTCCCAGGCTCTTCACCTGTCCCTTGACAGTGCTGGCAGAGCCTTAGCCGGCCAGATGGTGTCGTGTATGTCTTCTCGCCGTTACAGACCTCACAGGGCGGCGAACCCCATTCCAAGCCATATGATCTTGCTTCGATCTGGTCCCACGGCTTCCACCACTCCCATTGAATGATGCCACCGCCCGCAGGCACCGGACGCTGTTGAAGTCGGCCGGCTGCCATGTACTTGCCGAGGCCGATTTCCATGCGCCTGATCTCTTCATCATTGAAGCGTTCAGGCCACATAAGTTCGCCTTCGACAGACCTAGGGTCCTGCCAGGGCTCATCGTCATCGTACTGAGGTAGAACTACGGTTACGCAATGCCTTGTTGCATCATAGCGCATCGGAACGACAAGCTGGACGTAATCCTCTTGACCGCCCATGATGATACCAGAAACGTCGCCAGTATGTGTCCTCTGTTGAACGTTGATTATCGCACCGCGCCGCTGGTTGTTGAGGCGGGTTGTCGAGAACTCACGCCAGAACGTTGCTACCGACTTGCGATCTGCGTCAGATTCGCCACCCTCAACCTGAGTGTCATTCAAATCATCCCCGATCAGAACATCCCCGCCGCGACCAAGCAGACCACCCGCAACTGATGTAGACTGCCGCGACCCTCCGAACGTATTGTCCCATTTAGCCTTAGCGTTTTGGTCTACCTGTAGATGTATCCGGTCAGGCCAGTATTTCTGGAACCAAGGCGAATAGACCAACCGACGAGATTTGTTCGAGTTGTCCATGGCAAGGAAGTGATCGTAGCTCGCACACAGGAACCGGACATGCGGACCACGTAGGAAGTCTTCATCTGGGTCTGCGTTAGGCTGTATCCATGTCCACATCGGATAAAGTATTGAAATCACGGTAGTTTTGCCAGTGCGTGGGGGCACATTCACCAGCAAGCGCTTAATATCACCTGTGGAAACTGCCATCAGGTGGTCGCAAACCGCGTCGATAACCCAAGATTCTTGATAGGTACTCGGGTCAACCGCGTGCCAAGCGTCCTTTACGAACTCGCTTAGGCTGTTCTCGTACCTTATCCTGTTCTCTACGGTTTCCGCGTCTGCAATGTATTCATTGAGAAGCAGGACATCGGAGGGGTTATGCTTGCCAGAGAGAAATGGGATTAGGCTCAATCGTCTTCGTCAAATCCATGTGCCTTTGACCACGCCCGATAGGCTTTGTCGTATGCGCTATCTTCGCCAAGACACTCATCCATCGTGTCCCAGTCGGCGTCCGCAAAGGCGTCAATTAGCTTTTCGTAAAGATGCTCTCGCTCTGTTTCGTTCAATCGAGTCTGCTTGACGGCCTCGATCACTGAACTAAATAGACGACTCCCGCTTGCCCATCCCATCATATTACCCCAATTGGCACGTCGTTGCCCCATCGCAACGAGACTTTGGCATCTGGCCACAGGAGCAAATGGCTTCGGCTTGCAGGCTTAAAACTTTAGCCAGCCTATCAGCAACTTCATTAGCCCTACGTTCGTGGCCCAATAGCTCTTCAATGCACTGTTTCGCGCGTCGCATCAAATCACGGGTTGGTGGTGATTCCGCCTTATCTTTAGATGCGAAGTCAAGTTCAGAGACTAGGCCGTTTATCTCGCGTTGCAACATGCTCATGCGAACTTATTTGCAACCTCTAGGAATTGCTTCTCGTTGGTCTCGATCGCGAGCTTTTGGGCAAGAACACAATCGCCGGCCACAAGCGTCCCGATCGGCAGTGCACATAAACCCTGAACTCGTTTCCCGTTCTTGTCAAGTTCCTCGATGTTCATCTGCCGACCGTGCTTGATTCGGTAGCGCTTGCCAGTGTGCGAACCTGTGACCTCGAACGCCTTTGACTTCTCGTATTGGGCTAGTTGGTCAGGTGTCAGCCAGGATTTGAGTAGTTCGATGCCCTTTTTGTCGGCCTCTGTATTTTGAGGCGCATAGTCGCCTAGAACATAGTCACGTAGACGCTGGAGACTAGCTTCGGTTAGGTCTGAGGCTACAAGATTGTTCCAAGAGCTAGGAGTGGACGCAAAACGTTCATACGCTCGGAGTACACTGTCAGCCGTCAACGTCCGCTGTTCGGTTGCCGTCGTGGAGGTCGTCGCGCTGCCCATAAACATTTGGGCTTCAACTGCATTGCGAGACCGACGTAGCGTTTCCTCTACGTCCCTGAATACTTGGCTTGGTCCTTCATGTCGGAACGGCTCGATCTCGCGTATGGTCCGGTTGATGTAGTACGGATTTGGGTCATTCCACACTGAGCCAGGACGCACGTAACTGTGATGCCGCCGTAAGTGCTCTTCAAATCGCCTATAGTCCTCACGGGCGTTCTCGATCATATGGGCCGGCGCCATTATCCGGTATAGGCGCTCAAGTGCCTCCCGTCTTGGTTGCAACTCCAATTGTAGCATGTGATCTTCGTATAGGCGGGAATAGAGCGAATGGCATTCACGAACATACCCGCCAAGATCAAACCGAGAGTAGTCCAATCTCTCAAACAGCATCCAATGAACAGATTGGCCTACATAGGAGTGGAACCGCGCTTCAAACGCTAGAGAACCGTTGTCGTGGTTCCTATGATAATCAATGCGGTCGAGGTACGGCGGACGATCTTGCCCAGCACTACGAATGACCGAATAGAACGCCTCTTCCGCACTCCGAAGCGCAATATCCCTAGCGTTGAGAGGCAATCAGCCACCCATGAGACGCGGGATAAACAGCACCTCATCGGCCGGCTCGAACGCCTTAATCACTCGGCCAGAGCCTTCGCCAGTCCGTACTGCGGCAGTCCGACCCTCGGCAATCAGTTCATCGAACCGAGCTTGGGCGGCAGCCAAGGATTCGGCCGACGCCTTGTCGAACGCCTCGGTACTGTGACCGCTATGATCCATTATCGAGAATTTCATGTTAGTCTCCCTCATCTTCTCCAGAAAGGCCACATCGACCAATCCGGTCCTCTCCGCGTCTCGAACTCATCCTATTAGCGAAACGATCCCAACGCCACATCATACAACCACTGGCTAGACAAGGCGTTGATGCAGCATTGACATCTGCCATCCGATTGGCAATAGTGAGCAATGGGCACAATCTCAGTTTAGCGTTTTGTTCAGTGTACGTGCTCACTGCTCATCCAACAGCGGTGGCAGATTCAACTTAGGCAGGCTTGGAGTGACCTTGCGACGCCCAGCGTGCCATGCGTTTTTCAGCGTGATAAGTTCCCGTCTCGCGATCTCATAATCAACCGAGACTATCCCGTGTCTCTTACGCCATGCATCGATCGCAGCCTTATCCTCGCCAGTGAGCGAAACCAAGGCATGGTGCTGCTTCATGCCGGTGCGCTTGAGCTTTAGCCCGTCCTCAACCCAGCGCTTCGGTCCTAGCTGATTAAGTCCCGCATTCCGGTGCGACCGTGACACTTCCCATCCCCTATCGAGTCACGACATAGAAGACAAACGCTACTACCAAAAGACTGACTAGCCAAGCCTCAGTTCCGGGCAATCCACGTTGATGTTAAAGCGCATAGAACGCCCAGCCCAATAGCAGCCAGAGTGCAGACGAGATCAGGAGCCCGTTCACTATGCCACGGGAAGGCGCGAGGTCGTCAGGTTCCATAGTTCCTTCGACCACATTCCCGCCGCGTTGTCAACCTTAGTGCGCAGTCCCCCGTTCCTCGTCCACAACTACGCCCTGCCGCTGGAATACGTCCTCGGGCCGAAGACCCATTTTGTTGATCTGGGCAAAGACACGGGACCAAGCGTCTTCAACGGTCTGCGGTTTCTCGGTGATGTCTTTGGTTTCGGTCGATACGAGCTTGGGATGCAGGTATTGCGCAGCCGCCTTTGCCATATTGTCCCGGCGACCGACCGCAGCCCGTGAGTCCCGCATGATCCTTAGCATATACTGCAATGGGGTTTCGTCACTAGCACTCGCGACCTCAAATGCCTCGTTGATTGCCTCATCCATGCCAGACGAGACAGCCTTGATCTTATTGGGACTTCCCTTCTGACGCCCACCTGTTTTGAAGCCTTTAGCCATGGTCTATTCTTATCTATATGCACGCAAGGGTTGAAAAAAATATTAGGTTGTAATAGCGGCCGCACTTTATTGTAACATTTCGTGATTTGTAGTCTTGGACGTTTTGTCTTATGTTCTGTGTAGATGGAACGGAGGGCTAAACATGAACTACCGCCAACAAATCCAACAAATCGCGCCTACCTACGACCCTCGCCATATTGAAGGGTACATGCGTTCGGAGCATGGGACGTTGGACCACCTATCATCGCGACGTTTCAACACCGAAGTACGGATAGCAGTCGCTTGTGTCAACCAAGGCGGTATTGAGATGGCAGAACGTATCGCCAAATCATTCGGTTTGTAACATTTCGTGATTGGACAAATCGTCCAGCAGTCTCTATGTTACTCGTAGATGGGAACGGAGATGAAGATGACCAACCAAACCCTAGCGAACGCGGAAAAGGCTGGCAAACACGCCTACCACAGCGGAGAAATTCCAAGCTACGCGGCTGCTGAACGTTTCGCAATCAAGAATTACAGCATCATGCTTGAACGTGAGTGGTTCGTGGCAGGCTGGAACCAAGCCTTTTGGGATGAACAGGAACGTGTTCTGAGCGAAAGCCGCATCAAAACGGGCGATTGAACCATGCTATCCCCAACGATCGTTCTCTTTGGTGTCAGCACAGTTCTAATACTTGCCGCTGGCTTATTAACCTATAGTACATCACTCTTTTGGCTGTGGTTAGTGATAGCCTGCGGATTTTCCCTTGCCGCGTGGCAAGCCTTTAGAGCGAACGGAACCTAATACGACATCCTGTTCTTTCCGGTAGGGTGGTGGGGGTAGAGCAAGCCAGGAGAATGAAATGAAACTCAAGTCTTACAAATGCAGTCGGCCGGTGGATTTATCTACGGCAGTCGAACGTGAATGCGACGGCCACGATTATGAACGTGGAGCCCTAGAGGCTGCACAATACACGGCCTCTAATACCGCTGAGTTCTTGGGCAAACTTGTGGAGATGTTGCACGAGAAGCACGTCTTATCAGACGAGGAAGTGTTGGGCTTGTTGTCGAGTTGGGAGGAAGCCTAATGTTCAGCTACGAATATCGCACTGGAATTGACGGCAAGAAATACATGGTCTGGCCGTCATCCTATGAGCGAGAGATTTACACCGAACGCTTTCCCGAGTTGGTGAAGGATTACAAAATTGCCTCTTTTGGGCAATTCGAGAACGCCTATTGTCTGACCAGGTAACCTGTCATTGGCGTGTAAACGGCACCTCGCCAACGCATATCCTCTTGGCAGGGTCCCCATCCCAATCCACATAAAGCCCCGCATCCCGTAGGTGCCGCATGATCTCCGCGCCGTTGCCTGACCATGCCAGATGGACGTGGCCGACATATTTCAGCTCTTCGGCATCCTGTTCGTGGTAAAAGACTGCGTTATCACACATTTCATCAGGGACCGCAGCCCAGCCACAGCCCTGACAACAGCCGAAACGCGCTTCCGCGAAGTAGCCGGCCTTACGCAGATTCCTAAATGCAACCGTGAGCTTTTTCTTTGTGCTCATTGCACCTCAACTAGTTGATTTTATTCAGGAAACGCGATAGACAACTTTGGGTACATTAACCCAGTCCGTGGTGAGACCAGGGACCGCCCCGCTGCGCGAGGCCCCAACCTGCCAATCCCCGAGGGCGAAAGGCCACCAAGTCAGTCTCCCTTTATAGGCAGATTTTCCTTGTTTTGTCAAGCCCTTTGACGATGAATCCACATGGAAAGTGAACGCCCAGATTTGGCAAGGGTGGTAGGATTTTAACCCACGATCCTCGTTTTGGAGACGAGTGCTTTGGAACAGGCTAAGCTACACCCCTATATTTTGGCACCAAGGCGTGGTGTCGAACCACGGTTTCCTCGTCCACAGCGAGGCGTTTTACCGTTAAACTACAATGGCGTAACTGGTAGCGGCTGCGAGGGTCGAACTCGCCTATGTGTCGTTATGAGCAACACCTGTTCGCCTACCGAACTGCCGCCGCAGGCAAGGAGGTGATCGAAACCCCAACCTTTCCGTTCAAAGCGGAATGCTCTGCCAGTTGAGCTACTTGCCTATTGGTAGACCCTGCGAGGCACGATCTCGCGTCTCCTGAGTGAAAATCAGGTATCCTCGGCCGACTAGACGAAGGGTCCATTGAAAATTCATGCACTTTTAGGAGACTAGTCCTATCACTTTCTGACACCGCTATTCCCGAACGGGAACAATGGCCGATCTTTTGGCCGATCTTACCGAGCGGGAACCCGAACGGTAAATTTGGTGCGGACGCTCGGTGCTGCCCCGAGGACCCTAGTTTGGAAGACTAGTACGTTGCTGTTACGCCACGCCCGCGCGGAAAGCTGAGAACACGATTCCCATGGACTTGCGCCCACCCTTGCTTTAGCAAAGCAGGACCGGCCCTGCCGGCTTAACTTTCCGTAATTTAGAGGTCGCGGGATGAGTCGAACATCCGTAAATCCCTTTTAGGAGAAGGGTGCCTCGTCCGCTAGGCTACGCGACCGCACTCCGGGCTGGACTCGAACCAGCATAAAAAACCACTTTAGAAGAGTGGCGACCATCCTTTGGACCACCGGAGCATATTGGAGACGGCAGCAAGAGTTTAACTTGCCTAGGGTGGGTTGCAGCCACCAGCCTGGACGCTCGGCCATGCCGTCATTGTTGGCAGGGAATCTTGGCTTCGATCCAAGCACCTCCGCTTTCAGAGAGCGGCGCTCTTCCAACTGAGCTAATTCCCTATAGTGGTCTGCCATCGAGGATTTGAACCTCGGATTTCAACCTTCCAAGGGTTGCGGGGACGGCCAGACTCCCCTAATGGCAGTTATTCGTTTAGAAGTGGCTGTCGTGCCGATCGCGCGCATCCACATCGACCTGATGCTTGGTCCCCGCAAATGCCGGCACCGCAACAACAAGGCTCATTACAATAGCAAAAATCAGTCTCATTTCAAGTCCTTTTTCCTTCGCGAGATTGCGAATCCGCATTATACCGCACCGCAGCAATCCGCGCAACCCCACATATTGCACAAATAATGGACCTCCCGGCGTGAGTCGAACACGCACAAACCCACTTTCGTAGAGTGGTGCTCTGTCCATTGAGCTACGGGAGGGATACTTGGCGCGGCCAGGGAGTGACGATCTCCCGTTTCTCGGATGAGAGCCGAGGTTCCTACCGTTAGAAGATGGCCGCGTATTGGCTCCAGGGGAGTGATTCGAACACCCATTGGCGATGTTAACAGCATCGGGACTTTCCGTTAGTCGACCCTGGAAAACTTGGTGGAGGCAGGCGGAAGTCGAACCGCCGTCTATCGCTTGCAAGGCGAGGGCTCTGCCATTGAGCTATACCCCCGTAATTTGGTGCCTGAGCGCCGTTCCGCCCGGCGTCCTCCAGATTTTCAGTCTGGCGATTCTACTAAGTTATCTTCTCAGGCTTCTTTTGGTGCGGGCGCCGGTAATTGAAACCGGGCCTTATCAGTGGCGCTGATATGCTCGACCGTCAAGCTACGCCCGCATCGGTATTGTATGTACTTTCCTGGTACTTCTATAACGCGATTTATATGGCTGATGGCACTACGAGGAATCTCGTATCTTTCACCATCGGAAGTAACCACGAATAGAATGTCATATATCAAGTCTGATCCCAACTTACTTATATAGTTTTTCTTGCGGTTACCACCCTGAACAGATAGCCAAACCCTAAACATTTTACCGCTTTTGCTTTTACTTTCCGCTGTCTTTACTTGCACCTTAAAAAGCATTCCACCCTTTTCCACAACCAAATCGTAATCTTGGCTATCATTTATTGGTATCGATACGGTACACATCTCAGAAAGATAATGTGATATCGCAACCCCAATTCCAACATTACCTTTTTGTTTCGTATTTTTGGCTCTTCCAAACAATGATTTTGTCCTTTTTACATATGGTGGGTGATCGGTGAATCGAACACCGCTGGCGTGCTTTTACAGAGCCGGCCCCTCCCAGAGGCTCACCCAATTGGTTGCGCGGGAAGGACTTGCACCTCCGACCTTTTGCTTATGAGGCAAACGAGCTAGCTTCTGCTCCACCGGCGCATAATAGTTGATGGTTCTGAGTATAGGGCCATCACTCCACTCTTTGTCTGTCTCAGATACAGAGCTAGGAACTATGCCTGACGATCGCTCCTAACCACTCCGTCTACCTCTCCCCTGTTTGCAACCAGGATCGTAAAGGGCAAGCACGGACACAAGCTCATAAATTTTGGCGGAAGGGGTAGGATTTGAACCCACGGACCCTTTCGGGCCTTCAATTTTCAAGATTGCTGCCTTAAGCCACTCGGCCACCCTTCCTTATTCTTTTGCCAATGCTCTTGATGAGCCTCGACCATGAACCTGTTGATTGCATCCCGATCTGCTTCAACGTTGAAGTTATCGAGCAAGCCACGAAGTTTGATCTCCGCGTCCTCGATCAACTGCAACGCCTCGGCAAACTTGACCTGTCCACTCCGCACCGCTCGAAGCGTCGTCAGGTTAGGCTCTTCGACTGGTAATGACAGACGGCGTTCCGTCAACAGTTGGATGCCTTCGAACCCCAATCGGAGAGCATGCATCGCAAACTTTGTGTCGTAACCGTACTTTTCGACCAATTCAGGCCGATTGACCGTATGGGCGCGCTCGCCTTTCAACTTCATCTTCTGGGCGACGAGGTAGCCTAGGAACCGCTTGCCGGATTCTCTACTGATGAAGGCAGACCGCATCAACTTTAGCGAAAGCCCTAACGTTTTCTCTATGAGATGCTGTGGCAGCCATAGAAGAATTATCACACTTGGGTTACCCTGCGTCGCTAGCCGGCAGAACTTGCGCAGGCTGTAGAGCGTCAAGTCTAAATCTCCTGGCTTGCTACGCTCTCCTTCGGCTGCATCCCGATAGATGTAATGATCGCAGGGCGTCAGACCACACACGTACTCGGGAGGCTCGATAAACACTCCCATTTCGTCGCGATCGTCTTGGCCTTCGATTGCCGTACCATGGGCCGTCGAACCGACAACCCCGCGCAGGATTTCATTGTCTAGTGCAACCTCGCGTGCCGTCATCATCCCCTCCTAAGTTGGTCGTAACAGCAGGACTCAAACCCGCATCTCCAGCCTTCGGAGGGCTGCGCTCTATTCAGTTGAGCTATGTTACGTTATTTCTCTGTCACCCCACCTGTATACATCTTCGAAACATGGTGAAGCACCTGTATCTGGCTATCATCTGCCAAGATATAAGGTGGGTCAAGGGCTTTGCCATCGAAACACCTCTCCGTGCAACTGTATAAATTGCCTATATCCGGCGATGTTGGATTGACATACACGATCGATAACTCAATCGGGCCTAGATAGGGCATCCTTAGCCCTGTTTTGGCAATCGCCTTATGCAGGTACTCTCGGTATTGCTGCAAGACTTTGCGGTGCATCCGTCTGTGCGGTGCATCGTGGATAAATAGGCGGATCAATGGCGACCCAGGCTGTTCGAATAGGTGAGCTATGATCTTCATGGCTATAACTCATAGAGTGGTAGTCGTCTCAGGGCTCGAACCTGAATCACTGCGCTTATGAGGCGCGGGCTTTTTACCGATTAAGCTAGACGACCGTAGCACCTCAAACACCCCAGGCTTAGGTGGCGCAGGCTTCATCAGCGCATTCAGCCACCATGCCACATATTCGAACTCGGTTTTCATAATTGGCGCTCCGTAGGGGTTCTGACCCCCTCTCACACGTTAGACAGACGTGCCGCCTCACCAGATGCGTAACGGAGCATTCTAACTTTGACGTACTTGAGGTACGCGATAGTTGGAGGGTAACCCCAGCCATGATCTGGGACCTAACGGTTTAAGGGACCGTCGCTCTGCCAATTTAAGCTAGTTACCCGTGAACCCCGGAAGGCTCGAACTTCATGCGGATGGGTTAAAGGCCCATTGCCCGGCCGATCCAGGCTGACTACGCTCGGGGTCCGTAATGCCCCTGCGTTTGAGATAGTCACTCATACGTTGGTGTCCTTCAAGTTGTGGCAGCAATGATTAACGACCTTTGCTTTTACCTCTCGGAACGGTCATGCGAGCGGCCACGGTGATTGGTAGTCCCGTCAAGAATCGAACTTGCGTCAGACGCCTATCAAGCGCCGGCTCTGCCACTGAGCTACGAGACCGTGAAAATGGATAGCCTTGACTGTATCTTTGCCCGTGCGGGCTGGTATGACCCTACAGCTAGGTACGCGCCTAGTGACGCGGTTTTGCCAGCAAAGCTAAGGTGGTGCGGTTAAGGGAATCGAACCCTTGATCTCGCTATGTCGAAGCGATGGTTTGCCACTAACCTATCACCGCGTAAATGGTAGGAGATGACGGTACTGCCCCGCCGAATCCTGCGTGTAAAGCAGGCGCTTTGCTATTAAGCTAATCTCCCATGGTGCGGGAAGCGGGACTTCAACCCGCATAACTTTCGTCGGCCGATCTTAAGGCGGCTGTGTCTTGCTATTCCACCACTCCCGCATACTACTTTTAGATTTTGGGTGCTTGTGACAATAAGTGTCTTGCTGGCTATCACAATTCGGGCATAACAATCTAAGATTGTCGATGGCAAAATTAGTACCGTCACCGTCAATGTGATCCAACCTCAGATCAATGCGTGCGCCCCTCCACTCTGAAATACCACAAATTTTACATTCGTACTCTAGCACGCCACATTCTAGCAACCTTTTCTTCATTCGGTAACGAGGACCGCGACCTGACTTCCCCATCAATCTCTGTGAGAGTTCTTCTGGACCTAGCCAAGAATGGGCGTGTTCCCTCGTTGGGACTGTGATTTTACCTCTTTTGACAGCAAGATAAAACGGAGTCGATTTAACCCCGCTAAGTTCCATGACTTTTCTGGCCGTGTGCCCCTCATCAAGCAATTTCTGGACATCGCTCCAATCTCTCTTATGACGGCGCCCGCCAAGTCCTAGTTTCTGAGCGTGGAAACTAACGGTTGACTTTCCGACCCCAAGTTTTCTTCTAACATCTGCTGATGACATTCCGCTTAATAGAAGACCACGAATTTCCTTAGCCAACCCCCTTGGTCTAGTAGACATTCACAGAAGCCCCCGACTCTAAACGTTACACCGTTCATGTAATGTTCCGGTGGTTCTATTACAAGTGGTGTGGTGTCCCGAGCAAGCCACGATCTTGCACGCCTTTCGGCACGGGTATTTGAAGCCCGCATGTCTGCCAATTCCATCATCGGGACTAACTTCTAGGCCAGGAGGGACTCGAACCCCCACGACTTGCGTCATCGGAATCTAAATCCGACGTGTATCGCCAATTTCACCACTGGCCCTAGAAATGGTGCTCCTGGGCTGAATCGGACAGCCGTTACCACTGTACCAGAGTGATGTAATGCCACTATACTACGGGAGCAATACCGATCCTAGGTCCTCATTTATTCCCCAGCGGGGAGGACTCCGCGGAACCTGAACGGTTTCTGCATCTTCCGATGCTTCGTCAGCCGCAAGAATGCTGGGCCAGATGTCTCCGTGTCAGATCGGTTGGGAGACCAACGGCAGTGGAGCCCGGTGGAGGAATCAAACCCCCGACATTCTGAGTACAAAACAGACGTTCTATCACTGAACTAACCGGGCCAATCTTAGACCTCGCTCTCTAGGCTGTCACACCACTCCTTGCGGCCATCACAGCCCCGGCAGGTGTCGCGTCGGATAGGTTGGGGCGTTCTGTTGCTAGGTGCCCCGTCCCCCGGATTGGTTACGCCGCGAGGCGAACCGCATCCATGTCAACGTTGTCGTTGGCGTATGTTATTCGCTACGAAGATAGGCAACAACGGCTTCAAAAAAATCTAGAGTGTAATTTCTTTTCATGAGATTAGCTCGCATGGATATGACTGCCACATTCCCCTTTACATACCCTAAGGATGGAATCTTTCTATCTATTGAAGGCCCATGTCTGTGTCGAAACGGTTCAAGTTCGATCTTTACCTTCAAGATTGGGCAAAATTCAGGTATAGGAATATCCTCTTCCGTAATATTAAACGGAATACCTTTTTGCTTAGCCCTATTTTTGGCAGACTTAAGAAGCAATTTGGCAGGATTAAGTTGTCTCGCTTTTCGCACGGACTTAGTAGAAGGGAGAAACCCATATTTCTCTTTGTACTTCGCTCTGTACCTTCTATCTATTTCGCGAGCTTTCTCTAGGTTGTTTTTACGCCACAAACTTACCCTTTGTGAAGGTGTTAAAGCCATTCTTGTCTATCCTCGTAACGTCTGGCAAATATCGGTGCCTACCGGACACAGCTTTGGGTTTCGTATCGCTATCGATCCTATTTCTAGCCCATCAGGAATACCACGTTACTGCGACTCCATTGTTCCGACTTCGCAATGGCGCGATAACCAAGAGCATCCCCCGTCCTATAAAAACGGCTTACTGCCATGGTATTCGTGGTGGACTAGCTCGGTACTGCCCCGAGGTCTAACGATCCTCTATCCAAAGGTTCAGCGTCATCCTTCCCAGTCAAGGGAATTGGCTTTCTCACGGGGCGGGCGCTACCGCCTTTTTTAGGCACCTAGGAAATTGCGCTAACGGCGAGGCGATCTACCTCCCTTCCCCTTTAGGCTCGTCCGTCCGTAGACGGGGCCTTAGTCTCTCAAACAGGGGCCGTGAGAAATCTTGGAGCCGACTGGTTGACTTGAACAACCCACTGCGAGGTACGAACTCGCTGTTTTGCCTATCTGGAAACTAAGCCGGCCTGAATTTCTGCCGCCGCCCGATAATCGCCTGCTCTGCGTCGGACTCGCATGCCTAAATCCCCGATACGGCAGATAAGGAAGCGGGCTCGGGCGACACCCACTTGATTCATAGAAGATGGAGTCTTTTGCCACCTTTCTTTATATTCGGTATCCGCCAAAGCGGGCGCAGGTTCGTTAGCGCCCACGCAGCCTTGAAATCTGGATCAGACGGCGTTTCAAACGAAAAAGAGCAAAGCGGGACGATATGGTCTACGTGCCACTTCCCGTAGTTCTGCCAATTCATCTTTCCGGTAAATTGGCGCTCTAGATGGACAATTAACTCTGCAAGAGAATAGCCAACCAATGATTCCCATTTCTGCCCTTCTTTTTTCCCCTTAAGACAAATATGCATCGCGCTACTAATCGCATCGCGCAATCTAAAACTAGGAGACTGTTTACGCCTCTGATACGCAAGTCGCCTTGTCTCAAGATATTGTTTTCTTTTTCTTTTTGGCCATCCGTTCGTCTGCCAAAGAGTCCCAGCGGCCTTCCTTTTCCTATAGTATTCTCGACTTGCCGCATTTGCCTTTTCTTTGTTCTTGTGATGGTAAGCCCTTGCTGCTTCTAGTCTTTTTTCTTTTTGCTCTGGCTTTTCGATATATTTCCGATAACGCTTCTTATGGTAAACACGCCACTTTTCTGGGTCACGCTTACGATAAGCAGCCTGATACGCTCGTTCACATTCCCTGCAATGACCTCGCAATAGGTCACCACGCCAATGCGGCACGAAAAATTCTACTGTAGCTGGCTTCGGAATGCCACATTTAGTGCACACCCGAATACCAGCCACAGTACTGTTTGCTTCACTGTTCATGGAACAAACAGTGAACGTTCACATCCACAATGTCAAACAGCACGCCCTATCCTAAGTGGCTTTATCCACAGAAAAATAAGGCGTCAGACCCTCCAGTACATCCGTGGAGGGCCTAGTCAGGCTTCGATCATGATTTGAAGTGGAACCGTGATCTCTGCCTGTGATTCGGCAGAGTTTCCCCTACCGTATTAAATCCCGACCTCGGGATTCATGCCACACAACGACACCGGGCGTTCCCGATGCCAACAGTTCGTGGCGGATTTACGTGTCGCAAACTTCATCCTTGTATTGAACCACACTTTTGACGGCAAGTCAAGCACTTTTTTTGCGACCAAACCTCGAAAATGGTGTCCCGTGGCATGTATCCGATGCCACGGGACCGCTTAATCGCGACTTCACCCAATCCTCGGCGTTTAATACACGGTATAAGATTCAGGACGAACGTTCTTCCACTGAACTACGGCCGCACAGGTTTTGGAGCGGCCGACTGGATTTGAACCAGTGTCTTTCGAGCTTTTCACCATGCACCTTGATAGGATCAGCGCGACAATGCTCAACTTGGGGTGAATAATCTGAGATTGAACGAACACGGCTTTAGACCGCCCGTCTGCGTTCCGGCACCCCCGCTCAGGTTTTGGTGCGGGGGGAAGGACTCGAACCTTCACGTTCGTCTTTCAGTTTCACAACAAGCTTGAGCTTGTTCGTTAATCTCCCAACAGATACCCAAAAACCGCACCACCGACAGCCGGCGATGTGACCTCATCGTGAATGTTCGCTGCCTCGCGAGCCTCTTTCACAGCCTTGAGCAACTTTTCAACCCGGCTGGCAATGTCTTGCTTTTCCGGCTTTGGAAGTGCGCCGCTATGTTTGACCTGATGCCAAAACCCGGCGATCACATCCTCGGTTGTCATCTGAGTCTGCGCCGGATGCTCCGGTGTAGCTGGATAAAGAACGATTGGCTTCGAAACCTTCTTGGTCCGATGCGTCGAGGTGGCCTCAGTCTTATACAGGCCAGAGTTGGAATCCTTGCTCCAAGTCTCGGCCTCATCAAGAACCGGCATATTGGCGACCAAAGTACGAAGATCGGTCAACTGCTTTTCCAAAAATAGCAGAAAACTGACTGGCGCCCCAGAGATCAGAACTTGGTCATCTACCACCACATTCGCAGTAGCGACGCAGTTCGTCCAATCCTTACGGGCAGTGACCTCCATCAATTCAGTCATTGACCGCTCGACCGCGCGCAACACCTCATCACCGATGAACTGGACGCGCTTCTTTTCAGCCGGCAAATCCTCGCCGTCCTCATCCTTCTTTTGATATGTCTTAGAAAAGCCGTTGAACAATTCAGGCTTCTGGATAGCCTTGTTCAAGTCGGTCAATTCACTGTAGACCCTTGATTTGATACCCTTTTCGATCGCGATAATCTGATTCAACTTTGCCATGACATTCCCCTCTCTCATTTCCAATTGCTGCCATAGATTTCAGCAAAAGTCAAGTAACCTCAACTCGGGACGCGGAAACCACTTGCATTACGATGCCCGCCCCCACCGTATTGCTTCGCCACCTCGCTAACGTCCTCACGACCATCCTCTGATCGAAGTGAATAGGTCTGCTCACCGTAGGCATCCACGATTACCGCCGCAAACGGAGCGTCAGGGTACTTTTTCAGCAATTGGTGCGCCAGATCGCTTGTGAACGCATACGGCGCATAGGCTACTGGGACTTCCCACTTGCCGATCTTCTTGAAGATTGCGGTTTTGACCATATCCTCAATCTGTTGGTCGAAGAATTGCTCGATGCAGTACGCCTGTTGCATGAGAACGCTTGGGTTTGCCTTCATAAACTCGTAAACGCCGTCCCAAGACTCAAAACTGTACGGCACGCTTCGCAGATACAACCCAAACGCCCGCGACCCTTCCAACTTGAACCGCCACAGGTCCCGGTCCTCGACAAACTGCACGAGCATAGGGCATTCCTCGCCAGGGAAGCAGAAATCCCATGCCATACGCGCGCCGGAACGGTCCATATCGAAGTTTGCAAGAATTGATTGAGAGGACGGATACATATCTGCCGTCACATACGTCAGATTTTCAGGGACGATAAACTCTTGCAAATCAGCCTTTGCCGTTTTGTGATGATCGGCTATCACAATTGATTTCGCCCGTTCCGCCAGTTTCCGGCACACATCTGGCTTGAACGAGAAGTCCACCACCAGCAGATTCTTGCTAGTCAGGTCTACATCCGGCAGTTCCAAGCCATAGTTAACCGGCTCGCAGACTACATCCGGCCACTTACGCTTGACTACCCAGGCAGCCGCAAAACCGTCTGGGCAATCCTTGTGGTAAAAGCAAACGTCAGGCTTCCACATCTTTTTCCTCTACAATCTCATATTGCACATCGGGAGGGTCAGTCTTACTACCGGCCTGCCACCGTTGAATTGCGTCCACCGCGAACCTCAGATAGTAATCCCGCTCGTCATCCTCAAAGATTCCATCCCCTCTTGGACCAGCCGAATAAACCATTGTCCCAGCCACATCTGGGCATTCTACAGTAAAGCAACCGTGCCGCAGCCTAAGATACCCTACCTGTTTGTCGCCATCATAGGCATCGTATTGCTCAGGACAAGCGTAGCAAGTTCGGAATAGGCGTATCATTTCAGTTAGGCATTCCCAGCGCCGCGCCACAACAGAATGACCAGGATCGCAAACACCCCGAACATGATAAGCGCGCCGAATACGTGTTCAAACATCGCACATCCCTTGCATTTTATCGTCGTTTTGTCAACCATACTCGCCGCATTACGCACACAATTCGTACTTTATCCCGATACCGTTCCCAACCGATGCACTACCTCACCCTCCCGCCGATGCAGTTCGTGCACCGCCTCATTTGCGCTTTTACACGCCATGAAGACACGTTGGCACTCGGCGCCGGTCTGCGGGATGAAATGACGGGAGGTCGTGTAGCCACGAATCAAATAGCGATACTCATCCCCGTAGAACGATACGAACATTTCCTCGGTTGCCTGTGCATTGAGAGGGCCGATTTCAATGTCATGGTCGATCCGGCCAGGACGGATAAGGGCTGGATCGAGACGATCCTTGTAGTTCGTGGTGATGAAGACAACCATTCCTTCTGGCGTCGCAAGTCCATCAAGTGTATTGATTAGATGGTGCAACGCTGTTTTTGCAGAAATGGACTTGATTTCCAATTTACCAGTCAGTGTTGGCGGCGCCGGCATATCTTGCGGACTCTCATCCCGAGATATCGCAAGCATATCAATGTCTTCAATCGCGACAAAGGCATTCTCTGGAATATTAGACAAAAGTTGCCCAACATTAAGAACGTTCGTCATACTAGCTACGTTACGATTGAAGTGCGATGAAATCGCATAAATCAGGCTTGACTTGCCACACCCCGGAGGACCTGAAAGCAAAAACACCTTCTTATACGGCATCCCCCGACGACGATACCAATCCTCATTTGCAAAGAACCAATCGATTTCATTGATGATATCCTGCTTCGTTCCATTGTTGCAGAATACCGTATCAAGAGGTCGCTTGCGTTTCTTTGTTGAATAATTCCATGATGCTGCCACCGAAAGATAGACAGTAATATCATCATCATTCTTAGGCGCCGCCGCTTCCTCTAATATTTTCTCCAACAATTTTGTATTACGAGAAAACAAGGTCGCATGTACTTGTTCGAACAAATACAATTTACCATCCATTAACTGACGGTGGAAAAATACCAATCGTCCACGATAGAACCCTATCGATGAGCCAAACCCCGCACCTAGCGTCCTGCCAGTCTTTTGACTAATCGCGTAACTACGGCAGAACAGTGGAACCCTTGACTTGCTCAGAATCTCTATTACCTCTTCATAAAGATAGGCTTCGGAAGTCATTGTAAAATCAATCGTCAACATACGACGAATTGAATTGTAGATCGTTGACGGAATAGCCTTCGCTAGATACAGAAGAGAGCCAAACAGAAGCGTCCCTACGCCACCGACCAAGATAGGATTAGATGTCGCCCAAGTGATTGCGTTGTCAAACATGCCCCACCTTTCCCATCATTTCCACCGACAAATCCGCTTCCGTCGCCTGCCCCAAGAACTCCAACAACACCTTAATCCTGTCCCTCGACCGCGCCGACTTCACCCGAGCTATCAGCCCCGCAAATGGCCCCTCCGTGATCTTTACCGCGTCCCCCGACTTCAAGCCAGACATCGGATCGACCCTATCGAACACCCCCGCACGCTGGAGATTGCGGAACACATCGATTGTGGATTGCGGGACCTTTACCAACTTCCCGGCGTTCTGTAGTAGGTGCTCGATCCCGTCGATTGCGATGATCTTATGGTGGTCCGTCCCTGCGTCGAAGTACGCGAATAGGTAGCGTGGGAACAGCGGTCTGGCCATGACAGCATGTTGCCGGCGCTTTACGCTCAGTGGCCCGCGTATCCTTTCTACGGGTAGGAACGCTTCGAACCCTGCGGCTTCAATTCCCAACTTTGCACGAGCCTCCCCCTGCGGCGTGCAGAAAGCACAATACCATTGCTCCACTTAGTTTCCCCCATTTTCCGCGACGGCTCTTTCAATCGACCATCGCGTATTCCAAGCCTTCCCTGAGTTCCAAGTTTCTCCGGTTTCAAGGCTACAGCCACACATAGTACAAGCCACGATACAGGAACGAGCGTGCGTGCCCTTCCGTTCAAACTCTGCGGGACTGCCGCAAAATGGACATGGCGCAAGGTCAGCGTCGTTAAGGTCGCTCATTGCCTAACTCCCGCTGCAACTTGTCGATCGCCCGCAGCTTAATCTTGGCCTGCGCTGGAGTCGCGCGCTTGGCGAGGGTGGTCATTCGGCTACCCATTCCTCTTCTTTGGGTTCCTGAACGATACGTCGTGCCCGAACCTCAACCTCAACGACCCCGCAAGAATCAACGCACAGATGATTTTTCTTAAGATCGTCAACGCTAGGATAGACCATACTGCCACCACTAGCCGCCCCGACTTCGTATTCATACTCGATCAGGCACATATAGCCGATTACAGGGCTATTGATGTCGTCTCTGTCCTCTCTGTTCATGGCAACGATAGGCTTTTCAGACATCTCTCGCCCTCCGCAGTGCATTTCGGCTGGTTATTATCACAAACCCGCCTCAACCCGGCAACTTTGGCCACTCCCCGACTTAGAGGCACCTTCTGCAAGCATCGCTAGCCCGCGATGGAGAATGTTCCGGGCAGCATTAACGTCGCGGTCATGAACCGTTCCGCAATCACTGCACGTCCACTCTCTTATTCCAAGGTCTGCGATACCTCTCGGCCGCGAAGTAGGCAAACTGCCACACTCCGAACAGACTTGGGAACTAAATGCCTCAGAGACTTCAAGCGTGCTGCCGCCATTCCTAATGGACTTGTACGACAGCATACGTTTGAAATCCGCCCAGCCGGCGTCGTGAATTGACTTCGCTAGATGGGTCTTGGCAAGTTTCGACGGACCGATGTTACCTACTACTATCAGTCCGTATTCTTTGGCAATCCTCGTACTCGCCTTATGCAGAAAATCCTTGCGCCGATTTGCGATCTTGCTATGGGTCGCTCGCGCTCTCTTGCCTTTCTTGGCTCGTTGTGCGGTCGCAATGGCAGCTTCGTTCTTGCGATAAAACTGCGGTGCCTCAACAACATCGCCATCAGACAAAACAGCCAAATTCTTTAGACCAAGATCAATGCCTACTTTCGAATTAGACGCAACATTTACGCAGTCGATCTCAATTGGGACGTTGATGTACCAATGGCCTCGGTTATCTGCATTAAAACTGCCAGCTCCAATTTTTATCCCAGGTATAAGCAAATCACGCAAATGCATAGGCTCATAGCAAACGCCACGAAATTTAAACGTTTTACCATCAAACGACACTCTAGACGTATTAAATGGAACCCAACCTAACGATTTCTTCCCCCGCCACCGCAAATACGGCATTTTGACTGCAAATCTGCATTTTACATAACGAGCACAAACGCGCTGAATGGTGCTACTATGTAAATTCAACTCCAAATAAGAATGTGAAGTTAAATTCATCAAATCAAACGCCGACAACCATCGATCCCACCGCAGCATGTGCCGTTGGGCCTCATTGCAGTAGTTCCATACCGCATTGACTGCGCGAGCCTGCCGATTAAGTTCTGCGGCGTGCTTATCGCGAAGGCGAAGTTTGATCGTCAAGTGTTGTTTCATACGGCATCCACCACCACGTTCCCCAAATGTCCACCATAATTCGTGTGAGCACAAGCCCCCAGTAGAACCCCATCGCGGTTATCCACGCCTCAGACGGTATTCCACGTCGTTCCAGTCGTCCCCGTCGTGAAGTGGAATTTTCAACTCTACTTGGTATTTAGTTACCAGTCTTTTAGCCAGAACGTGCGCCGCAGTCTGCCCTACGAAGTTCTTATCGTTGTCCGCATAGATCAGGATTTTCTCCACCCCCGGTGGAGGCTCCCATTGGCTTAGTCCCAGATCGTTGATTGCAGCCCATACGGGGACGCCTGAGAGCGTTGCAGCAGAAATCGCAGTCTCGATACCCTCGGCTACGCCCAACGCATCCTTGGGCTCGCCAAGACGTACAGCGCCACCCTTCGGAATGCTCCCCGGCATCATCTTGCGGGGGGTCTCTACCGGGGCCTTCTCGCCTTCCGGGGTCAGAAACGTCCGGTGAATGTTGATAGGCTTTCCGCTCGCATCCCGGACCAGTGCAATCATGCCAGAGAAATATTGGGGCGGATCGTCGGCGTACTTCATCGTTTCAACGTAGCGGAGGTCCTTCGGGAATTTCGTAAGCCCGCAGCGCCGATTCAGCCACTTCCCCGCCGCATCGTTCAGCGTGATCAGGGCGGACGCCTTCCACAGCCCCCGGTACATTTCCTTGGCGGCGTCGGGTGATTGCTCCATGACTTTCCTCGGGCGTGCTTGGCCGATTAGCGGCTTGATTAAGTTTGCGGCGTCATTGAACGAACACCGCTTCATTTTCATGACTAGGGTAACACCATCCCCGGCTCCGCAGTGTGTGCAGAACCACGTACCACGGCCCTGCTTGTTGTCGAACCGTGCGCGATCTTTGCCACCACACAGCGGGCACGGTTGATGCTTCCCGGTTAGAAACTTGGACGGAACGCCGAGCGCGGGGAGGATTTCATGCCAGCGGTTGCCGACTTGGTAAACGAAAGCCTCACTCATCGGGTGTTTCCTTCTCGGGCTGGGCGCACTCGCCTTCACAGCAATGCACAATGCCCCAGCCCTCACACGTCGGACAAGGCACCGTCGTAAACTTCTCAGGCCGAGGGTCGATAATCAGAACTCGGTCGCCATGGCACGTCCCGCAAATCACGCCCGCGCTCCTGCGTTCGCTGGATTTTTACGACTTTTCGCAAAAGCAATTTGTCGCGATTTAATCCACGCCTTCACCTCGACATCGACCATGCTGGCCGGTGGAGTGTTTTTGATTGACGGATCAGGCCAGACCCCAAACTTTTCCTTGTAGCTCCACGCCGACCACCCAGGCTTCCTACCGTGCAGCAATCCATAGGCTTTCAGTTGCGCAAGGAAGCGTGTCTTCTCGGCCATCGTATAATTCCTGCTTGCCCCCTTCTTTTGGTAAACCGGCGCATCTGGATTGATTTCCATAAGTTCGCCGTCGCGCTCGATCGTCCCCGAAACAACCTCTGGTTTGAACCCGCAATGTGGGCACGCCGCATGTCCCTTTGGTCGCAAGGCTTGGCATGACGGGCATTCCTTTGGTAGCCGAACGCGCCTCTCAGCCTTCGCCTTCGGTAGTCCGTCGTCCAAGCCATCGTGGTGAATATCCGTCACGAATCCCATGCGCATTGTCGTGTCGGAATGGTCGAGGATCAGCGCGTGTTCCTTCCCCGGTGCCGTCCGCAACGCGCGCCCGATGATCTGCACGAACAGCATTTCTGACCTCGTGGGCCGAGCCAGGACTAAGCATCTAACATCCCAGTCCACTCCCGTCGTCAGCGTCCCGACGTTGCAGACAACCTGATAGGCCCCATCATGGAAGCCCTTGCGGATCGCGCGCCGTTCATCATCCGGCGTCCGTGCGTCCTGGTAGGCTGCTTTCACGCCAGCAGAGATAAACCTTTCCTGCAATGCCTTGGCGTGCGCGCAGTCCACCCCGAACACCAGCGTCTTGTCCTTGCCCCATTTTTCCTGCCACGTCCGAACGATGTCCGCCGTCAACGTACCGGCCTGCATCGCGTCCGAAAGTTCGCCCTCGTGGTAGTCGCCAGCAACGATCTTCACGTCGCGCAAATCGGGATGGCCGGTCGCAAATACCCGAAATTTCGAAAGCAAACCCTTGTCGATCAACTCCCGAGTCGTCGCCGCAATCAGCAGGGAATCGAAATACTTGCCCAGCCCTTTCGTCCACGGAGTCGCACTCAAACCGATGAACGGCACGTCTTTCCAGCCAGGTTCGAGTAGCCATTTCTTGTGAAAATCATGCAGCACATGACATTCATCGATCACGACAATCTGCGCCTCGGGATACGCCCCCCGTCGCCGCAAAGTCTGCACAGAACACACCTGAACCGGCTTATCCCACGAGGTCAGTTCATGATTCGCCTGGATCACGCCAATGTCGCGTATTCCCTCAGAGTAAAACGCCTCAACAGTTTGATCTATCAGCGAAATACTCGAAACCACAAACGCCATTCGGTTGCCCTTTTTCTGCGCTCCCTCAACGATTGCCGCAGATAACAGGGTTTTCCCAGCCCCGGTCGGCGCCTGCAAAACAATCCGTTTCACGCCATGCCCGATAGACTGGCGCAATGCAACCAATGCGTTCTGTTGGTGGTCCCACAACTCGCGGTTCATGTACCCCTCCTATTACTCCTATCCATTCTTTTCCAATTGAGAGACTGTCCTATGAGAGTCTTTTCTATCTTGGCTAGGTTCTTTCTAGTCTCTAGCTTCTAAGGTTCTAGTCGGATTTGTTGTCAAATGGAGTTCCGACACCATCCTCTTGTTCGCATCCGACACCAACCCCGACACCAACCTCATCGCAAACAAACTGCATGGCCTCTAGGCAGGTCATTGTCCCAAGACCGGCACGCTTACGATTGCACATTACTCCAGCGGCAACCAGATTGCTTTCATCATTTGTCCCACCGTCTTTAACGCCAATCACGTGGTCAACATGAAATTGGTTCGGTTCTACTCCCGTACCTTTCCAAATCAACTTGACGCCACACCAATGGCATTTTCCATTTGATTTATCGAAAATACGTTTAGTTTTACCGGGGGCATCAGTTCTTTTGAACGGTCTAACTCGTTGACTTTTTGGTACTATCCCACGTCCTACATTTGGATTACCACCACGCTGTCCTCGATCAGATGCAAACTCTATTTTTTCGCGATCTTTCACCATGCGTCGAGAAAAAATTACATTACTCTCAGTGCGGCCGAATACCTGTCTCTCTTCTAATTCAGCCAGAGCCTTTCTGACCTCGGCGGCGGGACGAGCTACCAATGCCGCAATATCGTCATTGTTGGGCTGTAGACCGTCTATATCGAGATGGCCGTAAGGTGTTCCTTCGTGCATATAGCAGATCAAGTCGATCCACAGGCCACGCGCAGCCAAGGAACACATGCGCAATCGGGGATCGGCCCGCCAATCGGCAGGGTAAAACTTCATCCATGGACGATCCACCTATCCCCCCATTCCCCGTCGCAAGTGTGTCGCCGCTGCCCAGTCCCAGGTTGCTGCTGCGTCGGCACGATCGTTGTCATAGCACGAGTCGGGCATATAACCCAAGACTTGACACCTTGCCACCACAGCGCGTTTGGTCTCGGCGCGGTCCCCCATGTTGGCTTTGCCGATGAAGTGCTTACGGACGGTGGCGGGCATTACGTCCAAATAAGGCACGTTATAGAGCTTGCACAGGACCTCGACCACGGCATGAAGTTTCGTCTGTAGGACGATCGTGGAGGCCCGGTTGCGGAGCACCTTGACACTGGCGACTAGCGGGAGGACACGTTCCTTCACCACCAGAACCGGCAGTTCCTTCTTAAACTCCGCGTGCAGTAACCTCCACAGGTGGGCTAGAGCTACGTCGTCATTCTCGCCGTGGACTTTGAGGCGCACCGATTTGCTTTCCGGGACGCCAGCATTGACGTGACCGATGCACATCCCGCACGAGGTAGCCAAATCTAACGAGATAAGTAGCCCAGAGTTCGCGATTTGTCCCCCCCGAACAAATTGGCGCGCAACACCTGCCAAATCCCAATGAAGGTGTTGCGCGCCGCTTTAGGACCGCAGTCCTAAAGGTGATAGTCGATGCCGCCCATCAAGCGTTGTTCATTGAACTGCTTGAACTGCGGATTGAAGAGCCCCACCGAGTTTGATGGGGTGAACGCTTTGTTGAAGAACACGTAATCATATTCCAACTTGGCGGTCCAGTTCTGTGCGATTGCCGCACGGAGTTGACCACCAACCAACGCCCCGGCGACCCACTGGTCACCACACGCCATGCCAGTGATGCAAGCACTGATATTGTGCTCTGCAATACCTGCTACGACTGCTGGCATCAGATTTGCCACCGAGAAGTTGGTAGGCAGATTGATCGGGATCGGCCATTGAGACGGTGGCGTGAGATTGGTCGCCTTTGGGACCAGTCCCGTCAATGTCGGAAGAGGAGCCCCAAGGACGAGTTTTTGCGCAAAGAACCAAGAGTTCTTTGAACCGCAACGCCCCGCAACGCATGACGTTTCAAACCGCGTGAAGTCGTAATCGAAATCGGACTCCACCGCAGCATAAGCCCCGCCGATAGAACCGCCGAAGCCGATAGTGCCACCCGCCATGATGCCAGCAGGATAGACCTTGCCAGTACCAGTCGGGTCAGACGCAACACCAGGAAGCGTCACGAAGTCATATTCCTGGCCAGTGAATGCCGCCCCACCGTTGATGCCGAGATAGAGCCCGGAACCAGACAGCGTAGGCAGTGGCGCAGGCGCCGCTGCCTTGTAAACCGGCATATCCGCTGCCCACGCTGGCAACGCGACGCACGCCAGCAGTGCACCTATCAAGAGTTTATTCCCCATCCCACTACTCTCCTACTTCACGCCACGGGATTGTGACGTGTTCTCCGATTATACGTTCGTTTTACGCTACGAAAGTCTCTACCAACGTGGCGACCTATTGCTGACCAACTCCAGCCAAGATTGCGAAGCTCGACTATCGTCATCGCAACCTGCCAATTCTTTTCCTTGGCACCCTTGGATTGCCGGCACACTGCTTTTCGTGGAGTGCTTCGGTCAACCCTCAGTTTTATCCCGATCTGCCCCCACGTAAGCCCACGCTCCCGTAGGCTCTGAACCATCTGCGGGTCGATCACGTTGTAACCCGCAACGCATGCGCCTCACAGTACGGCCGGTTCTCGTTCAACGACGCTGACGGATGCCCGCAGAAAAAGAAGCCCTCAGTGCCCACATCCCCGACCGGAAAGCGACAATGGCAATTCTGCAATTCCCAGATCGTTTTCCGTTGTTCAACCGGAATATCACTGTCTTTCGCCACCATCTTTTTTTCTATGCGCTCGATATTGCGCTTGACCTCCGCAGGCGGTGTCTTTTTCTGGCGTATGTTCTTGGTCAGTGACCCATCATTCGGACGCCCTACAAGTGTCGGGGCGCGAGACTCCAGCCCGAGGCGATGTTTCTTGCCAATGATTGAATTTCTTGTGACCTCGCCCTCAAACTCTTTGCTCATCATTGACATAATCATGGACGCCGAGACCCCTTCCGCCCACAAGGTTTTCAGCCTGTCGATCGCCCCCGGCTGGTCCCAATTGAAGATCGTTCCCATTATTAAGCCCCATTTCTCTGCTTAGCGCCAGCACCCAATCTCGAACTGTTGCGTCTGTCCCCAGGTTTATTCTCTCCATTGCTGGGCGGCATTTCAATACCGCATTTCTAACCGTAGTGTGGTCCATGCAAAAGAATCGGCCGAGCGCCGCATAGCTAATGTGGCGCACAAACGTATGGCAGATTACGATGGCAATCCATCTGGGATTACAATGCCTTGAGAACCTTTCTCTGGACATTATGAACCCCGGTTCAACACCGAATGTCCGTGCAGCCTCGCGGACAATGGCTTTAGGCGTGATGCACCCACCATTGATCTTCGCGGACGGCGGAAGAACTTTAACGATCGGCGGTTCTGGTGGTGGCGGCGCGATTGGTTCCGGCGGCGGCGGATAGATTCGTTCGACCGGCACTACCGTACTGGCAGGCGGTGGGAACCATTTGCGGCGGCGTTCCTGATGTGCTAGAATGCGGGTGCGGACATCGGCAGCATCCGCGCATAGGTATTCGCGGTAGTAATTGAGTCCCAATTAGCCCTCCCCCGAGGAAATCAGTCAACCGGGCCGTCCCCCTACGCCTCAACTGGAGCACGTAGGGGGGACGCCTCACCCACCCCTACGCTACAGACGCGACAAGGACCAACCCAGTTTCAAGAGCATAGGCGCGTTCTAGGGCGCCTCCAAAAGTCGATGATTCATTGGGATGAACCATAGCTATCGGGTTAGCAATCCGGGCCATATCAGGAAGGTGGCCCGAGGCTCCATTTGCGTACCAAATGCCACAACCACGGACGTACACGTTCTGGTAGCCATGATGGGTAAGATATTGTGCGATCAGACAATGGCCGTTGCTGGTATAGCAGTATTCCTTATCTGCTGGCTGTTTTTCAAGCCACGCGATAAGCCCCTGCAACGAGAACACGTCAGGTTTCGTTTCCCACTTCGGATTGTATAGCATGCACAAGCTCCCCAGCCGCGCTATGGAATAAAAGGACGGCACTAGAGTACCGTCAAGTGGAGACGGAGTCAATCATCTAAGCTCCGCCTCGGGAGGAATCAGTCCGCCATAGATTGCACAGTTGAGGAACTGTGTCAACAGTGTGCGCTGTGGCGAAGTGACGCAGGGTTTCTAGTTGACAAATTGTCAGGAGATACTAGTATCACGATAGAAAGACAGAGGGGAATGTACATGCCTGCACAAATTACTGATGGTTGGCTTGCTGGGAACTTTGTCCGTCAGGTTCGCAAACCAGGGCGCTGTCACTATTGGCGAGGCACCGTAAACGGCGGCCATTGTCGGAAACCATTAAAGATTGGTGATTGGTATGCAGAGGGCGAACACACCGACACTGACAACCCTTGGCAGCGTGACCGATACTGTCTGAAATGCGCTGGCCCGGAAGCTATTGCAGCCGTTGGAAAGATCGGAACATAAATTCCACCGAACCGGCCCGACCACTACCCTGTGGAATGCCTAGGGTCGAAATCTTCGGAATTGTTTGGTGGGATACAGGCGGTCCCGGTATCATTAGGATTGTTGCCGGGACCGCCATCTAGCCAGGAGGGAAAAATGACAATCCGTGACTACCTCTACGAACTCGCCGCGATTGCTGCGGTGCTTTCGTATCTGACCATGGTGGCAGTGTTCGCCGATGTGGCAACGGAGTATTTCGCAAGATGAAACCGCATCCATCAATTACCGACGAGCGAATCATTGCAATGTGCGAGCGCCGGATGCAGTCAACCGACAACGAGGGGATATGCTTGGCTTGCGGAGCCGATGCGGAAGGGATCGAACCGGATGCCCGTAGGTATTCCTGTGAGGCTTGTGGCGCCCATCAGGTCTACGGGTGCGAAGAACTGTTGATGACAATCGTATAGGAGCAAGCCATGAGGATTGACTTTCCAGACCATGAGATCGGCCCATGGCAAAGAGTGCCTTGGTATATCCGTCATCGCGGATCGTATCGCCGAGAGCATTGGCGATGGGTCGTCGATCATCTAGGGTGCTGGTGCGGTTGGTACTGGCAATATAAGTGAGGATGACATGGCATCTGTGCTTATCGAACCTTTGGCCTGCCAGATTGAAATCATGTCCGATGGCCGCGCGGTATGGGTCCGGGATTTCACCGGGCCAATCGCGAAATTCAGTAAAAATCTCGTGGAGATCAGCGTAGGAACTGGTCGTGCGACTTGCGAATATGGGCCAACTGTGTTAGACAATTGGAGGCGGTGGCAAGTTGATTTGATGAAGCATCGCAACATTATCGTGGACGATCAGCACATGCCGGCGTTCCTGTGTGAGCAAGTTCGGAAAGCGGGGTAGGGACATGGACTGGCAGGAGAAAGCAGCGGCACTCGACGCACTGGCGGAAATCGAAATCAGATTCCGCAAGCCGGGAGATTGGTTTGTCAATCAAGACGTTGCCATAAAGGATGACCATTGTTTAGTCGGCGCCTGGGGCAACGGTGAGACACCGCAGGCTGCAATCGAGGACCATTGGAAGGTGTTAGTGGAAGAGCCAAAGTTTCCACTGTATCTCGTGGCTAGGTCAGGTGACCGGCGCCGTGCCGTGTCGTGGAATGGCTTTATGTGGGCTGACGTTCACGAGCCCAAGCAGGAGAAAGCATGAATAGCATGATACCACAGCCGTCGCCAGAAATGAGTGCGATGGGTGTCATTGAGCGGGTGTTGGCCGATGTCAGCCTGCCAATGGAGCGAATCGAACGGGCCTTTGACCTACGGAAGCAACTCAAGGCCGAGTACGCGGAGATGGCGTTCAAGCGCGCTCTCGCCCAGATGCAGCCTGAACTCCCAACAATCGACAAGAACGGTCGTATCGAAGTCCGGGCAAAGGACGCCAAAGGCGAGCGAACCGGGGCGGTTCAGCAGAGTACCGCATTCGCAGACTGGGCCGACATCAACGACACTATCAAGCCGATTCTAGGTAACCACGGCTTTGCGCTAAGTTTCGTCCCGTCCAACGCAGCGGACGGACGAATCACAATGATGGCAATCCTCGACCATCGTGAAGGATTCAGCCGTACCGCAGAGTTCAGCGCAGCCTACGACACCACCGGCTCCAAGAACAACATCCAAGGCGCTGGTAGCACTATGAGCTACCTGAAACGGTATCTTGGCTGCGCTTTGCTCAATATCACGTCCCGCGCGCCAATGGACCGTGATAAGGACGGCTCTGATCCTATCACCGTCATCACCGACGAACAGGTGAAGGAACTCGCGGACGAAATCGCGGCAACCAAGTCGGACGAGAAGGGGTTCTTGGGCTTTTTCAAGGTAGAATCTCTTGCGGAATTGCCGGCTGCAAAGTTAGAGCAAGCCAGGAAAATGCTGGCAAAGAAGAAGCGGGGGGCAAATGGAGATCGTTGATTGCGAGCAGGGCACGCCGGAATGGTTCGCAGCCAGATTAGGCATCCCCACAGCTAGCATGTTCAGCACCGTTCTCGCGAAGGGTGAAAGTAAAACACGCTCAGAGTATATGAGAAAATTGGCAGGCGAGGTCGTGACTGGCGAGCCCATGGAATCGTTCAAGAACGGCCACATGGAGCGCGGGCAGGCCATGGAGGACGAGGCCCGCAAATACTACTCGTTCATGCACGGCGTTGAACCGCAGCGGGTAGGATTCATTCGGGACGGCAAGAAAGGATGCAGCCCTGATTCGCTGATTGGCGAAACTGGGATGCTTGAGATCAAGACAACCTTGCCTCATCTCCTTATTGACCTGTTGGAGAAGGATAACTTCCCACCCGCTCATAAGGCTCAGTGTCAGGGCAATTTGTGGGTTGCAAAGCGGGAATACATCGATATTATCGTGTATTGGCCCAAGATGCCGCCGCTCATAAAGCGAGCAGCACGGGACGAGGACTACATCCAAAATCTAGCTAGCGAAGTCGATCGGTTCAACGAAGAACTAGCCAAGATGGTTGAACGGATCAGGAAGTACGAGACGGCATGACCGGACGCCTCGCATTCTGGTGGGACAAGAAGAACTGCGCCATGAGGCCGGTCAATAAGACATGGGCCAAGCGTTGCGACGATCGGTTCTTTGATAAACAGGTCTATTGGCTGGACGAGGAACACGAGCGGTCAGAGGCATCGCACAATCAACAGTTCGCTTGGCTTGCCGAGGCTTGGAAGCACCTCCCCGAGGACCTCGCCGAGGAATACCCTACTCCGCTGAAACTGCGGAAACGAGCGTTAATCCTGGCTGGCTGGTACGACGAACAGATCATAGATGCCGGCACAAACGACGCAGCCCTCCGCGTCGCAGAAGGGATTAAGCTTCGCGATGAGTTGGCGTTGATTTTTGTGAGGGACCAGTACGTCCTGATTCGGACGGCTAAGAGCCAAGCCAGATCGGCAATGAAGTCTAAGGAATTCCAGGAATCCAAGCAGAAGGTGCTTGAGATCGTGGCTGGCATGATCGGAGTCACCCCGGAGGCGCTACTTGCGAACACAGGCGAGGCAGCTTGACGTGGACCTCATCCGTACCCGTATCGAGTATGATGATACCGGAAAACTGACGGTATGGCTACGGGCTATCCATCTGCCAACAGGGATAACGGTTGACGGTGGAGATACCAAACTTGGTCCGCTACTACGTGAATTGGCCTTGACAGTTGAGGCGGCAAATGATACATAGGTTAATGACAGATTAACAATAGGATGTGGGCAATGCCGGTACTGAAATCCAGACGAATTGGAGAGGATTTGCGCAAGGTATGCAAGACGTGCCTGGGCACGGGCTTTGTACCGATGGCGACCGCAGCAATCGCGCTGCCTCCTAAAGAGCGTCGCAAGTTGGATCAAGCCGCCGCTGATAATCCTATTAAATGCTATGTATGCGACGGAACTGGAAAATTGTTAGTGGGGCTTTTCTGCCCGCTCTCGGTAAAGCCATTGGACAATCCAAACTTTGATCCCGGTGAGACGATCATTCTTGATCGCGACACGGCGCATATCTCAGTCGTGAGCAATCGAGATTTTGCGCAACGTGCCGTAGCGGCGATCAACGCTCTTGAGGATAACGGCTTTTTCCTCATGGAGCATATCGACGGCACATATTCCGTCGAACGCAGAGGCGCTTCTCTCAACAGATGACCCAAACTATCAAACCGAATTACAGGATGCTCTCATACGGGCTGGCGTAATTTGTGAAGCGTTGCGCCGCCGACGGTTGAGATCGAAGCGTTAAAAGGGGATTAACAATCGATGTCCGACCGCGAGGTTTACGACCGACAGCGCAAACGTATTGCCGAGCTAGAGGAAGCGGTCTTGATGGCCGATAACCGACTCGAAGCGGCGTTGATGGGCGACACCGTTTGCAGAGGATGTGTCGAGATCGCAAAGTCATATCTGTTTCGGCACGTCCGTGGGGATTAAACCAGTAAGAGGATCGGCAATGGATTGGCGGCCTATCAATACTGCACCACTCTACACAAGAATCCTTCTGTTTGATCGCGTCGTTCATCTCGGATCAGTTGGTCACGATGGCGCGGGCCTAGTGGACGGCGGCAATGTCCAACTAGGTGACATCAAATTTTGGCCTACCCACTGGCAACCACTACCTGAGCCGCCCAGCAAGATCGAAGCGTTAAAGGGGAATTAACATTGGCTTCCCGTATCTCCCCTCCTGCCACTCCTGGACTGCTTCTAAAGGGCAGTGCACCTGTCAAGAAGCGCAGGTTGAAACTCGGCAGGAACCCACGGGAACGGGACGAGGAACATCTTTCTGCCATACGAGTTCTACAGTGCATTAGTTGCGGACTTGACCAAGGCTGTGAGGCTGCCCATATTCGTATGTCAAGAGGCAAAGGCACTGGCGGTGGCACTGGGTTGAAACCTAGCGATGAATTTACACTTCCACTTTGTTCGGGATGCCATCGCCAACAGCATGCCGAAGGAGAAGAGTCGTTCTACGAGGCTATAGACCTCGACCCCCATTTGGCCGCAGCAAAACTGTATGCGGTCAGCCCGTCGATAGATACCATGCGGGCTATCGTCGCGCTATTCCTAGCATCCCGCATTATTGGAGAACCATCGTGAACCTCAACGCAATGTCAGTTGATACTCTGGTCGAACTTCGTGGCCAGATCGCAAGCGTTCTGTCGGAAAAAGTCTCGGAGGAACGGCAGCGGTTGCAGGCCAAGTTGAACGCGCTGCCTGCAATCGGAGGCAAGACCGTCGTGTTCACCCCGAGCCGACACATCTTGGCTGGTCAGAAGGTTGCGCCAAAGTTCCAACACCCCAAGACTGGCGAGACGTGGGCAGGTCGAGGACTGAAGCCTCGTTGGCTTACTGCGGAACTCGACAAGGGCAAATCGCTCGAATCCTTTCGGATCGCATCGTGAGCCAGTTAGTCTGGCTTATCGTCAACGGGAGGCCGGAACCACAGTTCTGGCCTTCTGATGTTCCTGATAATGGGAAACCTATGGCAGGGATGCTTGGCAGGATTGCAGACAGGCACGATCTGGATTCTAGCCAAGAAAAGATGACGTTGAGCGAACTTGTAGCGTTATTCCCGGCGCCAGTTGTAACTGACAATTGAGGGCTCCTGTGAACCTACTTCCCGAGAAATGCGAACGATGTAACGAACCGGGCGTAGCGTTTAATGATGACGGCGAGTTCCTATGTGAGGATTGTTTGTTCGAGGAAATGTGCGAATATAATCCAGAATGGGAAGACGACCACTTGTGATTATCAATGCACCCCAAACATCCACTTGATTGCACCGATGATTACCTGCCCTGTGAACCACCCGACAAAGCCTAGCAGCAGAAGCACGATACCGAGTGCTCCCGCGAACTTTAACCGGGTGGTTTGGTAACTGTCAACGATCGGCTTCATGACTTTGACGGCCTCAGATAGCGGGGCCAGGACCTCGGTAATATGGTCTACCTTCTGGCAGATTTCGCGGTGTTGGGCTTCGTTGGATTGGCAATGCTGGTCAAAGGTGCGCTGAAGTGTCTTATAATTGGCCTCCAGCCCACCTATGGACCGGCTGATTTCGTCAATTCCGGTCATGTGACTTACTTGGCTGGAGGAATCTGCGGAGGTCCGGGCGGCATGACGCCGTTGGAAACGAACCCCAAGACCATGTATGATGCAAGTAGGCTTTGCAGAATCAATTTGGACGTTGTGGGATCAAAGTAGTCTGAGAACGTGATAGTTCCCAAAGCTGCCGAGATTGTTACCATGACGATGTGGACTACCCAAAGTTGCTTGTCTGTTAACACGTTTTCCTCCTTATGCTGCGTTTGGTATGTTTATTTTACCACTGAGAACTAGCAGCAAGTCTCGCGGTGAAATGTGATTGTTTGCAGATGAAAGTGTAGGCATATAGCCAGAATATTCCAAAGCCGCTGCAACCAACTCAGAGCAGAACCAAGAATCGTCTTCCCGCCAATCACGATCTAGCGCCAAGCCAGCGATAGCAGTTATATCATATGGCTTGCCAACTTGATTATGCAGGAACGAAAGCCAAAGGACATCCATTCCCGACATTGTTGGGAGGTCCACAATCAATTCCCGGACTAGTGTTGCTTTGTCATATCCCGCTGGTCTAATTTCAACACCACCATCAAGATGCGCCCCAAGCATTGAACCATCTGGCAATACAGCCTCGCAGTGCGTAGGCCATCCATCCCGTTCCCCGAATGATATCGCTTTGGATAGGAAATCACTGCCAGTGCAAAATCTTACTTTCATGTCAAAAAACACAGGTTAGCGTGGACATTGTTGTAGCCGTCCGTGATTTGATGGACGGTGCGATCAGACGCAGCAGTATTGCAAAGCGAGAAATGGAGTGCCCATTCGGTGTAGCAGTCTGTGGCTTCGTATTTCTTAAACCATGGCTTGCCTTCGTTTTCAATATCCCAGTTTCGGGATTTCGCATTGCCGCAGTAGGCATGCCAGCATGTTGTGTCGGAGTGATTCGCGAAGATCATGTCATCAGGTCTAAACCCATCCAGCGCGACCAACCGATAGTTCTGTGCTCCCGTAGGCGCATCGCCCATCCCCGAGACTACTGCGTTCGCAATCGCACACCCGCTGGAGTGTCCGACGATGATATGTTGGTGGTCCGGGGCACCTCGGATCATGGCAATGATCTGGTCGAAGCGATCATTTCCAAAGCCGTTTAGTGCCTCTTGAAGTCCAGCCCCAGCGCCGTGGGGGTAAGGATACGCATAGAAGTCAATATCCGGGCGTTGATCCTCGGCGCTCGCTAGCCACGCACGCATGTCGTGGAGCGTAGAGAGAAATCCGCCAAAGAATAGCACCCGAGTATTCATCGTTACCCCTTCGGCATTGCGTTAAGATATTCTAGCAATTGGTCTTTATTGAATTGCTGGCGTGAGAGACCCTTAGCATCGAGCATTTCGAAGCTGAGATAGGCTACTGCCTGCATACAGCGGCGCTCATAGAACTTGTACGACATCAGGGCCTTTCCACCCCAAGTTGGGAATGATATTTGATTCGGCGCCGGGAAGCCCATGCCAGGAACGTAATGCCCACCATCAGGCTTATCGTTGGCGTCAAAATTCCAGACCTCTTTGGCCTCGAATTGCTCTTCCTGACGATTCCCGACCATGATCCCCATGCCGCAGGAGCCGCAGAGCCACGTTGCAAGTTTGAACTCGGTAACATTACCCGGTTGGATTGCCACCATGGCGTCGATCTTATGTGCTATCCCGTTGGCGTCGATAACTCCGTTTTTAAGCCAGTAGTTTCCGCCTTGGATCATATCCGTTCCTTGGTCGGAGCCCTTCTTTAGAGGATTGTACCCTGTGACTTGGCTGTAGAATCGGGTAGCGTCGGCGTTCGTGAATCGTGGTGGAGGTGCGCCGGCTAGGACCTTGTTTAGGATTGCCTGTTTAATCGTGCCAGCTTCCCAACAGTCTCCTAGAACGTCGTTTTCCAACATTAAATCAATTGGAGCTAGATTGATGTTGTCGAACATCTCCGGTGGAGTAGGGAGCATCGTCGCGCTAAAGAAATCCGCGAACCACGGCATTTGGTGGCTGAAATTGAACGATAGTCCGGTTTTATACTTCATCATGCTACTAATTCTCCCGAATCAACAATCTTCTGCACACCCTGCAATAGGACATCGACATCGTGCCGCACTTCGGCCTCGCGTCGGATAATCGGACCCCAGTGTGATTTCAAATTCCTGAGCCCAATCGCCGCAAACCATGCCGCAAATGACGGATCGGACTTACAAAGTGCTTGAAATTTATAACCATTTCCGCTACCGTAATTCGCCAGATCGAGCGTAGAGCAATGGACGCCTTCATGGAAGTAATTCGCCAGACCAGACAGTTTCCAATTGGTAAACAGGTCCAACATCAACGGATTTGCCACATGGGCATTCCAAGATGCCTGAAACGCCCCAGCTTCCGCCGTATCGCTTGTTACGTTGTCTGCGCTCCGGTCACGTCCGCAGCAGTATTGCCCGGACGACTCGCGCATTCCCAACCCGATAAGCAATGTCCATAAATGTCTAAGTGTATCCGCCCCCGCTACATCGTTGTTCATCTTCATTATGTCGAAGATGCCAGCATAATAGGCAAGCGCGTCTTTGCTCGCATCGTGCGTATTTGCTTTCGACATCTCGGCAACATACTTATCCCCCTGTTTTGACGATAAGTAAACACTTGCAAACGTCAAAACCATACCGTTGATGTAGCCACGGGGGGCGATTCCACGGTTCTCCCATTCGTAGTGTATGACGGGTGAAGCGTTGACAAGATTGAGGATTTGTGGTGTATAGTCGGTCAAATGGAGGCTCCTATGAGTGATTTATATTTGGAATCGCACGTGACGATTTCTCCGGTATTCGATCAAAGACGTGACGAAGCGGGAGAGATTGCAAAGACTTTTGGGTTCAAACTAGCCCATCTGGTCATGTTGAAGTCTAAAGGACCGGACAAGCCGTCAGAGCGCGATACGTTCATGACTGGGCATAGTAAGAATATCGATGACCTAGCCGACCGGACAAAGGCACTCCTATTGGCGCTAAAGGCAGCAGACTTCAAAGTTTGGCGGTATAAGATCGAGAACTGTGTTGTCGATAGCCGGCAGCAAGGTGATATTTGGGAAGCATTGGACGCGGAAGCACCGATCCAACCACTTATTGCCTGCGATGGCTGTAGACCACCACCACATAACTGTGATGATTATGGCCGCATGGAACCTGATGAAAATTGGGATGGCATCAAACGCGGCACTGCGGAACGGTACTGAGAAATGTGCAATCCTTTAGAGATGAGCCGAGGTGATTGCGTTGATTGCCACGTAAACACTTTTGAGATAAAAGAATATTACGTTGTCACCACAAAGACGTGGCGAAAGGCTGGGATGAAGCACCCATTTGAGAGCGGCGACGGGATGCTCTGTATTGGGTGCCTTGAGTCAAGACTTGGCCGAAAATTGACCAGCAGAGATTTCTACGATTGCCCTGCCAATCAAGGAGGATTACGTGATTTCTCGAAACGTCTTTATAATAGGTTGATGTCATGAGAATCTTAGTTTGCGGCGGCAGAAATTACAATGATTGGGAAAAGGTCAGGAACACGCTTGAAAAACTTGCCGTCAAGCATTCCAAGTTTTACAAGCCAGACGAGAATTGGCTACCAAGTGACTTCGTTATAATCACGGGCGGTGCAACGGGAGCGGACGACCTAGGTGCATCTTGGGCTATGGTCAATTGGACTGGCTACGTCGAGTTCAAGGCTGATTGGGAGAAACACGGCAAAGCCGCTGGGCCTATACGCAATCAGGCGATGATAGATGAAGGCAAGCCAGATATTGTGGTGGCGTTTCCAGGTTCCCGTGGCACGGCAGATATGGTGCGCCGTGCCAAAGCAGCAGGGATTGAGGTTATGGAGATTGAACCGTGACAGACAAAACCGCACTGACTGCCGAACTAAAGACACTTAACGATGAAGTTAAAGCCATTCTCGCCAAGAGAAAGGCGTGGATGGACGCGCACATGGCAGACTTCGCCCGCTATCAAATTGGCGAGGAAATTTACGACGCCAACACTGGACGAAGGCTTGGCGTCATCTCTAAACACTACCGCTATTGGGGCGACCGTGACCCTACTTATGATACTTCAATGAATGTCGAATACGAGTTCCATACCGGGAATAATTGTTACGACAACACGTCCCGCCAGCCAGGATTAAGCATTTGTAACCTTGATGAATTAGCGGCGCGTCGAAAGCGAGAAGCGGATTATCTAATTTTGAAAGCTAAAGAATGGCGCAAGGGATTTTAAGCAAGTCCCTTCAATTCTGCCACCGTTGCCGGTCGCGCTACCCCATCAACCGTAAGCCCATGCGCCTTCTGGAACGCCATTACAGCGCCAGCAGTGCCCTTGCCATAGACGCCATCCACCGTAAGCCCTGCCGCTGCCTTCGCGTTCAGTGCGTTCTGTAGGGCCTCTACATCCTCGGTTGACGCGGTATGAGGGAGAACTTCGTCGGGAAGGCTCGGTGCAGCAAGGTTCGGAGTAAAGAACCCTAGCGGCTTGTCCGTCCGCATGAGGTCCTGGTCGGTATCGAGGCCACAAATCTTGCTGGACAGTAGTTGCCGTAGGTCCCAGTCTCCCGCGTTGATGTCCTTCCGAGTATCCGTGAATCCCATGGATTGCGTCGGCCACTCCACATCAATCAGGCCACGACGATTAAGATAATCATAGGTACGACCCGCACTATAGCACACTCGGTTCACAAGACTGCCCTTGCTATCCGTCAGTTTGTCAAAGAATGCCGCAAAGGCATCCCCTAGCGCGGTTAGTTGACTGCCTTCCGGGGTATCCTCGTCCGAGGTGTAGGACATGAAAGCACCACGTGGTGCTCCAAATAGCTTCAATTGAGATAGTGCGTAGTCGCCATCTGCGAGGCCGGTCGAGGTTCCCCGAGGGCGCCCGTTCGTCTCATAGATCAGGCCAAGTCGGACCTTGCCAGCGGTAGCAGCTATCGCCCGCGCCTCGGAGACCTTGATGGTTTTCCATAGATTTGCCGATCCGGGGGCCACGTACCTTAGTGCCACAACACCGTCAGGGCTACGCGCCATCAACGCAGGTAGCGCAGAAGTCGTGTTCGTCGGCGTGTCAAATATCAGCATGGTTTTTCCTTACTTGTTTGCAAACGTACCGCGCCAAATCTTCAAGGATTAGCGCGGCTTGTTCTACTGTGATTTCAATGGACATAGGCTTAGAGTGATCGAACGCTAGCGATAGCGTCCCAATTTCGCCGTCGTTTGCGAATGTCATTGATCGAGGGACTAGCCTCATGGCTTGTTGGCTTCAATGAACTCTTCGATTGAATCATACTGTTCGGCCAGATGGTAAAAGATGTTCTCTTCCGGGCCTATTACAAAGCACCGCTTACCATTAGCGAGCGCATAGCCAAACTCGACATGACGGCCGCCCCCAGATGTGATCCGGCCCTTTTGGTGAGTGAAGCACACGATCGCGTCAGCCGCGTCAACGTCTTCAAGGTCAAGGATTGCACAATTCTCTGGCGAGCCTGCGGTTGCCTCGCCGCCGTACACCCATCGTGACATTATCTCAAAGCCTTTCGACTTTAGGTGCTCCCCGATCTCTTGCATTTCCTCTTGACGACTGAACATTGCCGCTAGATAGAGTTTCATTTTGTTCCCCTCAGAACTGCCCTAAGTCAAACCCGTGTTCCGCGCATACCTCCGCAGCAAACGCCTTGAAGATACGACCGTGCCCTTCTGGATTGCGTATTTTCGATTGCATCATGTGCAGATGGATCATTTCATGTGCCATGGTCACAATCAAACTTGCCGTGTGTTGGTGACTGCCTGGAGCGGCACCAATCTTGTAGGTATCCTTCCATTTCTCGACCGTTCCGTGTGCATCCCCGTTATCCCCTAGTAAGATGAACTTTATATCCTCTGCATCAGGTAGGTTCCACTTATTGAACGGCTCTGTTTCTGCCAGGAACGCATAGCAATGTTGGAGTACCCCCGGCGTTAGCTTCATGCCTTCGCCAGCATCTGCGGAGAGAGTGTAGACCGGAACACCTCGCCAAACTCTTTGTGATAGGTGATAACTTTCGCATCGCTATCGGAAAGCCAGCCATGACTACTTGCATAAGCGTCTCTAGGCGCAAGTGTCCGGTGACGCTCGACCTTCATTAGTGGGCTTTCCACCGTTTCATCGTTGTGGAGGTGCCCGAGGTGCCCGTAGCTCTTAGTGCATGAACCATAGATTTCCTTGAACTTGCCGGCGAACGTCCGATCTACGTCCGAGATTTTGCGCTTGTGCCCGTGGTGATAGAACAACCCAGTATCACCCCACTTGTAGGCGTAATATGTGTCCGGACTGTTATCGACGGTTATTCTCGGTTCGTTCTCGTAAAATGAATGAAGTAGTTCGCGCAGCCAAGCCGATGACGCTGGATCATGGTTTGCCGTCGCCATGATGACATGCACGTGGGAATGATGCTGTAGGAGCATCGAGATAATCTGGCGAACTACCCGGATCACTACACGGATAATCTTCTGCAATCGACTATCTGCGTCCAAGACATTGCGATTCGTAGGCGTGACGCTTTCCATGGAGTCGTGGTGCATCAAATCGCCAAGCTGCGCAAGAACTCCAACTTCGGCGCGCGGAGACATTGCAATCGCGGTGTTGAACCAGTCGATCAGGAGCTTTTCCGCGATCTTCAAATCGTAGTCCGCGTCTCCGGTCTCTTCCGCCCAAGCCAGCATGCCAAAATGCAGATCGGTCACCGTGAACTGATTGAGCAACTTTTCATCGGTGTATTTTGGTGCGCTTACTGGCTTCTCACGCGGGATAGATTTCTTTAGCTCATCGACCACCGCATTGATCTGCGCAATGACGTTCTCAGGGTCATCCCGTGTCTTAATCCACTGCGCACGAACTCTGCCAGTCTCATCGGTAAGTGCGGAAATTCCCTTGATAACGTGGCCGGCAGGAACCTCGAAAGGCTCCGCGCTCTCAGGAACCTGCTTCACCCACTCCCGTTCAACGTTCCCGTTACCATCAAGTTGTGTCGAGGTCTGGCGGATTTCAAATCCTGGCATGACGGGTTTACGAGAGATAAGCCCCGTTCTTGCCGCGTTTTTGATTCTATTTCGAACTGTGCTAGGACTTACCCCAAGATTTTTAGCTGCTTGAGCAAAATTTCCATCAGCATCGTGATAGGCTTCGATTGATTCCCGAACCAACTCTTCGAAGTCTTTGCCTTTATAAAATGACCAGTCGGGTGAAATACCAAATTGCCTATGGTACATTCCTGGCGTGTTTGGTACACCAACGCGAGCCTCAAATGACGATCGCGGTTCCTTTAGTTGTTCAGCGGCTAGACGAACGGCACCCTTTTTGGGACCGGACGGAGAAGGATCAAATCCTTTCTTTAGCCACTCTTCGACCGCGCCACACTCCCGGCGCGCATCGTCAATAGTCCATTTCCTCATCACTCCCCCCGGAGTTTCTTACTTAAGGCCGAGCGCCCAGGTAAAGGGTCACCAAAAACTTCCGATGTCACGTCCTGATAATACCGCATTGCATAGTCGCGCTCTGCCAACACTTCATCCGGGACTACAACTGCCTCTGTCTTCAATCCAGCAGTGTGCATGCCAATCGGAGGATGTTTCGGTTTGGGCCTCCACTTCCGCTTTTTCTTAGGGTTGCGATGGTACGAATCGATCGAGGATTGATTGCGGCTTTCCCGGTACTCAGGGTTAAGATGCCGACGAATGCCGTCCGAAGACACGTCTAGTTCGCGAGAGATGTCCGATATTCCGGTTCCTTTTCGTAGCATCTCTCTTGCAACTTCAACTATTTCTGGCTTGATGCGACCCACTCAGCCACCGCCTCCGGGCACATAACAGAATACCTTTGTAGGATGGCCGTCCTCAAATCCCAAAAAGATCAACGCATGTCCTGTAGGATTGCCTTCGTCCCATTTTATTTTGGCATTCGGGACCTTAACTTCTGTTCCAACGTCCACATGCGGGCGACGAAGCGGCAGATCGTCTCGTTCGTCGGTTATAATTGCGATATACCCGTCAGGACTGCTTCTAAAGCTGTCCGCATAGTACATATCGGCCTCTCCGCAACATGATTGCGGCCATTCAGGCGGCCGGTCTGGCTGCATTAGGCGGCCTATCCAATGGGAAATCTCATCATCCGTCGCCCATTGCCCGGAGTTACGCGCGAGTGCATAGCCCGCAAAAAGCATGCAGATCGCCGCCAAGATCAGCCGCATCATTTGACCCCCCAGGGAGAAATGCCCGCCGAATCAAGAACTACCACCCATACGATGAGCAACGCAATCCACAGGACCCCGCCTATGATCGCTGTCCACAGGGCTGCAAGTGCGGCATCTCTAAGGCTGCTATGGGAATATTTTCTCATTATTTCACCATTGAAACATTTCGTGATTTGCATTTTGGACAATTCGTCCTAAATTAAGGGTGCAGAAAGCGAGGAAATATGACTAAGGAACAAGCCGAACGGTTAGCCGCCCGAGATCGGAATTACAGCGCTCGCTACCACAAGAAAACTGGCGAGTGGTTCGTGTGGGATGCAGTCTCAGATCACGAAGTCGAGTTTGACTGGGAGGTAGCGGCCTTCTCTGCCCAAAAACTGATAAGCAAATGACCTACATCAGCATCAACGGTCACACTATCCGCGCCAATGCAGTATTAGGCACGGATAAACCGCCCATCAGAATCGCCCGGACTAAAAGCGATAAGCAGCCCCAATATGCCCACGAGATTGAGATTGAAGGGCCTAGCAAACTTATCTACAGCCCGGACAAACCGATTGTCAGTTGCGGAGCCAGACTTGTTCTTGTTACCGAGCACCCGGTTAAAATCGTTCGGTAACAATTCGTGATTGGACGTTTCGTCAGGGATGCACTATGTAGAGGATGCAAGAGGGAGAATGACATGGCAACCAACCGAGAACTGAGACTGGCACGATGGGTCGCTAAAATCGCGATGTCAGACCCTAAGTCGCCTCTGGATTGGGAAACCCTGGTCAGCGAGGCTCGGGAGCAAATGCCAAACTGGCAGGCTTGGAAGCGATACTTGGAAGAGGAAAAGGAGAACGTAGAATGACCAGCAAAGCAGTCGTCAAAGTCACGGGCGCCACCTTCATGGAGCGCCTCCAGGCAATCACTCACGAGGCTGACAACTACGCTGGCCTTGTCCAGTGCGAGCGGGCCAAACTCGAAAAGCGCCTTGTGGAAACGGTGGCCTTCCGGGCTCACATGGCGATTGACCACCTTCTCGCGGTGGAGTGACGATCATAGGAGAGGGTTACGGCCCTCTCTGATGACCGCCAAGCCAGAAAGGCCAGACTGTCAAATGCCACACATAGTCCGCGCCGAAATCGCACAACAGGCACGTGAAGCTTTAAGGGAAATGGGCGACAGAATGCGAGAACTTTCAGAGCCCTGCGACCATACCGTAGGCATCTGTTGGTGCGATTACCACCGTGCCATGGATAGAGGAATCGCGGCAATCGAGGCCATTAACGCGGCATTGCGGGAGACGCCAAAATGACCGAATGGTTCTTGGCTGCAATCGGCCCAATCATCTGCACCACCGAGGACATCTGCGATCCACGGAAGACGCGGCCATACAGTTATGCTGTGCTACCTCGCGAATGTACTCACGCGAACTGCACTACCCGCAATCTCGGTCGGTGCTACAACGAATACACATGCACTGACTGCGGGTACACTTGGACTATTGATAGTTCAGATTAGGAGGGACCCATGAGACAGCCACCAGCAGACAGCCCGTTTATCCCAGGCGCACGGGTCGCAATAAAATCCCGCTACGTTGATGACTATACGGAAGCCTTCGTGGATAAGGTCCACAAATCCGGAAATTTCACACTCAAAGGTTCACCTCAACAGTGGCGGCCGTGGCGCACTGCATATGATGATGAAGTCTCATGGTCTGCTGTCGAGACTGGCGGTGGATGGTCAAGACGACATCTCAAACTATGGGACGAGAGTACCGATGCTGAAATAAAAGAGAAAATGGCGGCTACAAAGCGTCGGCAGCGATTTGAGGAAATTAAACGACGGCTGCATAACATGGCACCGGCTGAGGCAACTGACGCAATGCTCGATCAGATCGAAGCAGCGTTGCCCAAGAAGGCCATGCCATGACTTCCGCAGAACTAGACTACATGCTCCAACAACTGGACCTCGACCACCATAGCGCCGCCGTGTTCTTTAAGGTGAACGACCGGACATGCCGGCGCTGGCTCCAAGGCGTGCATGACATCCCGGAATCCGTGGCGATGGTGCTTCATTTGATGTTGCGGCACGGGTTCACGCCAGAGGAAGTCAAGAGGTGGAATAAGGTTTAGGCTTGCCGAAACGTTCAGCCTTCCTCTTACGGCGACGAACTAGGCGCTTCTTTCGTTTGGAAGCACGCCAGGACGCAGCCGTACTTAAAGGGTCTTCTGGCTTAGGTTTTGATGGTGGTCTGGAGGTCACCGCGCTCGTGTGCATTGGGAGCAGGATTAGTATTTGTCTTTTTATGCTTTCTTGTGCGCTTTGTCCCTACCATATCTAGCCAGTACTCAATAGTCGTGTCTGATACATTAAATTTTTGAGCAAGTTCCCTATACGTCATCTTTGTTGTTTGATACAAATCAGCGACGAGGGCAGCACGTTCAAGTCGTTTTTTCTTGTTAGCCTCTACCAAAGAGGCTCTTTTCTTTTTTGCGCCTTCTCTGTTTTGCTGTCTTCTTCTATCTTTTCTTTCAGTCCACCATGTTTTTCTGAAATTTCTCTATACGTTACACCGCGACTATATAAATCAGCCACATCTCTCTTAATGTCATCTGTTAAAAATTTATACGGACGTTTCATAGGGGTCAAACCGTTGATTCCAACTCCCTCCTATCGTGAGGGGCAGGCTTTACATCAGGATTTTTAGGCGGATTTATGACCTTTTTGTGTTCAAGTCGGTCCAATTCACCTCTACACCATGCTTCCCATTCGCCCCACGAATAACCATTGCTGTCGATCCAGTGTTTTTCGGCAACGTTGCCATGGTCACGATGCGATTTTTTATAGATGATTACACGCTCAGCATGCGTTGGATCGCGGCCATTCTTTGTCTTAAAGGCTGCAACAGCTTCACGCATAGCGATGTATTCTGCCTTTTCATGCTGAATCAATGGTTCAATAGGGTCCAATTGTTTGCCGTTATTCATGATCTTACGCGGCAAAGACCTATCTCCGTAGAAGATTGAGCCGTCACGGGACAATTCACTCATTACTTTGACATCGTGGCTGAGATCGATCTTGGGTGCGTAATGTGTGCCCTTGATAGGTGCCTTGGTGTCTCCGTTCTCTAGCCAGTCACGAAAATGGCTAACGTCCATCTCCGCAAGATGACCTAGGCGCTTGTGGCCCTTGCCGTCTGAGAAGCCTACCTTGTATGCCTTTTCGGCCTGAGTCCGTGTGGCATAGCCCAAGAGTGCCTTTATCTCGTCATATTCGCCTGTCTCGGCGTCGTGTTGGTCTACTACAAAGACCTTACGAGACTTCGTGTGCGGGCCAAGGATAATATCAACGGCGTCTCCGTCTGCGGCTTCTGGTTGGCGTCGGAGATGACCGTAATTGTAAGGCAAACGAACGGCCCATTCACGGCCGTCCTTGTCTTTGCCTTTTCGAATTGAGCCTTTCGCATTCTCAATTGAGAGTTCGAGGCCAAAAAAGCTCAATCTGTCCTTGGCATAATTCCCAGCTTTGGCTTGTGCTTCGGTTGGATTGTGATTGATGTTTGCAGGCTCTACACGCCCACCGCTTGCACGCTTAGGGTCAGGTAGATAATGATGTCCGTCAGGCGCCTGCATTGTCTCGGGATGAATGCGGCCTCCGTCTGCTTTAGGTGGGAGTTGAAGCGGCGCCAAATCACCTTCGATCACATTGCTTGGGATGCCTCGTTGCGGTGGTTCGCTCCAAGTTTTCAATGTATGGTCGGCCATCCCTTCGGCCATCTTACCACCGCGTTCCATGATCTCAATGTTTTTGCGTATCGCAGGGTTAGGACCATTGCGCTCATTGATCGGTAGCCATGCCTTTAGGCGGTCAATGGCCTGTTGTACCTTTGGCGAAGATGGTGGAATGATTTCAGGTTCAACGACACGTGGAGGTGCGGTTTTTGATTCAGCGATAAGTTTATTCATCTCACCACGTAAATCACCTAGATCGCCGTAATTCGGTGCTTCTACGGTTGGGCCTCCGCTATACCCGCCAGTACGCCCTCGACCACCTCCCTCTGGAAGTACAGTAGGTGCGTTGCCTCTAGGTAGATTCGCAGCATAGCGTTCGCCAACTAGAACCGGATCACTTTCATCACTCATAACAACGGGCACGTCACCACCGTCATCAAATCCTAGTCTGCCGCCAGCCGCACGTTCAGGATGGGCAGCAGCCCACCATGCACATGAACCGCGCTTTGCAATGTGACCCGCCACAATTGCACATTTATGCGGTGCAATGAAGTGCTTGCAATATCCCGTAGGCCATGACTTATCCGGCCCGCAGTGATGGTCTGGCTTCCCGCGTGTTGCTGAGTAGCCAGATTTCTTGCGTGTTTTGAGCGGTGGCTTTTCGGTTATGCGTCCGCCTTCTGCACGTTCCATTTCTTTTGGGTTCCAGTCTTCCATGGATGCGCGTTGCTCTGGAATGGTGTCCTCGCAGACTGCGCCGCCAGATGCTCGTCCCATTTCTGCGGCCTGTCCTGCAAGTAATCCAGTTCGCCCATAGTCACTTGCTGAAACAGGAGTGGGCGCGGTCGGTTGCGGCAATGATTGTCCGAGCGGTGATCTAGCCCGAACCATCCTCGCCAACCGTTCAAATTGTCGTTTGGTTGAAGCGTCTCCGATTGTCTTCGCAATCTTCCCAAGCAAAGGCACACCGAGAGCGAACGGAGTAGCCCCAGCCAAGGCCATACCAAGATCGACGCCCAATGCGCCCGAGACGATGCCTGTGGGCGCGAGTTTCCCGACTGCACGTCCCACGTTTCCCGTTGACGTTCCACGAACGACTTTCCGCATCTGTGCGATTTCGTCATCTGTGAATCCGCGTAGTTGTTTTGGATTATTGAGTACAGACTTGACTTTTTGGCGAATGACATTGTTGATATTGGCCCCCGAACCAGTCGCGCCTGTTTGGTCAAGCGCAGACTCCCCCTTGCTCTCAATCAATTCACCGCGTTTATAGGCACCCCAATTGCCCCGCGCTTCCTTTATTTCGTCGGCTACATCCATTGCATAGTGTGGATTAATCGCGACATGCCCTGGCTGTAGATTCGACATATAGTTATCGATTGCAGAAATTGCACGCCTTGAAGCCTCTCTTTCTGCACCTTCCAACGGATTAGCACCAGCACGTAACAATGCCTTCCGTACCGATTCGATGTCATCAATGGTGACATACTTTCCCGCTGGATTCTTTAATTCGTCTATCGCCCCCCATGTCTTAGGAACGTTCAAGCCACGAAACCCATCATTGGATAGGTCAGAATAAATATCATCGGCAAGACGTGCTACAGGAGGGCGTCTTATTTCAACTCCATAATTGCGCGCATTGCGGTAGTTCGCACTTGCCGCATCATGCAATTCTTCAAGAGTTGGAATGTTAGGACCCGGCGCCAATGCTCGTTCAGCCATTGACGCACCACTACGTCCAACGAGTGCACCCGCAATTCGTGCCGCAGGTTCAAGACTTGTCCCGTGCGCTAATTCTCCCGCAGTCTCGCTTGCAATTGCCGGAACCGCAACACGAGTTGCAAGTCTTGTCCCAATAGACTCAGGGCCGCCGACGACCGCAGGTAGAAATTCTCCAACTGTCTGAGCATATCTGCCGGCGGTAGTCTCGGGCTCATGAAACTGTCCCGTAACTTTCTCTACGCCATGAACAATGTCCGCAGAAGTAGGAAGTGGATTCTCTCGACCTGCATTCGCCTCTTGATATCGAGCGAATTGCTCAGGTGACATAAATTTCTTGGCTGCCCAGTCGATGCCTGCACCACCAAGTTCTGCAATATCTCCAGCCAAGCCAGGAAGACCAATAACCCCCTTTGTAACACCAGTTCCGAGAGATTTGGCAACATCGCCAGCTATACTAGGCTCATTACTTTCCTGAGCCTTGGGAACTACGTCCCAGTCATTATTGGTAGATGGTTGACTGACTACATCCCAATCATTTTCTGCCAATTATTTGCCTCTTATCATCTTCAATCTTTTGTTCGTATTGCTTAACGCGATTTTCTGCCAACCTCACATCGTATTGTGCTTCAAACAATCTGCTTTTTAGATACTCTGAATGCCACTGTTCTGCCACCGGCAGGATCACTTTTAGATAATTAACTAATTCTACAACCTCATATATGCTCAGTGAGATCGTTTGGGCTGTGAGTTGATCTATCGGGACTCTGGTAATCTCAATCCGACCTTCGTAGTGACTAATCTTGATAGTCATTCTTCACTATCCCTTAGACTTCGTGAGAAAATTATCGGCGTTGTCAATGAAATCATGCTGCGCCGCCGTTTATAGTTGACCAATTCCATGGACTTAATGCCATTGCAACCCATGAGTTTGTCAAAGGATATGGTTCTATAACCCCAATTATTTCTAACGTACCAGATTTTGTGACTTTGTAAGTAAAGCCAGCAATCTTGATTATTCCGTTCTCTCTATCAAATGTAGGCTTAAATCTCTCTGGGAGATTGAACTTTTCCCATCCATTGATCTGTGAAAAATCAAACAATTGGCACCCCCAACGTATTGCACATTTTACTTAAGACTTGTCTAACTTCTGGCCAACCCATCGAAGCACTGATAGTTTGAAATACTATAACTCCACCGTCATCACCGTCATTTTTCTTAACTAGAAGAACTAACTTTTCTTCACAAAAGTCAACCAAAATGTTAGCTTCTACTCGCTTGTCAAACTGTACTACTCCAGGAAGCAACAGATTTCTTTTGTCAATCAGAGCCTTATAATCTTTCTCTACATAAGGCCGTAAAAAATTCAAATTACTAACTCTCATCGCAATGTCCCCTTAATGTGTTTGAGCGCCAGGACAGCCACCCCCAGTGGTGATATGCTTGGTCCCACCACTGTAATAGGGCCAATTAGGCATTTCGAAATCAGACTGGTCACCTGAATAACGCAAAACGATTGTTCCATCATCCATTAACGTTGATTCTATAATCTCACCCTCAGCGATAAGACCGGCCTTACCGAGCAAATCAACAATGCGGCAGTAAAATGGTGTGTCCCGTTCAGCCTGTTTCATTCTTCCGGCCCATGAACTTTAGTCAACCACGAATCAAATTCATCCGCCATAGTTCTACATTTCTTAGCTGATGCCATTAGGAATCCACGCCATGACGCTCTTAGATGCGACCCAAGATAGTCTTCATTGTCTATGCAATTTCTGGTGATGCAGAATCCAAGGTCTAAGCCTTTGCTCCCGACCAAAACACAATCATCGCCTGCTTCTACAACAACACCGCTCGGCAAAGCTCCAAGTTTGTACTTAACCTCTTCAACCACCAACGAGATTGGCTTCGGCGCATTACCCTTATCCATAACACCATCCTCACAAGAAAAGAACGATTTCTTATCACTCCACGGTATTTGTTAATCCCCGTTTCTTTTAGTGACTGTAAGTTGGGTCAACCCCTACGGGCAAGATTGGCTTTTCGCTAACTAATAAAGATGGTGTTATATGAAATTCCGTCGCGCTTTCAGGGATAGAGCCTTTACCATAACTACCGCCTCCTATCCATGCTGAATATTTTTTAGTGTAGTCACGGAAAGCAAACCATGTCTTACGCCAATCGCGCCAGTATAATTTACCATTACGTCCTCTCGCCCAATCATTAAACGCGTCCAACGAGGCTTCAACTGCCACCTTTTGACTTGGATAAGTTATTGGATCAGGTCCATCTGATCCCCAGATATTTTCAAATCGCTCTCCTGTCACGGAGACATCTATGAAAGAACCTCTCATGCCAGGAACACGGCGCCATTGACCCTTGTATTTTCTTATCGAGCCATCCAACATCTCAATGGTGAATAGTTCGTTCTTGTAGTCGCGTCGATAGCCGGTCCTAGTTCCTAATGGGAACCAGTCCTCTATGTATGATATGTAATCTTCAATTGTTTTTGGTGATGCGCGGACTATGGTTGGGAGACTAATACAAGCGGCTGCGGACAGAATGCCAAGCGATACGGTACGACGATCCATCTTATCCCCCTCTGCGAACTGCATCCCAAATGCGGTTGTTGCGGGCTTCTCCCTCGCACTTTCCCAACGTATCCAAGTTATGTTGAAGACACACTAGAAAGGCAAATATTTCACATTTTGCAAACGTCCCTTCATTTGTGTCTGCATTAATTCTTGCTAGATCACTTAGCAAAGGATTAACGCGCTTCTCCATCGTATATCGAAGGTCGTGCATGAAATTTTCGGTGGTGTAGGTAGATTTATCGTTCGGACGACACTTTAGAATCTCGACCATGTTCTCCCTCCTCCTTCTCGTCTTTCATCCTATCAATCATCATGTATATGGCGTATTGATCCAACGGCATTTTACAGATTTCAGCCGCCTCGACCTGTTCTTCGGACAACGAAGATATCGTATTCTTTATGAACTTATTCAACAGGGTGCAATAGGCATCAACTCTCTTTTCAGCTTCACCTTTCAGGCTAAGCATATGCGCCTCTTTCAAGGAGATGGTCTTCATCGTATCGTCGCTTGCTCAACTAATTGCGGAAGAATTTGCGCTACACCCTTCTTGATTTCGTTATGGGCATCATGAATGTTTTCTGGCCATATTTTATACATTGCGATCTTACGATTACCTTGGTTAAGCCCAAGAACAACAAGTTCACCACTAAAGAAGTCTATCCTGATATCGAACTCGACATCTTTGTTATAACCAACCAATGCTGGCAATATTTGCTCTCTTGCTTTTTTGAGGTCTTCACCTGAGATAGATTTGCCGTCGCTCTTCTCAGCATACGGTTTGTATTTCACAAACTTGCGAACCAGCATTTCGAATAGCATCGGATCGCCGAGCGACCAATACGGAAGTCTCGCTTGTTCATAAATGCCAAACCGACCTTCTCTTTTTGGCCGACGCACAGAGATGACAAAATCATCCGTTGTGTAATCAACGTTGAGAACAATATCGGCATCAAATTGTTCAGAAATTTTCTGAACAATTGGCGTGTATGCCTTGAGACAATTGTTAACTTTTGTTAATCTTACGGAAGTCATTTTTTCCCCCTCTCTCCATACTTTCGCCCAATTCCCTGGCTTTGCTAGTTCTACATAAAAGTCTGACCAAGGGATGTCATACGGATTCATCGACTTGATGCCGCAAGTCTACAGCGTATAGTCAGTTGCTCTATTGACTTTTCCAAAGCTGGCCTATCTCTCCAATAGATAGTGCCATCTCTTCCGGCCAAATAACCATCAATGTGGTTGGCGATAGTCTGTGATACCTTGGCCTCAGCATTGGCGTCATCTGGATGCCCAAGAGCGCATCCTAGATGAAACGTAACGTAAGGATCACCATCTTTGGACACTCCACCAACGGAACCGTCCGTTTGATTATCCAAATTTGATGATTTATTAACGAGGTCATCGAATGATGACACAGTACCGATCATTCTCATCACTCATCCCCTTCAGTGTGCCAAGCCAACCCTATGCCACCGCACCCCATTGCAGCCAAGAGAAAGCCTAGCCAAGTGTATCCTTGGCCAATCCCAACGACGCCGACGCCCATGGTGGTGACGCCTAGAATTATCAGCGCCACGACTCTGATTTCGTGGATAGGATGCGAACAACACTTAGACATAACGGCTATCTCCGAGCGACCATCCCTTAAGATCGCATGTCTCTACGCACTGACGCAACCCACCGCGCACGGCTATCCACGAAATTATTGCACTCTCACGGGCTGGCCGTTCCTAAGCGTCCAAGTCTGTCCGTTGCGGAAATGTGTCGGCTCTCCTTCTTTGAGGTTGCGTTGCGCCTCGGGTGGCAATGTCTGCGGTACAGTGGTAGCACCTCGTTGGACATCTTCTGGCCGCTTTGAGACATCGACAGTCAAGGGCTTTCCAGTCTGAGGATCAACTGACATTATGTATTTCAATGATGCTTGACCTTCCCTGCTAAGCCATGAAACAGGCGATCTTTCATAGCCAGGGCCAACGGCATCATTATACCTATTTGTGGAAGCTTCCAAGCGTGCGTTAACTAACTTTTCGCCTGCTTCTTGGAGAGCGGCGCGCATTTCAACCGGAGACATATTCATACCAAATTTATGTTGCCAGTCGGCTGCTTCTCTTTCACTCATTGCGCCAACGCCACGGAATGTTTTCGCAAGTTCGGTGCCAACTGCGGAAACATCAGTACCAAACCGACCTTTAACTGCTTGAAATTCTTTATCTGTTTGCCCTCTTACATAATTACGAATGGGATTTATATAGTCTGGTAGCATTGAATAATTATCAAGTTGGTCAATGTTGTGCATTGCACCAGCTACGTGTTGGATTGCCATATCAATAGATTGTAGATTCCTAGCCTCTGGACCATTACCAACAAACGCTTTCATCGCAGCAGCACGAGTCGGATATCTTGCTTCGTCGTATGTCGGACTGTATTCACGCACAGCAGCAGCCAGCCTTATTGCGGCGTCTCTACCCAATGGAGGAGGCTTTTGTTTGTATTCCGCAATGCCTTTTATAAGACTTTGTTCGGACGGAGAATATTTTTGTAGTACCTCTGGATGTAATTCAATTTGACCTGTTTGGGCGCCCGGAGGTGCTACTGATCTAGTCCAATTCTGTTCTACGCCTTGACGCCATTGCTTTTCTTGTGGAGAAATTCCTGGTTCTGCACTACCCATTCTTGCTGTTTCTGCATCATGAATACCACCGGGTGCAAGACTTTCGTCATAATGTTGAGGTGGTGGAGGAGTTACCTGTTGAGGTTGTTGCGGTGCATTAGGCTGCGGCGCTTCCTGTGGCGTTAATGGCGCCAACGGAGATTTTTTAGAAGCGTTAGCAGGAGTATATTCAACCGGGACATATCTCTTTAGAACCGGGTCCCAATCTCCATATATCTTTTTCTTTTGTGTACCAGTTAAAGTTTCCCTTTCTTCTTCGGCAATAACATGAGGTGCAGTTTTTTGAGCCAACATTTTATTGTGGTATTCTGCCTCGTCAGACAACTTCTTGGCTGCATTATTGATTTGTTCCTGACTTAACTTATGTTCTGCTTCCTTCTCTGCCAATTGTGTGTACGTGCCTACACCACGCTCGCCACCTTCACCAATCGCAACTCCTGGGAACGGCGAGCGAGATGCCATCATGCCGAACCCAGCGGACATAAGCGCAGGCCAGAGTTTTGAACTTCCCGACAAATCAATGCCACTCGGTGCTACGCCAGCAGATGGTGCTTGTCCTGTGTCCGCAAATGACATAAGATCATCGGGCAGAGGTCCATTCAGCCCACGGCCTACCTGGGCAACAGAGACATCGCCCTCGGGAGTATTAATCGTATCCGTATCTTCAACTTGTGGACGTGATCGTGGCAATGGCGTTTCGTCTACACGGTACGGGTTCTCGTATGACGTGCTCGTGCCTGTCGTTGGGTCGAATATCCCACCTCGGTCTGGCGTGAAGTCTGTCTTCGGATTGACATCACGGAGAGGATACGCATCGCCTGACTGCCAATCAGAACGGAGGTTTGGCGCGAGTCCTAGACCTTCCGTGGGAGAAGGCAAGTCTTGCCAACCTGCGAACCGATCGTTAAAACTATCGTCGCCGCCACCGTCCGCATATCCTGGGACTACGCCGCCGCGTCGATAAATCCCTGTCACATTCCCAGCACCACCACCAAGCGGAACAACATCAGGAACCATGCCAACAGGACCAAATGATGGAGATGTAGTTGGTTGCCCGTTTTGAGCAGTTACGCCATATTGATTGGTTGCGCCTGGAACATTGGTAGGATTGACGCCCTGAGACTGCCCACCGCCCGTCAGCGCCTTGGTTAGCGAACCGATCTGATTCGTCATCTGTTGGGCGTTGGGTTGTTGTGGTGAATTAGGCGGCCGTGGAGGACCAGACCCACGTGTAATCGGTTGAGTTGGAATGTACCTATTGCTAAAGTACGGCGTAATGCCGCCAGCGTCGAAGTGTGGAACTACGCCGCCTCTTGCACTTCCAATTACATCTTGCTGTTGCTGTTCTAGTCCAAGAAGGGCTTGCTGCAATTCAGGCTCTAGCGACGCGGCGTTCACATTCCCGCCACCGTCGAAGTGTGGGACTAGACCACCGCTGTTGCGACGTACTGCGTCTCGGGTGGCCTCATCGTAATTGACGTGCTTAATACCGTTAAATTCACGTACCGCGTCAGGATGTTTTTTCTCAACATTCTGGGCAATCAAGCCAATATGTGTTGCAGGATCGCCTTTATAGTTGAACCGATAGATTGGCTGTCCGTCGTTCAACTTACCGATACGTTTGATATTTTCCTTGATGCGGCGATCAGAGCCAGACCCAAAAATTGAATTTGGGTTATTATAGTTCAGATAACCTTGAGAACCAAATGCTCCTGTGCCTCCTAAGATACCAAGTGCTCCAGTCCCAAGTCCAAGCATTTGAGATAAAACACTCGGAGCCGGCGCTGTGGTGGTTGACGTTCCACCCATTTGCGAACCTACGCCAGTATCAATGCCAGATTCCCAAGATAGCATTGCTTCCGGTGCAAATTCTTGCTGATAGAATGCGTTCTGTTGTGCCGTATCTGCTGCCTGCTGTGTCTGTTGCTCTAATGTACCAGCACCGACCTGTGCATTTGCTCCGGTGAGTCCTGCATTCTGCGCTGCCGTTGCGAGGTTGCCGAGACTTAGTGCGCCTTGGCCCATTGCCTGCTGTTCAGTAAGCGCAGTATTTAAGCCGGTGGTATATCCCTGGTTTTCCAAGCCAGCGATTACAGGTGCCTCTGCCGCTTGTTGCTGCCCTGCTACAATACCCTGTGCTACTGCGGAGCGGTTACCACCAAGCGCGCCTTGCGCAATCGCATTTCCGGTAACGCCGCTTTGTTGTATCGCGTTCTGATTCTGGAACTGCTGTTCCGTGGCATTAACAACGTCCTGAGTATATGGTGACATATACCCTTGAATTTGTGATTGCGTAATCGGCTGGGCAGCATTATATGCCATGCCCTCGGAAGTTTGCAACGCAGGTTGTGCAGCTTCTGAATATTGGTTTATATTTCCGATACCAGTCTGCTGCTGGGCATTAACAGGAGCTACAAGTTCTCCTGAATACGGCACATATGGTTGCGCCGCAACATTTCCTGCTTGCGAAAGCAGATTGTAATAGTTTCCCATTGCAACCGAGTTTGGTTGCGTTGTAGAGGTCGTAGTTTGACTTCCTTTTTGGCCGATATTAGCCTCCCTTAATCACTCTTTTTCTTAAATAGACTTTTCCAAAAATCGTCATTTGAAAGTTCTAGATTGACCCAATTTGCACCGTAAACAAAAAACGCTCCTACTGGTGTCCCTAGGATGCGACGATACAGCCTAACTTTGCTTTCCATGCGTTGATTAGTAAGAACGCCAATAACAAGCGGCATTTTAAGCTTGTCAGCGCAATCTTTGGCAAAATTTATCAAGTCTTTAGCGTATTCAGACTTACGATGATCCTGCCGGACAAAATTATATATCTCTTCGACGTGGCATTCGTCTGTGTACCAATAATGCGAGATGTTTAAGAATATCATCGCTTTGATGTCATTCTTAGGACCAATGACACCAATAATACCTCCGGTCTTGTCGAATGCGCGATTAAACATTTCACGCGCACGAGGTATCGACAATGGAAGCATACCGCCCTCGGCATGCATGATTTTTAGCAGACGGATGATTTCAGGCTCGTCCGCCCGCGTCGCAATCCGAACGGTTTCCATTAGTTCAATGTGTCGCGCTCACGTGCCATTTCGGAAGTGTCAGGCGGCGGTGCCGTCTCGGCGTCTACAGATGCAATGATTGAAGTAAGAGCATCGCGCAACTGACGTGCACAAGCTACGTCCATACGGAGCCTAGAGGTTATCGTCGGCGCAGGCTCTACTTTATTGCCGTCATCCGATGGCTCGAAAAGCAAGCATCCTAATGTAACGTTCACGATGCCGTTGAAGATACCTCTAGCCAAGAGAAGATTGGCAAAGGTAACGCCTACGTTGTCTACTGATTTCATGTTCCCTCATCTGCCTCACTTTTGTACTGCGGTTCTCCATACAATGTCATTGACATGAAAACCGTCAGTGATTTTATTCGCTTTGGTGAGATGCGCCTCCTAATGCGGAATTGCCAATGCGTAGGCTCATCTGGAAACCACACGGCAAATACGAATGGCCCACCGAAGGCAAGCGCGTCTTCAAGATGTGCTGCGAAATAGGTCCACTTGTCGAAACCCGTCTCCATTATGGAGTGTGCGTTCTCTTCGGAAGTACCATGCCAACAGAGGAAACGCTTTTTCATAACAACTTACCTAATGAACGAGCGAAGTCTATTGGGTCCTTGGCACCTTTTTCTAGATTGCATTTTTGGCAGGTTAGTTGTAGATTTTGTCGAGAATTTGGACCACCCTTAGATAAGGCGATTATATGGTCAACGTGCCTATCCTTAAGTTTAAGTTTCTTAGTACAATAGGCGCACTTACCTTTTTGTAATTTTACGAGATCAGTTACGTCCTGTGCAGTGAATGTTCCTTCGGCCTTGGCTTCTAATGCGCGACGCCTATGCTTGGATACTTTGGTATTATATTTTGCACGCTCTGGGTTATCCAACGCCCATTGCCTAGTCCGTTCTTGTGCTCTTTTCCTATACTCAGGATCATAGAGATAAGACTTACGGTAATACTCTCGGCTTTTTTGCTTTAATTTTTCTCTATTCTTGACATATTTTGCCCTAGCGCTTGCTCTGAATCTTTCAGGGTCAGCAGCATACCTAGCGCGTTCCAATTCGCGGCGGCGTTCAGCGGTCTTTTTGTGATATTCTTTATATCCCGCCCGAGTACGCCTTTCTTTGTTATACCGTTTATGCCGCGCCCGCAGACATTCAACACAAACATTGCTTTTAGTGTATCTGCTGCCATCATGGCCATGCTTACAGGGATGTCCAAAATAATATTTAAGACCGAGTGCTATTGCTTCTTGGCGTGAAACGTGTTTATCCTGTTCATCAGCCACTTGAACCCCCTTATGGTTCGGTTGGTTAGGAATCGGACGGCGCACCACACGTCGCCCGATTCCGCTATCCTATCAGTCCTTTGCTGGTCCTGGCAAGCCCTTAAGTGTCTTTATGTGTTTGGCGCGCTCGTTAAGCACCCACTTGTCCATGATTTCGTGGGCATGATTGATGTTCGGGTGAACAACGGCCATCAAGTTCTCAGGAGGTATTATCATCTCACCGCCTGCGACTACTACAGGTGTAGGGCTACCTATTGACGATCCGCCGCCCTTCCCGCCGCCTGAATGGGCCATCGCCCTTGGTGGTTGCGGTGCTCCTGGTCCTCGCCCCATTTTCATGGAAGAACCATGTGGTCCAAGCTTAAAAAGTTTGCTCAATACGTTCATGCCCGCCAAAGTATTGCCTTGGCCATGGGCGGAAACGACATCAGCGGGAATCACATAGGAAGCTGAAGGAACGTTCACATTGTGTCTATCCGTACGTCCTGGCACGGCGGAAAGGATCGGACCGTGCATCATCCCGCTCATCATTCCGCTAGTCATGCGGTTGTCCATACGTCTCGCGAGTGGTGACGGTTGTAGGTGGGGGCCTTTTGCCATATCGAAGCCACCTACGGCACGATGCAGTCGGCCACCGCGCTTCATGAGCGTTTTAGCCATTGGGCTGTTCGCTGCCTGGACTTGCGGTACTGGGACCTGTGGCATCGTGTTTTGTGCCACTCCAGAGGCCATAGGCTGCGTTTGTGGTGTGCCCGGTGCGCCCATGGTAGGAGCGGCGGCAACTCCGGTATTCGGTGTCCCTGACGCGCTCATAGGCTGTACGGTGGCACTGCTTGGAGGCGAGGGAGTAACCGGGCCAGATGACGTTGCGGAAGGTACGGTAGTTGAACTAGGAGGGGCTGGAGCGGCGACACCCTGACTGCCTTGGGATAGGGCTTGGATTACTGACTGGACCGCCCCACCATCATCAAAATGCGGAACTACGCCGCCAGAACGTCTCACGACGCCGCCTCTGGCATGATTCTGATAGTCAATTGTGTCTTTTTGCATGAAATCATGCATTTGATTGTATCTGGCATCTGCTTCCTCGGGAGTGTCGTATGAAGGAAAGGAATCCCAGCCAGCCTTTTCGACGTTCTTTAAGGCCGTATCGTTCGGCATGGGCATCGTTTCGCCCGTATTAGGGTTTGTCCAAGGCTGAGTTTCAATCTTACCATCCCAAACAGTCGGTATGTTATAGAATTTACCATTGTGTTCTTGGACTGATTGGAAAAGCGTCGATCGAGTGCCGTCAGGATTATCAACACCGCCAGAGCCGTATAGATTGCGTAAGTGCCTCTGATATAATGACTTTTCTTGCGGATTCAATGTAAGTGCGTCATCTGCTTCATTGATATGTGACTGAGGAACCGCCCCACCATCGTCATAGCCGACGACGCCTCCGGTTGCCTTGCCACGACGTTGTATGGCATAACTGATCGCAAGGGCCTGCTGCGGGCTATTGACGTGCTTGCTTTTACCCACTTCTTTCATCAAAGTGGACACATTTTGCTTGAAACTTGCGTTGGAACTGCTATGTTCTAAAGGAATTTAACCCTCCTAGGAGAAAAAGATGCTGCCAGTACCCGCCGAACCAGAATCTTGGAGCCGTGAACTAGTCAAAGAAATTGCAATGGATATTGGAAAGGAAGTTGTTGCCTATATTGAAGTCATGTATCCAGAAGCAATTGAGGCAACATCGTCAACCTTCAAAACTTCAGTTCGTAACTGCATCTACAATCAGATCATGGCTGCAATCGAAATTAATGACGCGGGTCAGATTTCATCAAGAATTAAAGATCGCAAACAATTTCGACGTGAGTGGTTGGCGGCCTATCGAAAAATCAGAACTACTCATTCGGATCAATCAGCGGCGCACCACGCAACTTCTCGTACCGACGAAACGCAGTCCTGACCAACTCATCGTCGGTTAGTTGCCAGTCATTGTTTTCGATGTGCATCTTCATCACGTCGAAGAACCGATCCCGTGCGATCTGGCGGTGTTCGTCAAACCCGATCGTCATGACTTGGCTCCAAGATGCGCAGTCTCACCGGGCTTCGTTTCGGTGGAGTTCGTAGACGAGGCCCCACCAGCCAAAGGGGGTGCACCATTCGAGGTGTTGCGGGCTTCCATGTTGTCGGCGAAGGCTTGCATACGGTCGATCGCGGTGTTTTTGACCTTGATCGCACCGTGAGCGCGTTTCATTTCCGCAAGGCCGCGTTCCTGTACCTTACGCGCAGCCTCAATGACAGCGGACGCCTCGCGGTCCATTTCGTCTTCTAGTGCATCAAGTGTAGCAGGTAGGTTAAGGTAGTCTCTTGCCATGATTGTGTTACCCATTATCCCTAGTAGATTGACGTGTTGGGCCTCGATTAGAAGCCGGTTGAGAAGGTAGTGGTTACGTTGGCGAGTTGATGAGGTAGGTGAAGGATTCGGTGCCCGCCGCATTGGTTGCGTCCCCAGTCTTGACCGTAAACGACACTCCAGGTGACTTCGATAGGATGTAAAGTGATTTGCTACTTCCGGTTAGTGTCGCCGCTGAGGCATTGACTGCCTGCAATGAGATTTCCGAGGTCGCAAGCACTGCTGGCTGGGCAATCGTCGCAGTTGCCGCCGCTGGCATGGTAAATGATCCCGTAGTCACCCGGCCTTGGAATGCCTGCACCCATGCGGACAGGTGGCGTATGATGCCTTGAAGGGCTGTGACTACGTCTGCAAGGGAGCCAGTACCTTGGGCAGTAGTCGGTGGGTTGACAGGTGGTTGATATGTCATAAAATTTGCTCATCCCCTCTTGAATTTAATGTTGTGGTCCCCTATCTTTTTCTGAGCGCACGTAAGGGGGCCTCTATGAAGTCAACAAAGTCAGAATCTATCCCAATTGAAGAACTTCGATCTGTTTTGAATTACAATAAAGAGACTGGCATTCTATCTTGGTCAAAGAAGGTAGCTAAAAAAGTCATTATTGGCAGGCCAATAGGATGCCGTCGCCCAGATGGATATCTTTCAATAAGATACAAGGGCTGCATGATCTTGGTTCATCGTCTAGTGATGGCATTATCAAATGGCAGATGGCCGCCACATGAAGTAGACCATATCAACGGCAAGAAAGATGACAATCGGTTCATAAATCTTAGAGAGGCAACCATTCCTCAAAACCGAAGAAACAGCAAAATCCGATCAACCAATACTCACGGAACTCCGGGTGTAACATTCCATCCTAAAAGAGAACCAAAACCATGGATGGCGCGGATTGCAGATGAATATTTAGGAAGCTTTGCGACAAAAGAAGAAGCCATTGAAGTCAGATTAAAGCGTGAAATTGAAAAATACGGTGAATTTTCATTTTACCGACGCCCAGATGGGGAATAACGGTAGCGTACCGTTCCGATTCTCCACCATGTTCCTGTATCGGCCGACTCTACGGTGATGCTCATCATGCGTCCACGGAAGCGCACACTTACAAATTCGGTTGCCTGCGTCACGGTAAAAGGACCATAACTTATAGGTGTGTCCCATGGGTAATTCGTTACGTTAAACGTCAACTGAATCTGCGCAGAGGATGTTCCGGTGACAGTTTCGTACTTGAAGTCAGGATAGATTTGGTCCACAAAGACAAAATCCTCAGACTCTCCGAGAAAGAAAAATCCCGTGGTAAACGATGCCACCAATGGCTGTCCGTCAGCATCGTTTGTCATCTCTTGCTGATAAATTAGACCAGTCGGCGAAGCTGAAATCGGATTGCCAAGCACGGTCTGATCTATCCAGGCAGATCGTGGCAAGGCATTCGCAGGACCGTAATCCCAAGGTGTCCCGGCCTCCGAAATGTTGACCTTCACATAGCTATCGCACTCGCCAGATGTACTTGCGGCGCTTGGGTAAAGGAATCCAACCTCATTGAACGGAGTGTTCGGCATTGCACGAATGTTCTGTAGATAGTTCGTGTTGATGTTCTGAAAGACTTGATCCCAGATCGGGCATGGGACGACGTTGGCACCGTTCCCAGTGTACGAATAGAAGTTCGAGCGCCCCATCCAGAACACACTACCGCGAAGTTGTTGGATTGAATGCGACGATACCGCCCCCATGCCGCTGCCAATCTTGTTGAATCCAAACACGAACGGAGGCCCGATGTAGTTCATTGCCCATAGGTCCAAATCAGTCCATAGAAGATTCTGATTCGACCCAGCGAGCCCCGCAATGATCGCAGAGCCAGGGGACAGCGTGAAGTTACCAGCCTGATTCGATGCAGCCGGCGTCCATTGGAAGAAATTACCCGCATCCGACCATTGCACTAGAAGCGGCTGTTGCTGGTTCCCGATGCCTTGATGAATGCTACTACCGAACGCAATCATGATCTGTTCGGAGATCGATACGAACATCCCGCTATTGAAGACTGGGCCTGTCTGTATGATTTGCGCGTTTTGAAACCCACCTGTCGGGTCCCAGTAGTAGATTCCACCGTTCTTAGGGCAGGCTACGAGGATTTCGCCCCAGTTGTCACTTGTCCAATCGGTTGCGGTGATCTTGTTGCCAGTTTGCACCGTGTTCGATGTTCCAGTGCCGTACCCACCTGTGCCGTACCCACCTAATCCATAGCCTTCACCTAATGGTGGTGGTCCCAATGCGATATAATAGACAATCTGAGCATTGCCGCCGTTCATTGTGAACGAACCAGAACTGGTTGCCTGTGAGGTTACATTGATGGAAAAATCGTTTGCATCTGTTACGGTAACGACTTCATAAGCTCCAGTAATCGTGACCCCGTTTCCTGTGGTTGGAATTGCAAATACAACGGTATTCCCTACTGATTGTCCGTGTGCGGTTAGATTTACGTTGACAACTGCACTTCCATTTGCGGTTGTGAATATTGGGATACTTGCAGTAGTGGAAGTCGCTGTTGCGGCCGTTGGCACTGTTATTGCGTATGAGTGTGTACCCGTTGACTCCAATATCGGGTAAAGACCATCAAGTATCAGTCCACCGATCGATACTGGAACATTGAAAAATACTGTATCAAAACCAGTGACGTTAGATATATTAGGGTCTATTACCCCAACAGTAGTGCTGTTCATTGTGGTTGAAAATGTCGGCGCATTAGGCGCAGGATTCGTTATAAGTGTCTGTGGCGTGATGTCAGTTAATGTGCCAGACGTAATAACATCTAGTGCTGTTGTCGTCCCAATTCCCAAGTGGGTATTTGTATTAAGGTCCTCCCATGCATGAAGGTCACGAGGAACACCACTTAACGCAAAGGGATAGAACTTTTTCCAACCACCGTACTTTTGAGCTAATCCATCTCGAAAACGTATTAGGCTACTCTGAGAATAGCCTGCCCGAAGGGTTGTAGGAGTTCTTTCTGTATTTACCCCTGCGACTAGTGTTACGCTACCAAATGGCATTATCCAGCCCGGATTAGCGTAATTCCCGCAATAGCAACGGGAGGCATTGTTGTTAGCGCAGTTCCACTACCGCCAGTTCCAACCGTAATTCCAGTGTTTGATTTTGAAGTAGTAGCAGACGATCCTAGGGCGCTCCCTGCGGTAGTGATATTGTTACCACCATTATTAACCACAAACAAAGAACCTGTTCCCGGATTATGTGTATGACCTGGGTCAGTTACAGGGAGACTAATGTTGGGAAGATTTGCTTGTAGGATCGGTTGGTTCTGTGCGCCGCCGCCAGATAGTAGTACGTCACCGTTTACGCCGCTGCCCGCCGTCGTAATACGTCCTGTTCCTTGATTAAGACCAGCACGAACTCGCCCTTGAAGGTCAGGCAGTGTAGTGCCACCGAGATATGCCGCAAGAACAGGATAGGTTGTCCCGCTGAATGTACTACCATTGCAATTCAAATACGGCGGAACCGTACATGCCGTAATCCAAGCTGGGACAGACGAGACTGCAAAATCAACGTATGTTCCTACCCTTTCGAGGTCTACATACTTCACGCTGGTCCCATCGCTGTAGATATGAACTGCCTCGCCAGGTGGCGCACCAATCACATTTCCAGGAGATGGAGTAGACAGAGCAACGTAATATGCCCCTACCGTACACAGATTCTCAACAATGTAGAACCCAGGCAACGGCAATGTGATTGTTACCGCAGCGGATAACGTTC